GATTCCAGGGGTTCGGGGATGGAAGATCCCCGTATTATTTCTGCACTATTTATTTTTCTGAAAATGGCATATTATAATGTGCTGATCAACACCTTAACTAAAACGTCCCTTAAATGATACCCATCGCAACTATCCAATCCTGTTTTCTGAATATCAATATCTTTGCTTATAACATTATCAACTTCAATGTTCGTATAACAATTATTCCCTTTTCCGTCTAAATCAGTTATGCAAACCTTATTGTTAATTAGGTTACACCATATCTTTTCGAACGTTTCACTCTTGACTAGTCTATTTTCTTCATACCTTGAAAAACTATAATATCCTACGGCTCTTACCCTTAAATTAACCAAATTCATAGTCTATATTCCTCCTATTATTGTTGTCAATCTACCACCACAGTTAATCCACTCTTTATATTCTCTTCTGGTTTACTCCACTCTTCATATTCCAAGACTGTATCATCTTCTTCATAGGTGTCTCCATCCATGGAAATCAGTTTCCCATCCTTACTCGCAGCGCAACCGATGAATATGGATTTTCCGTAATATTTTTCTTTATCTTTTGGAATCTTTAATCTATATGAGATGTAATCGTAATCTTTATTTTTAATCAGATCTTTAACTGTCAAAATATTCTTTCACCTCATCGAATCCTTTATAAGTTATTCCTTCTTCAATTGGTTTTAAAAAATCGCATAAAAATTTTAAAATTTTCTTACAGTCATCAACTGTTTCCACCTTATCCAAATTCAACTTTGGAGTATAATATGTTCTTGTATTGGACAAACCTTTTATATTCTCTTCCTCTATATCTTTGCTATGATCAAATGCTCTTAATTCTTCCTTTGATAACCATTTAATCCATGCACCACAATCACTACAATACAATCCCGTATTGTTACCCTTTTGATCAGTATATAAATCTGTGCTGCCACATTTTTTACAACAATTTTGATACATTTATTTTCCTCTTTTTTTTATGAAACTATTCTTTTATTTAAAATTTTATTCTAAGTCAATTTCAAACTCATTTTTTACAGTACCTTTTGGACAATAAATGATATATTTATAGTTATCTATTGGGATTCCCCATAAATATAAATTATCGTTTTTAAAAAAACTTTCGTATCTTTCAATATGTGGATCATCATTTGTGTATTTAATATACACTTTGTCCGCATCGATTTTTTCTTGTCTTATACCAGATTCTGTCTCTATAAAATAGTAATAATATAATTTTTCATCTACACGTCCTCCGGCAATATAAAAACTACCAGATATATTTTGATTATCTTTTAAAGCAGCTATTTTTTTATCTGAAACAACTTTATATTCTAATTCTATAAATTCATCCATAATACAACTTGACAAGCTCAAAATTAAATGACTGATTATAAAACACATTATTGCGATACAAATAGGTACTATAATTTTTTCTATCCAGCTATTGTATTTGTCAAAAATTACTCGGATAATTAAAATCACCCCAATAACAAATCCTAAACCCAACCATATCATTATTTAACCTCCTAAATTTCATCCTTCTTTATTCTGAAACACTTTTATTCCAACTCCTTCAACTTCAACTTGACAAACTGCTTGTCTTACAAAAAATCTATCGCAGCACTTATTAAACCATTTCTCAATTTCATCAAAACATCCATAATCTCTCAAATCACCAAATACTGACACAGTTGTTGAAGCCATACATGATTTATCAGGATTATGCCATATGCTCATCTCCAACGTTCCTTCTGATCCCATTGGAAGATATTTATGTTTGTCTTTTACCTCATAATTCTCATCATATTCAATATTGCTCATACCTCTGTAATCAACTTGTTTTCCAAAGATATCAATAATTTCTTCATCTGGTATTTCGCCAATACTATTTAATCGGAAACTTGCATTCACATGTGTCCATTGACTCATAATTTTCACCTCTTAAAATTAACCTTTCATTAAATCCTTTTTACTTACACCAAGAACTGTTGCAATTTCTTTTAATCCACATGGACAAATCATTAATTCTCCTGATAATATTCTTTCAATGTCATACCTTGAAAAAGATGTGTTTAATACAATATCTATAACCGTTACACGTTTCTCTTCCATATATCTCATTATGTTACTTGCAATTACCATAATCATTAACCTTTCATATTTTCTATAAACTCTTTGTATTGTCGTGTATACTCATAAGAATCCTTAAATATGTTACAAATAGCCTTGTAAAGTTTTGGTTCATATTTTTGAACTACTTCTAATTCGTTCTCAAAATCTCTTCCAAATGGACATCCTGCACATCCAGTTCTTTTCAAACCATATTCTGTATAACATTTACTATGTGTAATTCCATACGCATTTTCATAATCAATCTTATCTTGATCTCTGTACCAGAAAATTGGTCTGTAATTATCATAGTCACCAGCGGTATCATCAAAACAGTTTTTGTATGCTGTTGCTCTAGCACCACCTTCAGATTTTCTCACACCTATGATATGCAAATCATATTTATTTTCTTTTAATATTTTATTCGCAACTTTCTTTTTTGCGTAAGCACAACACTTGTTTGAAATCTGAAATACTGGTGGATTTTTAATCATAAATTCTCTCAACCATTTCTTATTCTTTATATTAAATTGAGAATTTTCCCCTTTAGTATTGCACCACCATTCAAGAGCAGATTGACACTTAGGATATTTTTTTATTAATACATCAAAAGATTCATCTTCCCATTGAAAATTATGTCGTTGTAGTCTTTGTATAAATTCACTAATATTTTTAGAAATGAATGGTTTACCATGTTCTTTACAAGCAATAGGAATAGGCTTAATTGCTTTTTTGCGAATAAATCTTATATTATATTTTCTCTCAAGATATTCCAAATGGTCTTTTGTTGCTTGATATTCAAGTCCAGTATCAAACCAAACGTAATCAACCTTGTTGTCTTTATCACATCTCCAAATAATATCCAACATGATATCGCTATCAGATCCACCTGAGATGCTGCATAAAATTTTGTTATATTTAGGACTATTTATAATCGCCCATGCTCTAATAAGATTATCTAAAATAGTTTGATTTTTGGGACAATCTTTGATTAACTCTTCAATCGAACTTGCCTTTTGGGGAATATAATTTTTCAATTTTAGTTCACCATAGTAGCTGCGCAGCTTTACTCACATGTGAACGTTTGTCCTTCCTTTTGTTTTATAATTACTGTTTAAATATTCTCTTACAAATTAAAAAGTTTATAGTCTTCCCATTGGTAATCGCTTCCACACGGAACAATATTCGAATACAATTGAGAAATAGTCGTGTTATTCGCATCAATCCACGCTTTTCTCCATCTATATCCTCTTGCTCCGGCATTAGGATTAACTGTGATCCATTCTTCACCGTCACTGAATCTAATTTCTGATCTGATATAACATGATTTTGAGATGCCTTTAAATACCGTTTCAATTCCAGATTCGTTTTTATCCTTTTCGATTTCTAACAATTTATTTATCCCAACATCCATATCACTCGTATAGATAATACATTTTACAATTTGATTACTACATGCTCCTTGCATTTAATTCCTTCTCCACTTCTTCCCATGTAAACTGTTCTGTAATAAGTTCATGAGTATATTTTTCCCAAATTGTTTTATAATCAACACCCATTAGTTGGCTCATTTCGATTAAAGCATCGACAACTTTATTGATCTTAATTTCTACCATCTTCTTCTCCATTTGAAAGTGAATTCCAGTTTTTATTTAATAAATCTCCTACATTTAATTCCATTTATACTTCCTCTTTAGTTCTTTATATTTTTTCATTGCTAATTTAATTTGTTATATTTACATAAAATACAATTATACTTCTCAATAAAATTCATTTTATTATTTCCTTTTTTATAACTCATCAAATTCTTTCTGATACTCAATCATCTTTTTCTCTAACCACTCAATTAATTCTTTTTGGAATCTTGAAGAAAGAACTTCATCTTTTCTAAGTGGTGTTGAAATTGTAATCCATGTTTTGTCTTCTTTTGCTTTGCGTAAGTGATAATTAATCAACCAAATATCATCGTTTAGTTGCATTGCCTTTTTGTATGTTTCTTTTACCATATACTTATTCTCTTTATAATACTTCAGTAAGAATTCTGAAATCTTTAAATGTGTTATTTTCAATAGTTACTTCAACTGGTTTATTTAAAAGTTCTGAAACATAATTTACTTTTGCATCTTTTAAAATCTGATTTACTTTTTCAATAGATTCAGTTATAGTTTCCTCCCTGTTTAAATCTTCTCGTTTACATTCTGTGCCAACATTGACCGTATATTTTCCGCCATCATCAACCTTTTTACATCCGATAGAAAATCCAAGTTGTAATCCGATTAAATTAGGGCAACCTTTTAAGATCCCATATTCTGCAAAAATAATTTTCCCTAGTTCTTTAGTTGCCTTTAAAGAATCTTCGAACATTTCATCAGTCCAAAAGAAATGATTTTTATCTTCTTCAACAAAATAACATTCCTCTTTAGGAAACACTCCACTTATTGTTACAACTTTTCCACTTAAAGTACACATTTCATCTGTGAATGTGTATACTCCATATATAAAGTATTTCTTTAGATCTGTACGAATTCTAACTTTATCACCAACTTTATGTTTCAATTGATATACCTCTTTTCATTAATATTTTGTATCCTGGACAACTACTTTCCCCACAATCGTAGTTGTCTTTTTTTAATACCCAGCATTTACATGTCTTTTTTAGTTTTGCTCCACATGCAACACAAAAATTATCTTCTTCCTTTATTTCTGAATTCCCGCATTGAGGACATACCATTTGCTGTGCCTCCTATTCTTCGAATTCTGTTTCTTCTGTTACCGTTGAATTGTCACAAATTGTTACCATTGTATTTTCATTTGGAATAATGATTACTTTTTCATCGTCTAATTTCCAAAATGAAATTTGTTTACCTTTTCCATGTAATAATTCACCATCCCATTCAAGAACATCTGTCGATAATTTAACTTCCCCAGGAAGAAGTGTCATTAACTTTGCTTTCTTGCCTGTATAATCAATATTCTCTACCAATGACCTAATTTCCGGATAAATTTCACACACTCTTGTATACATATCAGGCATAAGTCTTTTTAGTTGATCACAAAACTTTGGAACATATTCTTTCTGATAAGAAGAAATTACTCCACCCATGAGCGCATATGGTTTATATTTAATAAGCTCTACAACGAATTCAGGTGTAAAATCATCTTTTTTAATCATGTCATCATCTACAAAGAAATCACTATTTCGAATTGGATTATTATATCCATTAAGATGCGGTAATCCAAGAAAAACATAATCTCCAATTTCACATACAAAATTTAATGATTTTAACGCATATTCAACATCTCCGTATTTTTCCTTATATTCACTTACTAAATATCCGCATTTACGTGCTGCTTTTGTAAAACCTTCTTTCTTTTCAATTGTGCCGTAAGGACAACTATGCCTCCATAATCCATTTAGCATCACACATCGTTTACGCTTATAAGCATCGCAATTTTCACAATTATTACACTTATAGACAGAAATACGTTCTCTGTCACTTTTCCCAGATTTAAAAATGCTGTTTCTCGGATCATAATATGTAAAATTAATTGGCTTGTACTCTCCGATAATAATCACTCCTATCTATATTCGATTTTTAAATTTGGAAATCAATGCTTGACTAAGCACAAAAAGATATGTAATATAGTAGTTGCATTGGATTCCAAATTATTCAGTGTATTTGTGTTTATAGACACACATCGAAGTTTGGTCGCGGAGATGTGTGTCTATTTTATTCACTTATTCTACAAGCAATTTCTGCAATTCTTCTACTGACATATTATGTAACTGTTCGTCCTGCTTCGCAGCAATAATAGACATAATTTTCTGATTACGCTCTCTATCCAAGAATTTCTTTTCTCTTGCTTCTTTTTCTTCCTGTTTTACCGTTACAATATGTTTAACAATTTCAATTTTTAGTTCAAGTTCTTCATCATCCTTGCTCTTTGTACTCAAAAGACTTTCTTCTTTTGTTTTCTTCATCTCAGAATTAAGCGTCTTGAATACATTGTCAAGATTCTCTACACTTAAATCCCATAGATCTTCAGTAGAAATCATACCTTTAAATGGAAATCTAAATTTGTTTCTAGCAGCAATTTCAAACATGTTCGTACTCATATCAATATTCTCCTTCTTGATTAAAACTTAATTTTTAAAATTCTCTCTGTTGCACCTTTTACTTTTACAATCAGCTCTGCTCTTTTTGTCATACTAAAACCAACTCCAGAAAGTTGATCATCAGAATATTCTACATGGCATTTTGATCCAAGAGCTTCAAATACTCTTTTATGCTTTTCTAATTCACTCTTTAAGAATTCATTATAATATCCATTTGGTTCTTCATCATTTTTACATCCGTTCAGCATAAAGAACAAATGTCTATGACCAATACCGTCCTGTTCATCAAAATAATTTGGACTATAACAAACCACCGATACCGGCGTAAACTCATTTGTTGAAATTCCCCAAACTGTTTTACTTGAGATTTTAGAGTTCCCAGAATTTTTTTCCTTAATTGTAAATTCCCCATTAGTATCCAAAATTACATCAGCTACATGAACATCTTGTCCTGCCGTCATCGAATTGCTATAATCAAAAGAATGAATCTCTCCGTTAAATTCGATTTCTGCTCGGAATCCATTTCGGGCACTTCCTGAATACTGATTTACAAAAAATTTATAAACACCTGGTTTCATTTTTGATTTATCTGACCATGTAATATTTTCTACAGCAACCTTACCATTTGGATGAATAATATCTACGTCAAGCTGCCCAGTCATGGATGACAAAGATGGTTTTCTACAATTGCTAAAGTAGATCTCATTTCTATTTGGCTCAATACAATGTGCGTCCAAGTCACAGTTATCTCTTCCATCTTCATTCCATTGGATAGAGAATCTAAGAACACCATCCACATTACCACCTGCAGCTTTTACATTCTGCTTCATGTCAGAATCCGTAATATTGCCTGAATAAGCCCAACTCAATCCATTGTTCCATTTAAACATTGATTTAGAATCTTTGTTACAAGGAGCAATTAGAGAAACGAAATTATTCGAATGCTTATTTTCCACTAGCACTTCTACTTCTTTCGCTGATGGTAAGACATTTTTAATGAAATCATTTGCAGAAATTTCTTCTACTCTTGAAAATTTTCTTGGATTAACTACAGCCTGTTTTTCTAATTCTCCAAAGATGTCAGATGAATCTGAAATTCGTTTCGTTGCATCTTTATTTGAGAACAAAATATTATTCACCGTAATATCATCCAAAGTTGCGAATCTTCTATTGAGAGAATCCATATATCCTAATTCAGAAATTGTCTTCTTTGCATCTTCTAACATTTTTTTCGTAAAAATTGCTTTAGGTCTTTTATAATTTGCCGGTGCTACAATCTGTTCATATTTTTTTACCGCTGTATCAAGATTCATGTCATTACTTACATTCACAAGAAGTGTTCCAATGCTGTGATTTCTAATTCGTCCAATTGCAATACCTGCTTTTACAGAATTCTCCCATGAATATAAATCGCGATCATCATCAGAATTTAACTTTTCATATTCTTTCTTATATCTCTTAAACTCCATCAGGATAGACTTCCACTCTTCTCCTTTGTATAGAGTGTTGGAATTGATAAGCTCAAGCACTGTCTCTAATGCATCCATAGAAATTTCATTAAGTGATCTTTTAAATACATTTTTCGTGTCTCTAAATCCACCCTTAATATCTCCAATTGAACGAGCGGTTTTGTCTACAAATTTATCATCTAAAATAATTTGAAAATGTTCCCACTTTTTCATTGTTCCGTCTTCATACTGTTCATAATTATGCTCTGTTCCAATCTTTTTAAATTTGCTTACATACACATCTGTCACACAGTGTCTTCTTACAAAATCAGACATAGCTTTTGCAACAGGTTCAAATTTATCATCATGAATATCTAAATCCCAAATTGTCTCTAGTTTATTGTCTTTAATTACTACAGCATTACCGATTTGTTTGATAAACTGTCTACAACAACTACAATCATATTCTCTTCTCTTCCTATAAATCTCATTTGTTCCCGCCGGAAAACTATCAAGATATACATTCCACATTTCATCCTTATCCACACCAACTTCAAACAGCCATTCAGTGTTTTTTGTCATTGTTTTAAAATGATCAGAAATCATATTTCTAAATTCTTTAAATTCCATATTCTCTTCTCTCCTTTTATTTACTTATCTTTTATGCTTCATTATGTATTTTCGTCTGGTTTTCTCTCTCAATGCATACCCACCATGCAATCTTCTGTAATTATTTGTGGTTCCATATAATGCCTGAAAAATTTCCTTCATATTGAAATATGTAAGTTCACATGTAAAATGTGGTGTTTTAGAAATATCCAGCTTACCAGTAGCTTCCCGCTCATTAACATCCCTGCTTTCGCTCAATGTCGATACTTCTGCATTTTCTATATTTATCTTCTTTCCAGTTTTAAGATCTACAAAGCTTACATTTTGAATTCCACGTATTTCAAAACCACTCATGAATTTTACTCCTCGTAGATAATATCTAATCCGTAAGCAACCGCTGCATCATGCTCAATGCGACAACCTCTAGCATTTTCCCAACCCTTACAAAAATAAACAGCATGACACAAGCTCATACTCTCTAAAGATTTCGCAAGGAAACAAAGCGGAATCTGAACCACTCCACGCTCCTCCATACTTTCTTTGCTACACCACTCATCTGTAAAAAGAGTATTCTCGATTTTGTATCCTTTTTCCTGCAATACATTAATTGCTTTCTCTCGCGTTTCTTTGATTTCCTCATCTGTTTTCCCTGCCATTGGCTGACTTAACATTGCTCTCATAAATTTATTCTCCTTCATTATTTAAAATTTCTTTCAATGTTACTGGTGTATAATTCCACAACATACACCCTACATTTTTTGCTACGCACTTAATTTCATATTCACTGTTTAGTTTTTTGATATACTCTTGATAATAATCTTCTTCTATAGAATCATGTACATGTCCATATAAGTGAACAGACCACACTTTATGCTCTTTTCCATCTCTTCTGTAATGGTGCTGATGATTCCAAAAAGCCAATGGAAAGTGAGACATTACGACATGATGCTCTTTTCCGTCAATCATATCTTTCGCTTCTTTATAATTTGCTATTTCTACAAATAACTGTTTATATCTTTGATCTGTTGCTTTATCGTGATTGCCAAGAATTAGATGTTTATTACCACGCAATGTACTAACAAGTTTAATCGCATCTTCGTTTTCCTTCCATGCCAAATCTCCTAAAATATAGACATGATCCGCATTAGTAATTTTCGAATTCCAATTTTCCTTAATCACTTTATGCATTTCTTCCAATGTATCAAATGGTCTATTGTCAAAATTAGAACCTTCATTCGTCACATTCTTATGATATAAATGTAAATCACTAATATAATAATTCACTTTTTCACCTCTATTCTTCTTGAAATTTCAATGTTCTTCCAACAAACCGTTTTAGTCGTTCATTGATGTCTTCAGAAAAACATCTACTCTTAGATATTACATCATCATAAATACAACATTCTGTAATTACATTTTCGTCGTCAAACTGAATGCATCCAATTGTTGATCCTGGCATACGAATTACAATTGTGTTGCCCCAAATGCTTCTTGAGTCATATATGTAACATAAAGAATATGGATGAACATCTCCAAAATTATATCTAACATTGTTGTTAAGATATTCTGTAATTTCGCATACACATTCTTCAGCAATTATGTTTGGTTTTCTTTTAGTTAAAATAATTTCATCACCGATGTTACCACCTCCAAAAATTGAAATCACGGTTTCATATTTTAAACTTACGAATATCATGAATACCATTTAGGAACTTCTCTGTATGCTTTTACAACATCTGCATATCCTAAATCAGATAATAATTTTAATAGTGTATTATCCGCGTGTTCCTGATATTTTATTGATCTACATTCTTTTAATATCTCCACATATTTGTCAGATAACTCCTGTACAAAAGTAGACTTTTTGTTTTTACTAAAATACCCTGTTTCATAATCAAAAATCCATTCCCCGATTTCGGTAATGTCATTGTATGAATAAAATCCTAAACAGTCTGCGGCATATTGTAAATCAGATAACTCTTCTTCTGAATGAAGAATAATTTTTTCACAATTATTATATGTATCTTCATCCAAGAGATCTGTCATTTTTTCTCCGTCTTTATTGTACGCTTCAATTGTTTGAAGATGTGGATATTTTAACTCAAATTCATGATGTTCGCATTCATACTCATCTTCAAACTGTTTTCCATCGTCTGCAATATATACTGTTCTCATATTTAATCTACTCCATTATTTTATTTTTGTTATCAACTTTTATCACTCTCGTGTTTAAAACTAAACGACGGCATCATTTGCAATTTAAACAAATTCTTTTCGTGCATCTGGTCAATTTTCTTCTTTAATTGTTTATCATCAATTAGACCTGTTCTGATATATTTATCGAGAACTTCATATGTAAATCCTAAGTTATCTTCATCTGTTTTATCACAAAGACCATCGGATGGAATTTTCTCAATGAACTCTTTCGGAAGTCCTAATGCATATCCGACTTCCTTAACTTCCGTAACAGTCAGATTAGACAATGGACTGAAATCACCAACACTATCTCCCCATCTCGTACTATATCCAATCCAATCTTCAGATAAATTACATGTGTTCGCCACTCTTCCATTTACTGTTTGAGATACAGCATATAATGTAGCCATTCTGATTCTAGCTGGAAGATTAATAGAAGACTGTTTACTCCAATGATCATCTAATTGCGATTTCACTTCATGCTTGATATACCTTACTGTATTAAAAATATTTACTTCAATGCTTTCAATTCCAAGATGATTAACCACCTTCTTTGCAACATCGATATCTTTTTGTTTACCGTTTGGCATTAGGACTCCAAGTACTCTTTCTTTCCCTAGAGCTTCAATGCAGAGTGCAGCAACAATCGTAGAATCCTTTCCTCCTGAAATACCAACAACTGCTTTACAACCACACCCGTTCTCTTTAAAGAACTTCTGGATCCATTCAATAATTTCAGTTTTAATTTCATTTGCATTAAACATTAAAATTCACCTCCATGCAGCCTATCTCTGACTTCTTTTAACGATTGTTCTTTTAGTAATTCTCCATCTTTAAATACCGGAATTAACATATTTCCGCGTTTTTCATAATCAGTAGCCTGTTTCCATGTAAGCTCGTCCTCGTAATAAATACTTCCATCACATCGTGTATATACTCTGCAACATCCTTTCTGCGATTTCTTAAAACCCCCGTCTTTAGGATTTTTAAAAATCGGAGTAGGTTTTCCGTCAATTTCACAATATGTTGCTTTAATACATGAACTGAAAGTGTCTCTTGTAAATGGCTTTAACTCTTCGTCTTCTTCGATGCACTGAAATGAAAACGATCCAACACCTAACGCCACATTTGAACATGCAAATCCGTTTTCCATGAGAATTTTGTAAATTTCTTCACATCTTTGTACTGTAATTGAATCACCATAAATTGCTTTTACATGTGGATCAAGCACTTTATATCCCTTGCTATTAACTGTTCCGCCAAATTCTTCCCATAATTTAAATACAGTTTTTGTTACAACTTCTACACAATCTCCAGAATCTCCACGCATTAACATACAACCGTTATGATTCATAATTTCTGTTTTTAACTGAGGAAGAATATTATCGATAACATTCCAATAATCATAAGAGTCAAGAACTGCTGAAAAACTTGTGTTTGGATAGATTTCAGTAAGCAATCTTCTTAATAATGTAATCTCGTCTCCATCAACCGCATAATTACTGCACATTACAGAATGCTCTGTGCTAGGACTTCCATGTGCAACAGGTTCTTTTGTACAATCACAAAAATAATTATTCTCAAGATAAGGAATCGTTGGAACGGTTGCTGTATTCAAAAATGATAAGCACCACCCAGCGCCCGCTTTTACCGCTGATTCTAAGCACTCTTCTCCTCGGAAGTCAAAGGCTCCAATAGCTTTTGATCTCGGAATATAGTCATCACAAGTTAAATCATAATAGTGATTAACGATATCGCGATAAGTCATTCCTACTGTTGCTGCCAACATTGGATGCCACATTTCTGCCGAGATAAGACTTTCTAAACTCTGAGGCAACCACGCAAAATCTTTATGTGTATTTGTAATACCAAACATAGGCACATGCATTGGAACAATTGTTCCTTCCGGTAATGCAACGATCTCAATTGGTAAATATCCTAATTTATGTAGACTTTCAATCTTGTCAATTTTATACGCATCTTCCCCAAGTGATGCATCCATAATTCTTTTATATTCATAAATAATTTCTTTAAAAGGCTTGTCAAAGAACTCTTCATTGAAATAATCAATCAGATACGTCTTTATAAACCCCTGCAATCCAAACATTACTACCTTATCCCATCGTTTTACACGACTCATTCTAGGGGTAAAATAGGAAACTGATTTTGTAATATTCTTCGGTAGCATTTCTGCATGAACCGCTTTATAAAAGTCAATTAATAACATAGGATTCGTCTTACTCTTCATATTCAAATACCTCTACTTTCTCATGTTCTTTTGTAAAAATGCTATTTGTTGTGAACACTCTGTCGATTAATCCACTACTTAATACTTCTCCTTCAAAAATTGTATTTTCACAATGAGATACATATAGATAAATTTCTTTTGCTCCCAGTTCCTTTAACTTAATAGCTGAATGATAAAATGTTCCGCCACGACTTGAAATATCATCTACAATTAAAATTTTTCTTCCTTTAATCAGATTTGTCATGCCTGAAACATCTAGTCCTTTAATCTCCCCTGTTTCCCAATCGCGCTTTTTAATACCAAAAGCATAAGGAAGATCAAACATTGTAGAATAACGTTTCATAGCGCCTTCGTCCGGATAGAACATTGTAAGATTATTTGTGCCACCAATGTATTCACTTTCAATCGCTTTCCACACATATTTGTCTGGATATTTAATTAAAACTCTATCAATAAGAGCTTCGCTTACAGATGAATGTGGATCTAATACTGTTACAGAATCAAAATCCAACCAATTAATAACTTCCGCAAAATACTTTAATGTAAATACGTCTTCAGTTGTTTTAACACGATCTTGACGACTGTTTGGGATATATGGCATATTCAGATACAGACTTGCAATACCATGAGAATTAAGATGCTTTACAATATAAATTAGCGTCACTAATTCTTCATTATTTTCAAACAACCATGTAATAGTTGCCTCTCTATAATTTTCAAAATTATAAGGAACATCCTCTTTAATCAAAAGTGTTCCGTCTGGAAACTTCTTTGTATTTAACACCTCTCCGTTAATTTTAATCATAAGTTTTCTCTCCAATCACATTAATTTGACAAGATTTCATCACTTCTAACGCAGCTCTATGCTTTTCAGGAGTGACACCAGCGCAGCACGACGCATCGACTGTAATTTCCATTTCTGGCACCCATGCTTTAATTAATAGAGCATTCGACACTACACAAATATCAGTACATACACCAACAAGTTCAACGCTATCATAATCATTACTAGCAAAACCGCCATGGATACATTCTGCAAGATAATTACTTCCAAATCTATCTTTATTAATTACGTGTTTTGCGCAAGATTTTAATTCGTCTACAATTTCCCATCCATTTGTTCCAATAACACAATGCTCTACAGGCAATTTTTTACCTTCCTGAGTATCTAAATAACCATCCAAATGTGTATCTTTTGTGAAGAAAACTACATCACCGTTATTGTAATATTCTTCAATTTTTTTCTTTACATTCGGAACAATTGCAACTGCTTCTTTTGTTCCCAAATTTCCACTCACAAAATCGTTTTGCATATCTACTACAACTAAAACCTTCATATTCCCTATTCTCCTTCTACCAATTCCAAGCATTCCTTCAGAAAATTTCTTACTCTATCACGCCCACTTTCGCAATATATACCTGTATAACATACCGGCTTATTCCAGAACGCCATCCATGCTCTTTTAAATCTTCCAATAATTCCTTTAAAATCTCCACCGCAATATGAATCCTCAAAAGAGATTTCAAAATCAATCGAATCTTTCATTGCATATTTAGAAAACACAACTGCTTCTGCATTATCATCGCATCTGATTGTGGCTGTTTTTACATTGTTTTTCTTCATATATTAGTTCTCTCTTTCTCCGTTTGAAATTCTGCTTTCATTATTTAACTAAGTTATCAATATTTACAGAAAATCCATCAAACTTTCCTGTTAATAAATATTTCTTTGTATCAAAAAACATTATTTTCTTTTCTGATAGCCCCATAGAAACACCATTATCTATCAATGATTTTCTCAATAAATCCAGAACAATTTGCAACTGCTGTTTTGTATCTTCTGACATGTTATTTCTCCTTGTATGGTTTTGGAAGTGGCTGCCATGCAGTTGGCTCACCATAAATTCTTCCCCAGCACCAATAGTCATATTTTGATTGTCTTTGTACTTTAGTAACTCTTCCATTAGAAGTAGTGACTAATACATCAATAGCCTTTCTACCTTTGTATCTTTCATCTTCTTCCGGCAATCTCTCCTCTACCGGAATCCAACCGTCATTGTCACTAGCCACTTTAGTTTTTCCACAAAACTCGAAGCATTCGTTAAACCAACCAATGACATTATTTAAATCGTACGATCCGTATCCGACATCATACTCGTCTTTCCCGGTTTCCTTATATTCAATCTCATAATATGACTTTTCATCAATTTTACGTGTTATTATCCTTGCTCTTGATACCTTTTTTCTCTTCTCCATGTGAGAACGTATGGTGTCAACTACATATTCCATTGCTCTTGCATATCCTTTTACTTCATCAAATTGCAAAGGATTTCCTCTTGCACATCTTCGCATTTCTTCATGCGCTAGTTGTGATTCATTCTCTAACTCTTCCAAGATCTTCTCTAGTACGTTCATTTATTCCATCTCCTGTTTTTCTTATCCATAACACAATAACCTTTTTCGCAATAACATTCTGTTGATTTATAGTAGTTTTTATAATATTTGCATTTAATACACTCTTTTTTCATTACTACGCCTCCAACAACTCTAGTTCCTCGATTTTATCCATTAAATCCATCTCAGGATAATTCTTTTTTGGATATCGTTGATATTTTGCACCTATGCAGCTTTGGGAATTTGCATACAGTAGGTTATATTCTAATGCAAGCCTTAGCGGAATATCTTTGTGTTTTCCTGTTAATGTAATTTTGCTCTTATCGTCATACTCAATAAATATTTCCACATTGTTACCCCTCATCACTTTCAATTCTCTCTAACCTTTCGTATCCATTCCATCCATGTTCTGCTCCGCATTGTTTGATACAATAATAATCTTCGCAGCAACAATGATCGCATCTATTGCAATCTGGTTCTTCGTCATCTACTGTGTAAATTATTGTTTTCATCACTCCACCTCCAACAGCTCTGGATTGTCAAAAATGTTTCCGATAACTTCCGTTCTATTTGGATTCCGATTATATTTAAAAACATCGTTATTGGTGCATTTTTTATTTCCTCGTCCACATACTGCCCATGATCCCCTCCATTCGCTCCAAAACACAGCACCTACACGATATTTTATCTCTTCGCCATCTTTTAAAAACGGACTTCCATCATAGTCATAACTATATCTGAGAATATCATTCTCCCAGATCTTCTTATCGTTTTTGTCGGTAAGTCCGGTGTACTGGCATAAAGTACTTGGAGCAATCTCGCATTTTAGTAATATATCTGGTAATTCTTTGCTAATTTTGTGTATTTCCACTTTTCCAGAAGGATATGCAACAACATACCCTTCCACCCATTCTCCATTATCTTTTCTCTTTGCTTTAAAAAGTATTTCTCTGTTCATAATTACTCTTTCTCCCATGACCAATTAACCTGTTCCATAACCATATCTCTCATAGCTTCTTCGATTTCCTCATCAGTTACATCATCACCAAACTCTTCTTCAAATGTCATATTTGTTCCAGCAAAACCATAATTTGCCTCCGCTTTTACTTTAATCATTCTTCCACCCTCCTGTTCCATTTCCCTATAGCAGTTGTTTCTAAAGCACATCTTCGCGTTGCGACTCCGCATTCTTCGCAGTACACGAAAGCTGATATAACTTTTTCGTCAAATCCATAATGGATTTTCATTGTCGCTTCTCCACCACAAAACGGACATTTCTTTAATTCTCCCATGTTACTCACTCCAATCTAATCTCTGTCCACAATGATTGCAGCAATCAGAATCCCAATAACAAAACATTTCTATATCTGCCATATTTCCAAACAGTCTTTTGCATCTAGGACACGACGCTTGTCCATTCCAGTTTTCTACTTTTTTCGGCAACTGCTTTTCCAGTGCTTTGATTGCTGTTTCATACAACCCAATTGCCAAATCCAATGTTTCATTATGTACAGGATTGCAATATTCATCGTATTCTTTTTGTGCATCTAATGTGCGAATTTTTCTTTGCAGAAACTCTATCGCTTCTTTAACTTTCTTTTCGTCCACTTTCTGCACCCTTTCTAACCCTAACAACCTCTTTGTCTGTCTCTTTTACTACTCTTCCACTTGCACATTTCACGCATTTTATTCTCCAACCGCCATTGTGTCTTTCAAAGTGTCCAAATCCAGGTTCTATCCATTGACCACAACAATAACAACGCCCTGCATATTTATTTCTTGCCATCTTCCATCACCAAAATCCCTTCATCAATCAAATTATTTACTGTTTTCAACAAGTCTTCCTGTACTTTTAAATCATTTTCGTGCTCGATATCTTCAAATCTAAAAAACTTGTTAAATTTATAAGTACTCATTCCTCCCAAACAATTACAATAAACACGAATTCTACTATTGTAATATGGCTTATCATATATACCTATCCAAAACTCGTTATCAGTGCCGTACTGTATATCTTTATCAGTCCCAACCGTTCCACTAATACACCATGCATTAATAACATTATTTCTCCAAAACAGTGGTTCCTTAATTTGGGACTCATCACCAACTTTGAGTTTTTTAATTTTCTTCATTGTTAAGTTGTATTTATTCTCCACTTTAGGTTTCCTCATTGCTTTTCCCTATTCGTAGGTTTCCCACTTAATAAATTTCCATCTTCATCTCTGTCATATTTCCACATCAAATAATCGCACCAATTGTCTTTATCGAAATCACTCATGTTGTAAAACGGATCAGGATCATCTATAACATATTGCTTGTCAAATCCTTTAATTTTCACATTTACATCATCTACAATGATTCTTTTCGATAATCTGCAAATCCACTTCAAGAATTCTTGAAAAGTTTCTTCAAATTCTCTATCACGCAATGCAGCGTCTACTACGAGAATATATTCGTCTTGCGTTTGTAACGATCCTCGTTTTCGACTTCTGTCTCCAAATCTATCTCTTAAGTTATTTGTTCTCTCAAGAAATTCGTCAGAAAAACTTGAACAATTATGTCCTCTTTTTTGAATCACATATACTTCCATATCTCTTTCTGACCCTGTTACGACAGGAAGATGATCGAGTACGGTTTCAAGAATATATCTCTTTTCATGTTGTGTCCTACCTAGAGGAGAAACAACAATTGTTCCATGTACATATGTCCAACTGCTCATTTTATTTACCTCTTTTAATATTAATCACATCGGTATTTACGATCTTATATCACATGCTGTTCACAAACATTTTCAAATAGCGACAAATGAAATAGTTTGTTGAATCAACGTTTACAGTTTCTAAATATTTGATTTACTGCAGGTGATATTTGATTATAAACACCGATGAAAATCATATGCAGAACTTTATGTATCTTATTTTATTGGAGGTATGAAACATGTATAGAAATTTATTCCGCATATGAATTGTGAATAAAGGATTCGAACCTCTTCTAATGCTATATACCGCATCGTGCTACCATTCACACTAATCCACAACTATCTTTTAATTAAAACTTCTATAGAAATCGCCTGTCTTGTCGATGCTCCTGCAAACCATAGAGTCAATTTCTCGTTTCATTTCTTCACCACATTCCGGACACATATGTCCTTCGCCTGTATACTCTTTCATCGACATTGTAATAGTTTCTTTGTGTCCACATTTTGGACATTGAAATGGATAATTCATATTATTTATTTCTCTCCTTTTAGCCTTCTAACATTCTCAATTCCATAACAAGAGCTGTAAGTTCTATCTCATTCTTTTTGATTAACGACTTAAGTTCATTGATTTTATCAATACGTTTTTTCTCTTCTTTTTTTTCTCTTCATATATGCATTCATATTAACAACGCCGACTACCTGAGCTGTAGGATTTTCGCCATATACACTCACAGGTAAAATTACTTTTACCTTTCCTAATACTCTCCTATCTTTGTTTCTTGCATTTACAACCACAAGTGTATTATTCAAATTTGCTGTTCTAAGTAATTCATATTCTTCCTTATATAATGCAAATCCATAATCTTTTTTGTTATGGTCTTCTAGTAAGTTCACAATTGCTACTAAATCATATCCTGTCATAGTTTTATTCTCCTTTTTAATCTAATAATTCTTTATCAATGATTTGGAAATTAGCTCTATGTATATATAACGCTTTTCCATCAATCATTAGCTTTGTCATTTTAGGTAAATCATCCGGAATCTCCCAATATACTTCTTCTCCTGAGTATGCTGTAATAGGTTGTCCAAGTTGTGATTTAATAACGACCACCCGCGACTTCCCAAACATATTCTTGTATTTATTTACAAATTCAGCAACGAATGTATTATCAGAAAATGAACCATCTATCATACTTTTAATTCTCTCTTCGATAAAATCAACTTCGCTATTTAGTCCATCCTGTACAAAAATACAAGTATCTCCGCAACTTTCAATTTCTTTACCGTCAATTGTAATTGTAATTACAGATGATAAATCATAATTAGTGGATATAGATCCATCACTGCTGTAACTCGCAGTCTCCACTTTGATCCCAGAAATATTGATTTTGTCTCCTGATGTTTCTAGCACCTTTGAACCATAATTATCATATGTATCAATACGATATCCATTTCCAATCAATGAACCTTTGATATCGTTAAATTCCGATTCCAACATTGCACATCCAGATAGAGCTGTAATAAAGCAACTCATTGTTACTATAGTTACAATTTTCTTAATTTTTCTCATTCATCTATTCTCCTTCAAATTTTTATATGCCATATATAGTATTTAAACAAGTTGCAAACTACTATATATTGTGCTAAATTCTGAATGAAATCGAGATTTTAACTTGATAATATCTCATCTATCATCTTATCCATCTCATATGTAAATTTGACACAATTACCATGTGAAATATGATTCTTCCAAGATTCATAAGATTCTAGGAATTTTCCTTTTGATAACTTATTCTCTTTTACCATCTTTGCCATTTTTCGATATTTCTTTTTCGCTTTTCTCTTTTTTTCATTTGTAAGTTTTCTAATTACTTTTCCATCTTTTGTGACATATGTATGAAAACCACAAAATTTAATTCCGTTTTTAAAAGGTATAATCTGAGTTTTGCCGTTCAATTCAAGATTTAGTGTGTTTACAAAATCTTCTATTGCACACAAACAATATTTTGCATATTGCTTTGATTCCACAATTAAATAGAAATCATCCATGTATCTTCCATAATATTTGACACCCAACTCTCCAGTTATAAAATGATCAAAACCAGACAAATATAATAAAGCAAATACCTGACTAACTTGATTTCCAAGAGGCAAGCCATTTCCGCTTGTGCTATCAATAAATTTTTCACATAACCAGTACGTATCTGGATTAGATATAAAATATGAAACAATATCTTTCAGAATATTATGATCAATATTATAGAAAAATTTTTTAATATCACCTTTAATAATCCAACAATCATATCCGTATTTCTGATATGCTAAATACATTTGATATTTCAGACAATCCAAACCAAACAATGTTCCTTTTCCTATTTGTCCGGCATAATTCGTATATATAAATTCATTACTTAAAATAGGAAGAAGCACATTATCACATAAACTGTGCTGCACAATTTTGTCTTTAAAACTTCCTGCTTCTATAATTCTCTCTTTCGGTTCATATACTTTAAATCTGTTATATCTATCTACTTCATATTGCTTTGATTCTAAAAGTTTCTTAATTTGATAAATTCCATCAAGAGCAGATAATTCAAATTTAATTCTACTTTTCGTAAAACCTTTGCCACTTTTTGAATCTCTGTATGCTTTATATAAATTTTCAAAATCAATAATCTTATCAAAAACTGTGCTATCTTTTATCATGATATATTTTACCTTTGTATTTATCCTGTCTAGTAAAAGACAGGAAAGGTTGTTTGCTCTTTTGATATCGGGACTCTAATTTCAGCGTTTCTCTTACTTTATTTCGTCTTCCGACCCAGAACGGACGAACTCCATAATCGTTCCAATTGCAATCGTTGTAGTTCACGTTACCATTACTGTTAACAATCTGAACATAGGAAGTCATATAGCAAACAACCGTTAAGAATCATCTTGTTTTATCTTTGTTTCTCCAGGCTATTGTCATATATTTAATATCACATATCTTCTTCTGCCAATGTTCAACTGTATCAGATCCTATAAGATTTAGATTCATTGACAATTCAACATAACAAGATAATTTATCACATGAAGAAATAGATCTAGTTTGCAAATCTAATCTCTTCTGTTTTTCTGCATTTATTTGTATTCTATTTGCGCTCATCAGGAAATCATATATATTCATACATTCATTCTGAATTCTTTCTATAAGCGTTTTGTATTTTGCCGGATATCTCTTTTTATTCGCTGTCACGGAATATGTATATTGCATTAAGTCGATAGCTTTTGTAATAACTTCCATATAAATCACTCCAATCTTGCTGAGTTTTGCTCTTCGAATACTTACGAACAACGCTTACGCATTGTTCTGTCTTCGTCTCCACAAAACGTTATCGACAAGATAAACAGATTTAAGATTCGGTGATAAAAAACGGACGACCCCCACAACCGTCCCAACGGCAATCGTCGCAGTCCACGTAACCACTACTGCAAACAAACTGAACATAGGAAGAATCTTTTCTTGACGGTGTCTGGTTTGGAGTTGACAGCCAGTATGCATAATTGATTAATGGAAGTTTTTCACCACATTTTCTGAATAAATCAAATGTCGGAATAGATAATACATCATCTTTAATAACACCATAATCATCAAATCCATCCATACTAAGCAAGTTATTTTCAAATGGAACAATACTATTTCCATATTTTTCTTTAATATCTTTTGCAAGTTTGCACTCTTCAAGATATTCTCTTACTGAAGATTCTGCATAATTATTATTCATACCGAAAGTCATTTGTTTTAGAATCCCATACATAAAATGATATATCTTTCCATCCATTTGAATGTTTGTCCAATAGCATCCAAATTCCTCTTTAAAGTGCTTGTTCATAAAATCTTTAACGGATTCTCTAAATTCTTCTTCATATCTCTCTGGATCGTTACTATACCATTCTGGCACAATATCCTGATCGACTTTATAAGTCCACTTTGAAATGTCAGAAGTGATAACATATCTCTCTGGCGGAATTAATTCTGCTCTCACAAATTTCTTAGAAGCATTAAATTCATTATCTTCTACACCCAAGTTTTCAAGTAAACTTGAATGACTTTCATTCCCTAATGGTGCAAGTTCCACCCTATTCTTAAAAATAATCCCACTTTTAAATTCACACATAATTTATTTCTCCTTTTTTAATTATTACATTTATACAATCTCGATCTCTGCTCCTGTCTGCTCTTCAAGCTTCTGTCTTCTTCCACTGTCATCTTTCTTTCCTATTCCTCTCCCATATATTTTGCAGCGAACATCAATGCTCCGACACCCAATACAAATCCATAGAAAAATGCTTCTTCTCCAATTTCATATAATCTAGCACCGGCTAAACACGATGTAATTAATCCACCGATTGACATTATGTTCCAAAATGTTTTATCCATATATTATTCACCTCCATTTATCCAGCAAGTTCGTATTTGTGTCTCAGAAATTCACTTAAATCATTTACCATATATGTATAATTCTCTTTTTGATTTTTAATATATGTATCGTTTCTTTCGAAGAAACTTACCATCCACTCCGAAATTTCTTCATCAAGTTCATTTTCAATACTGTATGCAATTACGGCAAGTAATGAATTATTATTTCCAGGTTCAAGAAGTTTTGACGAATTATCCACTTCCACCGACCAGTCTTCTAGCAGTGATTTGTACAATTCAATATCATCTTCGATAACATTTTCTTTTACGTTATGTCTGATAAATTCTAGTGTATTCTGTTCTGTACAAATGTTTTCAATTACATTATTCTCTTCTACTTCAACAAAGTTTTCTTCATCTTCTTTAATATGTAAATACTCTTTCATAAGAGCAGTTAAGATGTTAATTTTCTCTTTTAAAATAGCCTTTCCTTTTGTATGACGATCCTCGTTTAATTTGTCAAATGTTACTCCATTTACATCTTTTTTATATAAAGACTTTTCAAATTCCTCTACAAAATCCTTAAACTTAATATCATCTAATCCAAATTTAGCAAACTCTTTAAACACAGGAATCCAAACAATAACATTTTTTGGCACAAACACTTCTGTGAAATTATCTTTGCACACAGATTCAATCCTACTAAAATATTCATTTACAGTATCAAAATGTTCTTCTGTTGCATTCTCATTTAGGTATTTGCTCATATTTTTTATTGCACTTTTCCAGTTATCAAAGAAAAACGTTGTCATTACAGATTCACATACAAGTCTTTCTCTAATACCTTTCGATTGCTGTTTACCGGAACAAGACATACAATTTTTAAAGAATTTATTTTTCTCAGATATTGTCCTTATTTTTCTTGCATGTAAATCAATATAAGTAAATGCTTTCTGAGATGTATTCATTCCCAAATGATTGTTATATCTTCTCACCAACTTACTAATCTGTGACATCGTACAGTGCTGATGTATTGTAATATCAATCTGATAATCATCAAACATTTTTTTTAATTCTGGTGGTAACATTTCATATGTTTTTCTTCTCAAATCATATTCAACAGATTCCCAAATAACTTTTCCATATTCATCTTTACAGATTTTATTATTTTCATCTTTCTTTTTTCTCTGATATTGAATAATCGGATCTTCTAAAGTAGCTGTAATTTTATAGTTTTCATACTTAAATTTAACCAACGCAGAACTTCTTTGCATTCCATCTACGATATATTGCTGCACGACATCTTCATCTAAATCTTCTTCGCCCAAAATAATCGGAGGAATATAATCATCAGTTAATACAGTTTTGATTAACTCATTTATCATCCCGTTTTCCCAACAAAATAACCTTTGTACATCCTGGTTATCACTGATATCCTCTTCTACTATTTCCTCCAGGTATGATTCCAGAGATAAAGTCTTTTTTCTGATTTTCTTTGCCATGATTATATTCCTCCAATTTTTTACTTACGTAGCAATATTTTTACATTTTCATAACGCTGCATAGATCCGAGTATCTTATCTCTATATTCTCTCTCTGTCATATGCAATTCTTTAAGAATCTCCTCCTGAGAATATCCAGAACAAATAAGATCAACCGCTTTTTGTTGTTTGTAAGATAAATTACTCTTGTACATTTCAATCCTATCTGTAGTAGGACAAATATTATTCTCTACTTCATCCTCCAAATTAAACCCCGAAGAGATGCTTTCTTCCAATGTATAATCTTCATCTGGGTCAACTTTCATATGTATAGAAATGTCTGTAATAATTACAGGATTTCCTTTATTATCTCTTTTAATTTTCCCTTTTTTGTCTGTTTCAAGATTACACCGCTTAAACCTGAAATTATCTCTTTTCCACGTTTCTCTTCGTCTTATAAGGTTCCCATAATAATATGTATTGAATTTACACTTTTTTGATTTATCGTATGTTTTTATGCTCTCCACGAGAATTTCTACCGCTTTTCCATAGTAGTCATCCAAATACCCTTTTGGTATATTTGTACTAGAAAAAATCTTGTCACAAATTCTTCTGATTTCCTTCATGTTGTTTCCTACATAAAATCTACATATATCGTCTATTTCTTTTTCGTCCAGTCTACTCATTTTAATGTGCCTCCTTCAGATTGTAATTCATCAAAGAAATCATCGTCTTCCACAATTCTTACTTCAAACCGCCTAGTTCCTAGCCGATTGAATGTCTTTTCAATATTCTTAATTACAACAGAACATTTCGTGTTGTCCAGAACAGATTGAATGATTATCAACTCATCTTTAATCTGTCTTCTCTTTTCTAAGATTTCTTTTTCTCTCTTGTAAAGTTTGTATCCATCGCAACCAGATTTCCATTTTTCTAGTTCTATCTGATGCATACAGTTTGACAATTCACGATCAATATTTGCCAATTTTTTATGTAATACTGTTCTTCTTCTCGTAGCCTCTTCCACAAATTCACTGCACTGTTTTGATTTTTCAATCCACTGTACAACCTCATCACAAGGAATGTATGAGTCTTTTTTTATGTACTTCTTCTGTTCTGTTTGTACACTATCTGAATCCGTTTTGTTCTGAATAACCTCCTGATCAGACTTTGAAATAGTTTTTACTCTAAAATGAAAATTCTTCAATACTTTTGGAAGATTTTTCTGTATGTTCTCAGCTTTATCTTTTTCAAAAACCTGAGCATTACTTTTAGAACAAGTAACAGGAGACCCTTCAGAGTTTAACCTGATGTACAATTTGTCGTTAGTCACGACACAATTCATTTTAATCACCCTTTCCTTTTTTTACTTTTCATTACGTTATTCTCTACATTTGACATGATTTTCTAAAAAATTGCATCAGAAATAAACGTTTAGAAACTTGTCCACACGAATAAAAAGTAAATTTCAATATTCAGTTTTCCAATATTTGGAATTTTTAGCTGATACGCTTGACTACTTTGAAAAAAATATGTATTATACTAGTAGGGATAGCGTAAGCTGTTCTTAGCACTCCCATTTTGGGAAATGCGTTTTTTGGTTTTAGAAGAGCCGGAACCGGAGGTGTTGGCGCACCTGTGATGGATTTCCGTCTCTTCTTTTTTATTATGTTTACAAAAAGTATATTAACACGAACACTTGTTCTTGTCAATAGTTGACAGAACGTTTGTTCGTTTTTTTGTTCTTTTTCTGCTCTTCTGTATCCGGGAAAGGATCATGAACTAATATTGTACTCATAGTTCCGATAGGTTTTATGTTCATCAAATCTAATTGTTTTTCAGAAAACACTCTTAGCTGGTTTAAAAAGTCATCACAAATTTTTGCTATTGTTTCAGATCGCTCGATAATATCCTTGCATTCCTGAAAAGTTTTTCTTTCAAAACCTACCACCTCATTATTTTCAAGGTCTTGTTCTGCAACTAAAACTTTTTTCCCTTTACAGTGCTTAACAGCTTCTTCAATGTCCATCAATACATATCTCATGCCACATCATCTCCCCACATAAAATTTGCGTCACATGCAATCTTTATTGCACGTTTATCGTCCATAGATGTTATCTTTCCAAGGTATTTTTCTATTCTTAATTCTGAAATATTTCTTATGCATTCGCACAAAACAATAGAATCTTTTACCAACCCTGTACCTCTTCCCTTTTTGATAAGAGTATGCGTAGGTTGGTTTATCTTTTTTAATTTTGTACTAAATGGTATAACGATGGTTGTTGCAGCGAAATGATTTCCTATATCATTCTGTACAATAATTGCTGGTCTTTTCCCGCCTTGTTCACTTCCTATAGTGTTATCTCCAAAGTCAACCATTACAATATCAAATTTTTCAAATTTAATTTTCATAATTACGCATCCTCCTTTCTCCTAATCTATGTACTTCTCTCTTTCGATATCATAAGTATATACTCTTTACAGTATATTGTCGAGAGTATATTCAATAAAATATATTTATTTTTTAAAGAATATATGCTAAACTATATACTGTAAACAATATATAACGAACAGGTGGTGAATACATGCGCTTAGATATTAAAGATCTGGTAGATAAAAAATTTCAGAATAAAAATCAATTTGCAAAAGCGATCGGGGTCGGGTATCCTGCGGCATGTAAACTTTACGATGGAGATACAAGCAAAATAAATTTTGACACACTAGAAAGAATATGTATCGCACTAGAATGTACTCCAACTGATTTATTCAAATCTGAGGATCCAGCGTTAAATAGACTTCTTTTATATTATTGCAAGTTACATGAATCCAATGAAAAAGACGATACAGAATAAGTATCGTCTTACATATATTTATTACATCTTTATTATTTCTTTAGCTTTTCTAGCTGCTATATCCCAGTTTACTTCTATCCCGGAACCAATGCTATACCATGTATCTTGGCTTTCACTGTACTGCAACACATTCCAACACCATAAGTTTGACTTTTCTTTGTGCGGTTCTAAAACTACTTTTCTCATAACATTTACACCTCCCAGATGAAAGTTAAATTCTATTTATATTTATATGTTGATAATTTCGACATCCTCCTTTGGAACGGTATGCCAATCGTCATAGAAGTAAATATATAATAAATCTGGATTAGGATGTACTCTATACGCAACATATTTATTTACTTCTAAAATCCCAAATCTTTTAAGTAAACATTTCTTTACCATACAAAATCACCAACCTTTTTATATTTTTAAATAATTTTTATCTAACATTCTTCCATATATGGATTATCTTTTAACCTATAATCACATCCTTTTGCTAACAAAAATTGTTCCCATTTCAATTTATCTTCGCTTGTTAAAGAAAAATCCACTTCCAAACCACAATCATAAACTGTTGGCATCTTTAAAGTGATTATATCCTCTATCTCAAATTATCCACCTTCGCCATCATCCCAACCACCAGTTGTCATTTCTACTGTGATTTTATTCCATTCTTTGTCTCTTTCAATGTTTACAATCTTAGTAGGATTGAACATTTCAGTAAGAATAAATTTAATTTCTTCATCTGTTAAACTAAGAAATTCTCTGTATTGTAACATATAATTACACCTCACGGATTTTAATCTTTTGAATAATATGGTTTATTTATAACATAAGAACCACATGGAACATATGTATTTTTGCAAACTTTACATACATTAACAGAGCATTTACCGTTTTCGTCCATATAAGCACACTCATGACTAACTACTTCTTGTATAGCTCTTATAATATCTTTATCTTCTTCTTTTTCTCCCAAAGAATACCAATCAATGCCGGAAATAGATTTTTTATCCAATTTCCATTCATTACCAATAAGTTCTACTGTCGCAGTATAAAAACCACAACCACAATCATTGTCTTCATACTCAAGTTCATTATCATAAAATCCAAACAATATAATTTTCTTTACGCTCGTATTCTGATATTTTAATACATCGTTGATATAATACCATTTACCATTCACTTTAAATCCTGAACCATTAACCGATAACAATATATTACCTCCTTATTCAATATGAAACTTAGAATCTATCTAGAAAAATCTATTAAACTTCCACGATCTTTAATAGGTTCTCCATTAGCTGCTAAAACAGGCTCTATGCTATCTGCTAAATCAAGCCAACTGACGCTTACATGTTTCTGTTCTACATATCCATCTTCTTCCTCAAATTCAACATCACACTCATCATCAGATTCCCACGCATAACCAATAAATTTCCCATACTGTTTTAAATTTCTATGATAAACTCTATCTCCTGTTTTAAATTTCTTTTCCATAATATCACCTCATATCATCTATTAAAACGCCTAATCTATCATATGCTTTAAAATATCTATGTGCAATTTCATTAAACATATCAGACTGACATATTGCAATAGCAGCCTTTTCTCCAACTTCTGTTTCATATTCTATTGCTAACTCAGAAAATAGTTCCTTTTTCTCTTCTCGTTTGCATTGCACTCTTTTATAACTTTCATAGCATTCCTTCAATTTATCGTTAGGAATGCCAATAAATAAATTTCTTCTCATAAAACGCTCCAATCTGACCAACTTTAGTCATTTAATTTGTCCCAATATTTATCAGAAGTTATGTCTTCATCAATCAATAACATATTTCCATTGTTATCAAAATGATTACACATTAATATATCATTTAATATATGAAGCACACTAATTTCCCAATTTTTCCCGTTATCAAATTTATCAAGTTCTAATTTATGTGCGTATTGTTCAAATACTTCTTTTATATCTTTATCGGACATTTGTGACAATTGATTTCCAATATGTTTATTTGTAGTATCCAATTATAACACCTCTCAATCCAAATAAAACCTATATTTCTTCAGCATATTCACATTGATTTAATATTTCTTTCTTATCAAAATCAATATCTTCTGCGGTGTCGCAACAGATTGTTTCAACTTGACTATCTATACCGTCCATATCTATTGCGCATTTTCGTAATATTCGAAAATACTATTACCATTTAACCATAATTATTATCAACATTTCTTATATAAGATCACCAGCATATTTGTCCTGAATTATATTTTCTAATTATTTCCTTAAATTTCTGTTGATGTTCTTCAAAATATTTTCTTTGTTCTTCTATTTTTAAATTACCATAACCCAATTTAGATTTGCAATGGTTATATCCATTCAATATTTCCTCCGCACTACGTTCTTCAAATTCAGACCATCGAATATCATTTGTATAACTGTCAGACTCTACATAATCATTATATAAATCAATTTCCAATTCAGAAACAGCTTCTACAATAGCCTCCTTATCTGACATAAATTTAAATTTTTCTGGATTATTCTTTATATAGTCTTTTATTCTTTGTTCGTCTTCATCAGAAATGGTACAAGTACACACATTCACACAATCAACTTCTATTTTAAACATATATTTCTCCTTGTATATCCTAGATTATATATTACTCAAACATCTTTTTCGGAAGTATTTTATCACAGTTTATGCACCTTCGCCTTTTACTACAAAATTCTGTAACATCCTCAGTGGCTCCACATGGCTCATTATTGTAATTAAAAAACAAATCTCTAATTACTCTTTCTGTTATATAGTATCCCTTTTCTGAACCACAAAACGGGCATATTTTTTGTTCCTTCATAATTCCCCTCGCTTGAAATCAATCTTTCAAACCGTTTAATATTTCTAATCGTTTTTTAAACATTTCAACATATTCTGGGAAATATTCAAACCAGTTGTAATCAATTTCCTTTATCTGATTCAATCCAATTTCCCCAACAGCTTCTAATGCAGCATCCTTCTGACTAACTCTTTTTCCAAAACATGTCTGGCAATTCGACCCGTCTACTTTGTCATATGCATTAAACGTCTTATTAAAATCCATCAAAGGATGAAGTGAAACCGGCTTGTTATTTGCATTGTTTACTAAAATCCCCCAGTTTCCCCAATGACGATCGGTATTTCCTACAAGATAGTCAACAATATTCATCATATAATAATCATGTTTGTCTAACGACAAAATATATTTTCGGATATTTCGGTTATAATTTTGCGAATACACTTCAAATGCTTCCATAGACACAATGGAAAAGTCCTTTGATGTGATATTTTCACTTATAGTTACCGGTTCTTCAGCAAATACACTTCTGTTGTATATGACCTGCTTTACATCAAAACACTGACAAATTTTACTTGATAGAAGTTCCTTCTCGACAACTTCTATCCCTCCGTCTTTCAACAGAGAAAATCCTTTTTCTGTCCGTTTCCAGGCTTTTGGGAAAACACCATTCGTAGATAAGTCTTTCGCCAGATCTTCATTATTTACCGTATATTGTTTTCCTCGCAGAGCAATATCTATAAAAATATTTTCAAGATGGTTATCATATAAATTGACTTCAGAAAATGTTATCTTTTCACCTTTATTTCTTACCCAGAAAACATCTGTCAATGATGTACACCTATATGATAACGCCACTTTTGCTCTATCCTTGTCCGTTACAGCCTGATTCATTCCTATACTGTTCAAAATTTCTTTAGCATATTTTCTATCCAATGTGAGAACTCTTGTTGCACACCAATAATTGAAATTTGTAATATTATTAACAAGAGTATCAACATCTTCTTCTTCTTCAAGATATAGGTTATACGGCATAAAACTTTTGTAATACACCTTACATCTTCCAGAAGAATCAATTCTTGCAACTCTTCTATCTTTATGCATAATTTCAAAAATATCGCTGTTCATATTATACATTCCTTTTCAAAATTTCCGTTACCTGCTGCGTAGTAACTCCATATACCTTTGCAACTTTTTTCTTGTCTTTGTATTTTTCATATTCTTCTATAATGTCATTCTCTGTCCAGTTCTGTTCAATCGGCTCATTCATAAAGTTTTCCATCATGGTTTCTCCAATTTTCCAATTTTCCAAAATACTCTCTACGGAATCATACGGACAAAACAACTTCCCGCTTCTCAACATAATTACATCAACCTTTTTCTTATCTCTGTAGATTTTCGTAAGTTCTGTGCTTATCTCATATGTTTGTCCTGTGCAAAACCCCATACTTCCGTCTCTACCAATATATTTTCCTCTCAATATCGTACCTCCATTACATATTATTTTAACACATATTACAAATCAAGTACAGCATCTGCTATAGTAGATTCATCCATGTGTACATAGTATCTTGCTGCTGTTTCCAAATTCTTGTGCCTTAATTGTCTTTGAACAAGAACAATATCTTTTGTTTCTTCATACAATTTACTTCCAACCCAATGTCTTAACATATGTGGGTAAATTTCACCTTCCGAATATAAATTAAAAAACCCTGTAATTGCACCTTTACTTAATCTGTTATTTTCATTTGATAAAAACAATGCATTATCTTTAATTTTTCTCTCTGTTACGAAAAAAGTTCTAATTTTCAAATACTCCTCAATATTCATTCTAGCCTGTTCAGACATATAAACTTTATCATATTCTTGTATATTTCCCTTTCCAAGAATCATCATATACGGTCTTTTTTCTTCGTATAGATGTAAATCGGAAATATCCATATTTATTAGCTCTTCTGAACGAATACCACTTCCTTTTATAAGTTGAACAATGGCAATATTTCTAATAATATTAAATTCATTTTTATTTCCATCTGTGATATTTACTAAGAATTTTTCCACTTGCTCATCTGTAGGGATTTCTACTTCTTTATATCTTTTTTCAGATTTATATAGATTGCCAGGTATATGTGAAATCACATTATCATCGACATATTTATTTTGTCGTAAATAATTCCAAAAAGCACTGAATACATTCTTCTTTGTATTGATAGAATCCAGTGAATTTGTTCTTCCTAAAAATCCATTTTTTAATTCGTTAAGATATTTAATAAGATTATTACTAGTAATAATCTGCATATCTGTTTCATTGATTTCTGCTATGCTTTGTTTATTTATATATTTATTATTGATCATCCAATTAAGCATATCTCTAATATATATCCAATTAACTCTCTTTGTAGCCGCTGATTTATATCTATCAAAAAAATCTGATATAAAATCAGGAATATCTTTTAATTCTTTTGCAAGTTTTTGTTCTATTTTTCTTTGTTTTTCAATTTTATAACACATATAATATTCTCCTAAAATCCCAATGCTTCTGCAATATCTATTTTCTTTTGTAAATATTCTAATGCAGACAATCGTTCTGCAAATTCTTTTGATTCTTTTCCATGAAAATAACTAATCTCCCACAATTCTCCATCATCTGTTCTATAATATTTCTGTTCTTGTGGCTTATTATTCCGAGTAAGGTATTCATATACATTTCGACAATACAATTTTTCATATTCTCCTAATAGAATATCTTCTCTTTTAATCTCCTTCACATTTAATACCTTCTTTCTTTAAAATCGTGTTCCATGTAATAAACCTTCGGCTTTCATTTCTGTAGCGAATTCAAAATCAACGTTGCAAATGTTGTAACTGTTATACATGGAGTTCTCCATATTCTTTATTCCCCTTTTTACTCTTTTACTTTGTTCTTTGAACAAATATTCCATGCTATCCTTTTCTCTTCTCATAATATTCCTCCTGTTTTTGCAATAAAAAAACAATCAGATATCCCCGATTGTTTTAATTGATTAGCTTTCTTTTCTTATATACACTACAAAAGTCACCAGGACAATTTCTGATGACTTCTAACTATACATACACTATCTTCCTTTTTTTGCTTTCTTCCATTCATATTCCCATCGTTCATCTTCTGACATTTTACTTGTCTTATGATTTTCCGCCAATGTAAACAAACCTCCAATAACAAGAACAATCAACCCAAAAATAATTCCACCCATAATGTTTACCTCCAAATATTTTTTACTTTAAACTATCACTGAGATTTTCCAAAAACGCACATAGCATCAATAAAAATATTCCTCCAATTAACGCTCCCATATGCATATCCCCACCCTTCATTATCCATTATATATGTAAGCACACTTATGTGCAACACCACTCTGCGTTCTTCCTAACTCTTTTGCAACTTCTCTATAAGACATTCCTCTACGCAACATGGATTTTGCATAGTTTATTTCCATATCTGTCCAGTATTTTCCTTTGTTTGGTCTGTCATATAAGAATTTTTCACACCTTACCCACGCCGGTTCCAAAGCCAATGTCATACAATTATACCTAGACCAGTTGATAATATCCTTATGCTGTTCAGCCCATTTCCAAAAATTTTCAAGATCAATCATATATTTTGTGCAGCACGAACATTTAAATTTCCGACATGGAAGATCATATTGATTTATCCACTTCATGACTACCTTATGAGTAACATTGAAACACTCGGCAAGTTTATTCACGCTTAAAATATCATGTACCTTGCTCAAGCCTATATCCAAAGCCTTTTTAACAACTGCTCGTTCTGTTCTATTAAGTCTTTTTGCTGTAATTGACACAGCCTGATTCAAATATTTCGATTCCAAATACCTAATCTCTCTGTCTGTCCATCTTTGAGCCATATTTACACAATCTCCCTAGGAATATAATCTGCAAGGTAATCTTCTTGTCTCTCTTAGAAACGTATTTTTAAATATCCAACATAGTGGAATTTAATTCCATTCTCTTCGAGCAATCCCTTAAAAATATCTCCAATAGGTTCACATACATCTGTACATGAATTAAACTTTCTAGTTGCTTCTCCGGCAAGACTCTCCACCTCTCTCTGTCTATCTAATGGAATCTGATATACTTCTGGTCTTGCTCCGTAACCTTCTTTGTATTCATTGTTATAGGTTCCATCAAAATCCAATACAAATAATGTCCACATCATAATTTCTTACTCCTTTATTTCCTGCTGCCAATTCTTTTAATATTGTCATTTCTCTCTCAAAAGAAATGTGAATTTCATTACTACTCATTGTTCTTTTCTATCATGGGGAATATCCAGCCTGTTTTATTATTGGGAAACAAAACGTCATAATTGATTTTATGTAATTGAAACTCTGTTCCACATCTTTCACAGGCAAAAATTTTTCCGTCATACATTCCAATAATCCCACCACATTTGCAATTAATGTGACTATATCTTTTCATGTTTACCTCAATTATCATTCTGGGTCTATCCAATATTTACATACCACCATCCAGTATATCTATCCACTTCATTATTTCTTTCGTCTTCTTCCGGATCGTAATATCCTGTATTTATTTCGACTTCTTCACCTTGTGTTCTATATAATGTCGTAAGCATATCTGCAACTGTGTTTGCTGCACTCTCTGTTCTTACTAGAATTTCAGAACCCCCATCTGTCCAAATTTCTCCTTCAGAATAATCTCTTAGTCTTTCTGTAATTAGATCAATCCAATTCAATTTATCCATACCTTCCCATCCTTTCCACACAAGAAATGCGACTTTCATTTCCTTTTTTTCTTTTTCTCTAATTCAGCAATTTTACTTTTATAAAACTTTTCTTTACATTCCAGCTCTTCTTTAAAAGCTTTCGTGCAATTATCAAGTAATCTAATATAATCACTCGGCTTTAAATCACACAAATCTTTATATTTTCGCACTGTTCCGGCGTACCAATCCTTACATATCGATAATATTCACAGTGCATGCGATTCAAAAGTTCTTTCATTCTTTCATCTTCTACACTTTCAATAAATTGCATTACATCTGAATTTTCTATAATATTCAATCCCATTTTTGCCTCCATACATTACAACTTATGTAAACCATACTCTTATTGCGTCATAACATCCAACAATTGACTATCGTTTAACTTCTTATAAATACCAAGAAACTCAACATTACCACCTGCTTTCATTTGTCTGTAATTTATCTGTAATGCTGATTCATTTAATGTCCATGTGTTTATTGTGCTATCTCTTTTGTCTCGATATACAATTATGTATTCATATCTAGGATCTAAATCCAGTGTTCCTATCTTCATTATCACTTTACCTCTTTTAAAATTTTTTATGATACTTCACATAACTTCCAAACCACACCATTTGTGGTTCAGTAAATGTTCCGATATTCTGCATTACCTGTCCTCTATCAGCGAATCCATTAGATTCCATTTCTTTTTTATGCACTTTCTTTTCTTCTTCATTTTTATAATGATACTGTCGAATTTCTTCTATAAATTTATGTAGCATATTTCCGTCAGCATCATATCTATATGTTGAAGTTGCAACTTCCTTAACTAATAACATTTATTATTCCCTCCAATAAGAAATACGGGTTTCAAAGAAAATCCATCAACTGATTTTCTAACATTTCTTCCAATTCATCATCTACACTACAATTATGGTCACATTCTGGATTGCAGCAAACACACCGTACTTCTGGATAATGTTTGCATTGTCCTGTTTTATTAATATTCTTTCTATAACTTTTTCCATCTTTTTCGATTATTTGAAAAGCCATATTAACCCCCCTTAGATAAATTTCCGATTTCATTTTCTTTTTTCTACCCTTCTATAACCAATGGATTAATCACATATACCGAATATCTTCAAAAGCATCAGGGACATTTGCAATTTCTTGCCAATCCTCTGGATCAACAAAAACCTTCATATCCGCTTCAATATCATTAAACATACAAATCAAATCATCTGGCTTCAAATCTTCTCTTGTTTTGTACAACCAAATATTGCATACATCTGTATTATTTCCACGATACCTGCATTCATTGGAATTATATTCGAACCACTTTACTTCTTTTCCATCTATATTTTTGGCATACACAAAAACGGAAGGATTTTTGAACGTTCTATTCACAAATCGACCATTTTCATCTCTTGTAGTAACCTCGATCTCTTCTACTATCTCTGCTCGAAAACCATATTTTTCCACCGTTTCTTTTACATGATTTAAAAAAATTTCCATACTTTGTACCTCTCCTTCTAATAAAATCCTGATTTCCTATTATTATTTTATTTTTAATTCTGTTCCACATATAGGACAGAATTTTACTTTATCCATATCTGTTCCAAAATCATAACCACAACAAGAAGTTATACCGTCTACTAGATATGAAAACTCATTCATTTCATTTGTTTCGAACCATGAATTTGTACAATTATATGGTGCTTGTCTACGTCCTTCAAAAATATCATTCTCTACAATCTCTTCTGCTTCTTCTTGGCTGCTTGCTTCTACTTCATATGATTTACTGTATGTTTCGTAATAATCTACAATATATTTTGCCATAATCATTTCCTCCTATAATCCCATCAAATCTTTTGCAACACTAACACCATAAGTTTCTTCAAACCATTCCCAAATTTCCTCTCGGTGTGTTCCTGCTGCAAATTCGCTCCATTCCTCTTCAATACATTCTGTATCAGAATTCATGGGAATATCTCCAAATTCTAACCACAAATCCTCGATATATTCTGCACGTCTATATTCAAAGCTATCGTTCAGACCACGATTAACGATACATGCTAAATCATCATCTGTGATTAAGAATTTCCGTTCTGTGCAATAGTCCATTATTGCGTTGTATTCCTTGTCACAAAATTCTACATCATCTTCAATCTGGTCAATTTTCTGTTCTTTTAAATATTCTCTTAATGACATACTATTTCCCTCTTTCCAATGTTCCATATCTTCATTTTTCAATGCGATCATTTCCAACATTTGCAGCGTACTGAAACATTCATTTTGTTTTAAAATTTCTAGTTCTTCTGTGATACACTTTACTTCTTCATCTTTGTATTCTAAAGAGTCCGCATAATCCATATCTAAAGACAGATTATATAATATTTTCGCAATTTTCTGTGTGTCCATGTTATTCCCTCTCTAAAAATCTGCATTTCAATTAGAATCACTTATTGCACATGAATCCGCTATGAAAAGTTTCCCATTATATATACTTACATTTGTATCACTGTCTTGATACATTCTTTCATTTTGAAAATCGTAATTGCTATATCCCTGACAACAAACAAAAACTTGCGTATCGTCTGAAATATCTTTAATAAATTCTCTTAATTCCCCTACTGTCACTATTTTCTTATTTTCGTTCATAACCTTTCCATTCTATCATGAAAATTTTTATAAAAATTCATTCCCGGCAATCACAAGCAGCACATTATATAACACTCTGAAGCAATCCTTATTGTATTCTTTCTGTGCCATTGTTTGCAAAAGATCTAACCCATCTTCCAATTCTTGTTTCAATTCTTCTGATCGTTCCAGATTAGATAATTCAATCAACTGTTCTGCTATATCTTCAATGTCATAATATGAATTTTCCTTGTACTGTTTTAGTTCTTCCAGATTTTCTTTATTATTTTCATCTTTTACCAATGTATCCGCTAATTCATTAAGCATTTCTTTTATAGCTTCCGCATCTTCTATGAGTTCTCTAATACTATTAGGAACACCAGCGACTCTTCCTCTTGCTTCGATCCACATTTCTGTATGCTCATCTGCATCAAAATCATTTGCATATTCTCTAACTGATTCCGGAAAATTTTCCACTTCAACACACATTAAAAAGTTTTCTCCTGCCGGTGAATACGTTTCAAGCTCCACTCTCCCATCATCTGTATAAGAAGAAATGCCCCAATCATTTTGTTCTAAGATGTCTATGTATTTTTGTTCTAATTCTTTCATACCGCCACCTCCTTTATTTGAAATGTTCTTCTTATCATTCTTCAATATCTTTAACTTCGATATTCAAAACTCCGTCATTTGCAAACATATATGTGATTTCTCTTTCTAAAATTTCTTCATTGATTTCTAATTTATCAAGTTCAAAATCTTTTCCTTTTGCCAAAATTTCATAATCTGAAATGTCATCTTTCCATACTTTAATTATGAAGCACCACTGAATTTCAAACTGTTCACTTAATTCATTAATACACATATTATCATTCCCTCCTGTGAAAGCGTTCTTTTATTGTGTTACTGGATATAGGCAATCAGATTATTTTCTGTTTCGTCTGCAATCTGATAATCTAACCACCATTCGTGTATGGTTTCTTCTAACTGCTCTTTAGACATTGTACGCTTTAGATCATCCACTTTAGGCTTTAATTTTTCCGTTTCATATTCAACTACGAGACGTTCCTGTTCTAACGTCATGTCATCATATGTAATAGTTTTTAATAACGATTCAATTAGTTTTGTTTTAATTTCTTCCATAGTAATATCTCCTTTCAAAAGATAAAGCAGTCGTTAAGCTGCTCTATCAAGTTGTGTTCTAAAATTTATAATATAATTTTCTCCGGCGATATTGATCGGAAGAATCAAGAAATTGTACTCGTTTCCATCAATGTACATTGGAGCATTTCTTTTGCTTCCTCTGAATACCGGATTCTCTGAATCAATAACTGATAATACATCCACAAGATAATGTGAATTGAATCCAATAAATAAGTCCTCGTCCATTACAAGATTTTCCGTTTCAATCTCGTCAAAAGTTTGATATCTGGAAGTCTGCAAATATGTGTAAAGTTTTCCGTTCTCACTATGAAAGATAGTAGGCTCCTTTTCTTCTTTTACCATATCTGCGTTATACTTCATAATTTTTAACATTTCTTCTCTATCAGCATTGAATACAAAATCTCTGCTATCACACAACATCTGTTCAATATTGGAATATTGTCCATCAATTCTTCTGATAACGTATGTAAAATCTTTTCCGGAAATTCTGATATATTTCTGATCCTGATATACTTTGACTTCCGCATCTGATTTTTTATCCATGATTTTCTTGAATACCGGCAAGCATTTCACATGGAGTTTTACAGTGTCAAATGGATTTTCTGTTTCTGTGATAATTTTCTGATTCTCAAGTGATCTTAATGCAATTCTGTGATTGTCCAACGCCTCTATACGTTTCCGCTTTGTGTTAAAGTTAAATACATTCAGCATTTTATTAACGTCATCTCCTGCCACAAATAAAGAAAGATTAGCGATTGTTTCCAATAACCAACTCTCCGTTGTTGTAATAATATGTGCTTCTGTATCATCCATTGCTGGAAGAAAAATATCTGTATTCGCATACCGTGGAATAGTAACAATCTTTTTCCCGCACTTTATGTTTATTCTCTGCTGCATTTCCGTACTAACATCTTCTAGCGTAACATCTCCGTTCATTTTTGAAATGATCTTGATATCGTCAATATCAATTCCCAGAACACCTGGGCTTGTGTCAAATGCATTATTTGTTCTTATTTCTGCAAAATGTTCCATATCGGTACCCCACATTTTCACCGTTCCATCTTCTTCGACCTGCATATATAACTTTTTCAAGCTGTCAAGTGTTACTTTCTTATCAATGGCTGCCAATCCTTTTTCCATCATTGCTTTTAATTCTTTTGCGTTCATTGTGAATTTCATCATTGTTTTATCATCCTATTCTTTATATAAAATCGTGCTTTCATATGCTCTCTATATAATAGATATATTATTTATAAAATTTCAAAATGCATTCCCTCGAAAAGTAAAACACATCCATTTTCATCGTTTGTCATCCATGTTTTTGTTCTTCCATCTTTATTACTTACACCTGTGTACTGTTCTTTTTTCCACTCTTCTTTTCTGAAAATATAATACTTGTGAATTCCTGTTTCACATTCTGGGTATTTTCCCTCTAAATGTAAGGCAGCTTTTTTTGCTTCTATTTCTGTTTCATGTATGGATTCTTCAATCCTTTTCCATCCACATTCTTTATCTTTCATACAGGCATATGCCTTAAATTTAATAATCATATTCAAAACCTCCTCTTGAAATTATCTTTTCATCATATATTTCTCTTCATCTAATGTTTCAAATACAACTGTTACATCCTGTTCTTTTGTAATGGTTTCCTTTATTTCTTCCATGCTTTCAAAAAGAACGTCAATATCGAAAATACAAGCCGTATCAAGATTACGATATCTGATATCATTTACTGTAATTCTATATAGATTTCCTTTTTTCCAAATTGTACATTTAATTGTTTTCATTCTCATTTTCTCCTAATAAAATCATTATTCAATTCAATTCCATACACTACTTACAAAACGGTTTCCAGTATGCGATCAGTGCCACACCTAATACAGTAATATATACTTTTGCATCCGTTTCTGTCATAAACAACGCGATCAGAAGCAAAATCAATCCAGAAAACTTTTGGAAGTTCAGTCTGCGCTTCCACCGTTTAAACTTCTGGCTCGTAGCAGCTATAACATATCCTTCTAACCATTCTTTATTATGTTTTTTCCATTCCTTTTCCGTCATAACAGTTTCAATCACGTTCATTTCATTCTACCTCCGTTCTTCATATACCTGTTCACTGCGTTGTTATACTCCCATTTTTCCACCACTGATACACCGCCTTTTGTTCTGACTGTACAATATTTCTTTCCGTCAATTGTAAATTCGTTTAAAAGTTTCATTATTTTATTCTCCCTTTTGTTGTTGTATTTATTTGTTGTATTTTTTATTTTCCTGAAATCATTCTGCGAGCTGTGACACCCGCAGAACGTAATATGTAAAATTTTCTATAATAAAAGCACCTGTATAATTACAAGTGCTTTCTAAACGTATACATCTATGTTACATTGTCTTTCTTCATTTTCGATATGAACATCTATCCATATTCTACCGCGTCTGTATGTACTTCTTCCTAAAATCTCCAATGTTACGAGAGGATTCTCCCGAATCTGCTCACACTCTTCATTCGTTAGTATATTCTTATCCAAGGCTTCCAATTCCTCAAACGTATAATCTGCTAAAGATTTTCCTACTGTTATCATAATCATGACTCCTTTCCTTTTGCTTCGTTCCACTTCTTTCAACCGAGATCAGCTCAATCTGGCGTTTCCTCTGTGTGATATTGATTAACTGTATCTGATGTTTGTTATAAAAATTTTCCATCATGTCTCTTCCTATTCCATTCTTTCCGCTTTCGTATTTGTTGTATATGGCTCTTTGCTGATTACCCAATCACCTACAGATAGATATACTTTTTCATTATCGTTCCAGGTTTCCCAACCTTTTATATCATTTACATTGATATATCCGCTATCTGGTGTAACGTCTGTTTCGATATAATAGCCAGTTCCGTCCGAAAAGTTTAACTCAAGCCCCTCTAACGCTTTCGATTTCTTCTGTATCGATATATGTTTCCGGCATTTCTGTGACTGTTTCCTGAGCTTGTTCCGGTACGTTTTCAGCCGAGTTTCTTCCTATTATAAATGATGTCAAAGAAATAATTGCAACAGCGCTGATATATAATATTTTCCGCTTCATAACTCAAACCCTTTTCTATAAATCCTTTACGTTTCCAACAACTTCCCAATCTGTGATTGAGCCCGTTGTATTTAATTTTTCAAGTGGCAGCCGTTCAATGTTTCCATTTCCGGCATTATATGTATATCTGTATTTCCGTGTATCAATGATTGATTCGCTGACAACACGTCTTAAAAATCTATTTGTCATAGTTTAGAACACCTCTCTTTCTTTTTCTCTACTCTCTGATTTTTTATGTTAACTTGAAACCGTTAACAGTAATATTACAGAACTGAAACAAATTCGTTTTACGCTGTTATTCGATTAAAGATTTCAATTGTTTTTTCTGCCTGTTCTCTTTTTCTATTACTCCAATATCCTTTTCTTTTGCTTTTTAATGCTTTTTCTGCGGTGATTCTGTTATTAACTCCAACGCTTGCGGCATTTCTTAAAAGTTTTACTTCTTCGGAATCAAGTTTGATAGCTTTAAGCGTGTATGGATTTATCTCAAAACTTTCCTTATCGCCAGGCTTTAGATCCTGTGCAAGTGGAATATATTCATCACTTCCCATATTTTCTCCGATATTCCAGACAAAAAAGCCAGACGGAATTTTATCCACTATTTCAAAAATATCCGTTTTTTCACAAAGTCCACTTTTGCTGTAAATTTTATTATTTTCAATTCTAAATTCTTTCATAATTTCCACCCTTTACCCTTTCTTTATGTATATTTTCTTATTCTCTTCTAGTTTCGCTCCTGCTCATCAGTATCGGACTTTTACCGATAGACTAAAAACATCATACAGCACAGCCTGTACATTACGGTTTATTCCCTTCTTTCACTTGCTGATTTTCCGCTTATAAGAGTTCTGTACTTAAACAGTGTTATCTGCTCGTATAAGCGCGCTGTATTTGATTAGCTATATGAAATTGACAAGGTGCTATTTCCGAAAACTTACTAATCATTACGTTTTCGTTATGCTTAATATAGCATGAAGTTTTCGGAATGTCAATATGTTTTTAGAATTTATTTTACGTTTTCGGAATGTATGATTGTAATAAAAAAGACATCATACAAACGTATAATGTCTTTTCTTAGCCTATTCTATTCCCATTCGGGAAAACAAAAGCAGATGTATATTTACATCCCATAATACTAGCCATCTTCTCTAGTTCTTCTTGCGTAAATTTTCCAGTTTTTACCCTTTTGGAAATAGACGCTTGACTCATTCCCATTTTTGCACCCAATTCTGTCAATGATATTCCAGCCTCATCACAAGCAACTTTTATTTTTTGTTGTAAAGTTATTTCCTTCACCTACTTTCTCTATTACCTCTTAATATAATATAGCAAATTTTTAGTTATGCTGCAATATATTTCTTGACAGAACCGGAACGTGTCCGGCTATATTTCTTTACCATCTTTAAATCGGAATACTGAAATATATTCCGCATCCAAAATAGAAGCAATTTTTTGAAGTTCTTCTTTCGTGAATTTACCCGTTTTTAGCCTTTGACCGAAAGCTGACGGAGTAACATTCATTTTTTCAGCAATTTCTTTTTTTGTAACGCTTCCAGAATATGCAATTGCCATTTCTATTTGTTGTTATAATGTCACTTTAACCACTTCCTTTCCTTATTATTATAAAGGATTTCCTGTTTTTAGACAATAAAAAACATAGATATTTTTGGCTGGGCGGTGTATCCAGCATCTCAGGTACTCTTTTCAGAGTGTGTCGGGAACCTTTTCCGACCTCAAAAACATCTATGTTACTACCAATTATATCAGTTTGTACATATAATATACCATATTACAAAAAATATGTCAATGTTTTTACAAAAAACTTTTTAATCTTCCACTATGTAAACGTCTATCTATTTTACTTTGATGTATGTCCATCATCGTAGAAACATAAAGATAATTTTTTCTTTCATCATATTTAATCCCAATCATTACATTGTCTTTGTATACCTTTATCAGCTCTAATGATTTTCCTTCTTCATTCGGATTAATCCCAACATAGTCAGGACTATTTATAATTTCAGATATATTGTTAATATATTTTAGCGCCTTGAAATGTTTTCTTTTTATCATGTGCGTTTTAAGTCCATTTGATCTATATATTTCCAATTCAGGCAGATTGATTCCTAGAATATTATTAAATTTTGTATTGTATTTTCCAACGATTACAAGTTCATCCGTATCACTCAATGTTATATTCTCCTTCAATTTTAATAATTATAACATATTTGTTCTTATTCATCAAATACAATACATTAATTTTTCTTGACAGTGCCGGAAGGTGTCCGGCTTATTCAATTATTTCTTCCTTCATAATAATAACTGTCGAATGATGTCCGTTATTCCAATCGGTTACCATGTGATCAAAAAGAACTTCTGCTGTAAATTTATCCGTTCCTAAATTTTTAACAAACCATTTTCTACCGTTTCCAACTTCATATACAATATACTCTTTCATATCTTCCTCTTTCTCTTCACATCCGATAGGCTGGATATTCTTTAAATTTCAATCCCAAACTCATTATACAACAGTTTAGCAAAATCTGGATCCAATTCCAGATACCTTTTTAAAAATTCTTCTTGGCTGCATGGCGCTAGTTCAAAATGCACCTGTTTTCTTTTTTCATCATCCATATATGTTGCAATTGTGTCCATAAGATCATTTGTTAATTTAGTCGTTTTTCTTTCTTCCTTATGTAAGATCAGTCCACTTTTTAACATATCCGAAAACCATTCATGGAAGTCATGATATTCTGTTTTGTCGATGATGTCTCGATAGACTTCTTTCAATTGATTTTCTGTAAATGATCTATCCATTATTTCTGGGAGTGATTCCCTGTTATCTTCTGAAAAATAATATCTGTTTTCAGCTTCTTTATAATTTTCAACAAATTCTTTCAGTTCATCCAGTGTGTCAAAACGTTTATAAAAATCTGTTTCAATCCATTTACCATTTTTATTAACATATTTTATAGCTGTCCATTTGTGTTTACAACAATCACAATATACCGCAGAAAATACGATGTTTTCATTTAATGTTTTAAAAGTATACATTTTTACTAACTCTCTTTCTTTAATATCCAAAAGCTAACCAGTAACCAACCATTCCAACTGTTAATACAATCGGCATTAACAGAGTCGTGATCTCATTTATTCTGTTTCTCAGATTTCTTTTCTTGCTTCTCATTTTGTTTACCTCTCTCATTCTTATTTGATTGTTTATTCTCTGTTACAATAAATATCTGTCAGAGTCATGAACTCACGTCAGGCTGGTTAACCGTCTACTGATAACAGATATTAAGCATAATTTTAAGTGGTTTCAAAGTTTGTTGTAGATTATTCTACACCAGTGACTAAGGCGTGACTTAATTTTTGCTTATTACATCCATATTCTATAGGATTGATAAAGTTTTTACGTGTTGCCTACTAAAGTACTCACGGTTTGTTTTTAGTTCTATTTCAGGTACAGATACAAACATCATGTCAATTTTAGACTTCCTGCTCCAACTATTTTTAGGATAATAGTTACTTACGATAAACCTTGTATAATCTGTTTTTAAAAGGAGATATACAAGCTCCTTAATGTCAGCACAACTATGCGGCATTGCTGATCTTGAGCCTTTCGGAAGTATTAGCCGTTCCGATGCTTTTTGCAATTCCTAGTTATTTTTGTGTGTACTCCTTGCCACCGTCACACGTCTTTCACATTGTTTTTTTCTTCCTGGAAAATCTTAATACGGAAGTATTGCACTTGATAGGACTTATTCTTGTCGTGCCTATACAAGGTTTTATTTTTTGTTATTCCGTATTATTATTTAAAGGACTTGCCGACTTGACAAGTCCTGATTTACAAGTTACAATAATTTATGAGTTGTCGTGTATATATTCTTTCGCTTCTTGTTCCTGGACACTTTACAAGTTGCTTGTGATCAGAATTGTACACGACTGTTTCATTATCGTATGTTATATAGTACATACGTTTTCACCTCCTTTCTGTTGGAAGTGAAAAGTTATTTTTAATTTGACTTATGCAAAATCATGTTTCGCTTGTCAATCCTATATACGTTTGAAAGTCTACTTTTTCAAAACCGCCGTAACCAGTGACTACAACTCAAACACTCTGACTATTTGATTTATAATTTGATTCAACCCTTATGCACGTCTGCGCTGTCTGACTAATGATGCTATACGCGTGGAACGGTCTATTTCGCTTCTTTCTTTCCCTTATAAGATAGAGAAATCACTTTATTTAGTTTTATTAAAAAGGAATTTTTCACAAGAATTTGTGAAACACGACTTGAAAAGCGAATACTAAAATGTTAGAATATATATAATCACTTTGCAAGAAGTGTGTTTTGTTGAGCAGTTGTTTTGGTTGGTAGCCTTGTGACAACTGCTCTTTTGTTTTCCTTTTGTGATTATATAATATCATATGTTTTTATATTTGTCAATCGTTTTTTGATTATTTTTTTAATCTTTTTCGATTATTATTTTTGCTTTATATCCTAATGGGTTTATGATGTCGTTTGTTTCGTCTAAAGATAAATTTTTTTTATTTATTTTTCGATTCAAATTTTGATTTACAATACCCATTTTTTCAGCAAGCACTATTTTTTTTATGCCTGACTCTTTAATTAAATTATTGATTTTATTGGATAACTCAGCATTATTATTTATATCCACTATATCACCTCCTGTTAGGCTATATTATACAATATACTATGATAAAAAACAAATGTTCTGAATGGTATATTTTGTCAATTTATGTTACCATAAAAGAAAAAGGATTTTATATCATGGGCAATTATAGAATACAGACACAAGATTTTTATTTCGGCGCTTGTATGTTTTCTTTTTTTAAACATAATTCTGATACAACACCTTCTATAATAGAAAGTACCGATGAAATTCAGGTTATCAAAATGACAACTAATACAAGCGAAGACTTTTATATTATAATGAAATACACGAAAAACTGTCAAAATAGGAAAACCATTTATAAAAGTTGGACTTTCCCAATCACAGACAAAGACAGAGAAATGATAAAAAAATATCATGATATTTGTGAAAATATATATTTCTTTTTTGTCTGTGGTGAATCGTCAATTTCAGGCAAACCTAAAAAATTAGAAAACGGCGATTTTTATGTTGAAGAAATAAAATCCGGTGAAATTGCTATATATCGCTATTGCGACTACTTAAAAGTAAAAAATAAAACAAATATAACAATAAACATATATAAAAGCCGAGAACATTATTTTAGTTTACACACTGAAAAATCTCGTGACAACATTATAAAATCAAAACGTAATAACATCGAAAAGAAAATCTCAGACATTGTTATTATATGATCTAACATTTCACTATTCACTTTTCAAAGTGCAAATTCCTTTTGTAGTTGGGTATCACTCAGCCAGAATTGACTTTGCTTTTCAGATATGCTACACTTTAGTTGTTTAATTATTATGTATCGTGCAGTAAATCTGTACACCCTATAACAAAAACTTAGTAACCCGTGTAGACTTATTGACTCTGCTTTACGGTGTGCATCATGGACTTATTGACTCTGCCGTGATTGCGTTGCTTTGTTTTGATGTACTTATGGTATCATAGGTTAAGCTATATTTCAAGTAGATTAATCTATATTTTTTATATTTAGTAATGTACCACAATTTGATATTGTTTTATAGGTTAATCTATTATATAAAATAAACAAGAAAGTTGGTGTTTTATGGCATATAATGCAGAAGCTCAAAAAAAATACAGAGAGAAAACAATAAATTTTTTAGTAAAATACTACCCTACGGATATCGAGTATGGACAAAAGTTAAAAGAGTATCTGGCACATACCGGACAGAGTGCAAACAGTTATTTAAAAGAGCTTATAAAGGCAGATCTGGACAGTAAAGGGATATAGGTATTTATAGGTATTATGGCTATACTTTACTTTTAAAACGCATATAATAGGAAGTAATACGTTTTATTGTTGCACCTTTAAATAACTGCCAATATATGATATAATACCTATATAGTAATAAAGTAAAGGATTGTATACATCATGTTTAAATACAAGATAGATATATTAAAATCATTGTCAGATCATGGATACAATACAAGTAAACTGCGAAAAGATAAAATTATGAGTCAGGCTACTATGCAAAACATACGACAGGGTAAAGGTATTACTACTGATACAATCAATACGATCTGTCTTATTTTAAGATGCCAACCGTCGGATATAATCGAGATTATACCGACGACAGAAGAAAAGATAAAATACTTTTGACACTGATTTTAGTGCTTGACTTTGCACTGTTTTTAGTGTTATTATAATTATAGTCAGTAATGGCAACAATATTGAGAAAGGATGATTGTATTTGATTGATATCGAAGTTTTGAAAAGGTTAAATGTGCCTAATAAGATAGTTTTAACAAGACATGCGAAAGAAAGACTAATAGAAAGAAATATTACTATCACGGACATTATAAATGGTATTGAGACAGGAGAAGTCATAAAACAGTATGAAGATGACAAACCTTTGCCCAGTTGTTTGATACTAGGATTTTCGGTAAATAATAAATATATTCATATTGTGGTTAGTCACGATTGTGATTACATTTATTTGATAACAGCATACTATCCTAATACAGATCAGTGGGAAAGTGATTTTAAGACCAGAAAGGTGTGATATTATATGTTATGTATTGAATGCGGCGCAGTCGCTGAAAAGGGATATACAACAGACGTTACGGATTTAGGAAACTGTCTTGTTATTATCAGAAATGTACCATGTTATAAATGTACAGAATGCAATGAGATTATTTATACCGGTGACGTTGTACAGGAAATAGAAAAGATTGTTAATATGGCTAAACAATGTTTACAAGAGGTGTCAATTATCGATTATAACAATTATAAACAAGTAGCATAAGTATGATAGCGGTGCTGATATGGCGTCGCTATTTTTTGTATGTTATCGTGTCAGTGTGTATGTTAGTGTATATTAACTTGTGTTATGACTGTATAGTTATAGTATGTTATATGATACACATGTAATACTTGTGTAATAATAGTGAGTATAGTTGTGTGTTTGTGTGGACTGCATCACGTTGTTGTGTAGGATGTTTAGGTAAACTAAACTAGGAATTATTACTTTTATTAGTGTAGTATTGTTTTGTGTATTGTTTTGATGTATATTTATACACAAATTATTGCATAGTTATACACATGATGTGGATAAGTTTGATTTTAAAAAATGGTATAAAAGTGGTGATGTGGTACTCATTTGTAGGTTATTTTAGGTTGAAAGTAGGGAATATGTGTTGGTTTTTGTTTAATTTTGTGTGTCTGGTGGGAAATTTTGTTTTAAGGTAAGTTTTAAGGCAAAAAGTTATCCACATATTATTTTGAGTTATCCACATTATGTTGATAACTTTTTTATTATTAAAAATTTTCACCAAAAATCCGAACTTGTCCAGAAATCCATGAATTTGAGTCTAAAATCCCACCTGATGCAATGTTTCATTGCTACGTAAAAGACACACACAAAAATCAACAGATTGTCCATAAAATCTCTATATACCGCCCCCTGTTTTCAGATCTTTACAATCAAAACTTTTGCACTTTTCATCAATGTGCCAAAAGTCCCTAAAGCAACATAATAGTGTAGTATTATGCCACTCCATAATAGGGGCGGTATTAAACATTTTTAGCGCCTGTTATACATCAAATATAGCAGGTATGGGTTCTATCCACACCTCACTACCAAAATTTCGACCTCCGATTTCCACACCAAAATTTTCATCTTCCACTTCAAAAATCCCCAAAATTACCCAAAAATACTTCGGTGACTCTCTCGACCAACAAAGCATAAACACTGCATTTCTACCATTCTAAACAGTCCAAAAATAACCAAAATCCACCACAATATCCATTCAAACCCCAAACAAACTCTTACCGTTACTGCATTTTCCCGAACTCAACTTATATTCCAAAAAATTACATATAAAACACACTATCAAAATCCAGAAAACCACGTCACCTTACCCCTAAGTGTACCCACATAAATACTGGCATCCCCCGGTATAAAAACATCACACAAAATTACCTCTCTACCGAAGTACCTTATTTTCAAAATTACTGACACAAAAAATAAGCAGCCAATTCCTAAGATAAGTCCTTAAGAACCAACTGCTATTATTTATAATCACCCTATAATCATCCAATACCGTGAACTACCCACGAGCTAAAGCTAATGGGATTGCGAGCCTAATTTTTTCAATAATATTTATTAAATATATCCCCATCTATATCACTAATATCATGAACCGGTACCTCAGTTCCATTTTCAAATATTACAACATTTCTGTATTCGTGTACCTTCTTCACTCTCCCACTCATTGTAATATACTTTCCACCATCTTTCTTTAAATCTTTTTCAAAATATGTGATTCTGATATCCGGATCAACATCACCGTCATCTAAGCATTTTCTTAAAATATTCAATCTCTCATTCAGCCTATCCAAAACATCCTCATCAAATTCAATCCTTTTATCTGTCAATCTTGCAGTCTCTTTAATTTCTGCATCATAACCTGTCAATGCAGCAAATGGAGAAAATTGAGCAGCTCTATCTCGCATACTCATTTGAGGATATTTTTTAGAGACAAAATGTGGCAGATCAATAATATCATCGTATTTACCCATAACACACCCCTATGCTTTATGTCCACCAATTTGATTATTCCTATCTATTGCAGTAGCTCCTTCTTGTAAACTCATACCTTTTAAAATTGCATTTTTCCCAAATTTTTTCTTGATATCCAAGATAGCTTTCTGAATATCTTTTTCTTTTTTAAGTTGTTCCTGGTCTACTGCATCTTCCTTTTCAGAAATCATATCAAATAAATTAAGCTGTTCATATCTATCCTGTTTCGCTTCCTTTTCGCTGATCACATGATTTGCAGACATATTGATTCTTCTGACAAGTAAATTTTCGTCTACAATTCTACTGAATAAATCAAGCACAGCTCTTACAATCACACTAGTAGAAGACGTATAACTATCTAAATTTACTGTTCCATGAGCATGTTTTGGAATTTTTCTCCCATATTGATCAAAAGAGAACTCTCCCTTATACTTACTCATTCTGGAAGAATCTAATAGATTTTCTCTATCGTAGACAATCGTTAATACAATCTGATCCGTTACAAGATTCTTACTAACCAAATCTAAGACCAGCATCTCAGTCATTTCACGCACAATAATTTTCGTTTTATCAAAATCAGTTCCACAGTGTAAAACCTGTCCGCTTCCAATACTATTGCTCTCCGGCTTATATGCTTTTATATCTGAAATTGTAACCGGTTCATAACCCCATGCATGGTCAATCAAAAGCTCTGTATTTTTACCAAACATTCTACGCAGCAAGTCTTCATTATAATAATCTGACTCTTTTCCAAGAGAACATCTTGCGATATCGCCCATTGTATATAGTCCTACAGATTCTAATTTTTTAATATACCCTCTACCTACTCGCCAAAAATCAGTCAATGGTTTATGTTCCCATAGCTTCTCTCGATATGACTTTTCATCCAATTCTGCAATTCTCACACCATTTTCATCTGCAGGTATATGTTTGGCAACAATATCCATTGCTATTTTACAAAGATACAAATTAGTTCCTATTCCTGCGGTTGCAGTAATTCCAGTTGTATTCAAGACATCCAATATCATCTTCTGTGCAAGTTCTTTTGCGGATAATCCATACGTATTCAAATAAGAAGTCACATCCATAAATACTTCATCAATAGAATATACATGGATATCTTCAGGAGCAACATATTTCAAATAGATATTATAAATCCTTGTGCTATATTTCATATAAAAAGCCATACGTGGTGGAGCCACAATATAATCAACTTTTAAATCCGGATTTGTATCAAGAATTTTTTTACTATATGACTGTCCGGGAAACTCATTCTTTTTCAATCGATATAATCTTGTTGCATTAATTTCTTGCACCCGCTGCACAACCTCAAATAATCTTGGTCTTCCAGATATATACCATATGATTTCAAAGACGGCGTTACTGCAAGACAAATTGTTTTCTCTGTACGACTGTTGTCTGCAACAACTAAATTCGTATCCATTGGATCCAAGCCACGTTCTATACACTCTACTGATGCGTAAAAACTTTTTAGATCAATCGCAATATATGACTTATTATTCATGCAGCACACCTCCTACTATATGTATCATAACAAAAAATTTAAAATTTATCCATATAAAATCGAAAGTATGTTTGCTTTGTTATGTGTCTGTATCAAATAAAACAAAAAGAGCAGATTAGAATTCTAATGAACTCTTCTGCTCTTTCTGTTTTTAGCAACTATAAAATAAATTATAATTACTATTTATTACTACTCTAAAACACCTACAATTTACAATTATAATACTATACTTTCATATTTTTATCAAGATATTTTTACATATTTCGACAAAATCCCCTTTTTTTTCTAAAAACACATCAAATTAATTAGAATGTACTACCGCTATATTTAAAACTCAATTCTACAATGCAACATTATCTTTAATGGTTTATACATTTTTGAATGAAAAATTTGCGGATCAGGAAGATCAAATTCTTGATCCACTCCTAAATCTGTTTCTCTAAGTACAGTCCCTACAACCTTCATTGACATTCCATTTTCTTCAGCTAATTTATTTATATGATGAACATAGCCATCATAATATCCGATTCCTTCAAATTTAAATTGTACTTTTGTTTCTATCATTCTGTTTTCAGAAAATGACAAATCCTCTACAATAGGACGAGAAAATTTATTTAAATAACATTCCTCATAGAAAGAAATAATCCTTTTGCCATCTTCTGTAATATACTTACCCTCTTTTGCCTTTTCTTTTATATCGCTTTTAACTTCCATGAAATCATATTCAGCAAACTTCATACCATATTGATAATCATCTTGATACTTTTCTGTAGCAGCTTCCTCCGGTGTTTTTGATATTTCATTTAATTCATCCAAAAAACTCATAGTACTACTCTCCTATTCCTTTTGATATTTACATAGTAGCACAATACTATGAATTTTTATAGAAATTTTTAAATCGTTAAGAGAATTAAAGTATGAAACAAAGAAACCGTTCAAATATTTTTAATAATAAAGGGAGAAATGATATGAGCAAATTGTAAATAATGATTTAAGAAAATAAGGATTTAATGAAGAAGCATAAAAGAAATTATAAAAAATTTTTCTATTTCAATTTAAATTGTATCTTTGCGTCAGCAAAGACTTTGCGAAGCAAAGTGAAACGGAGACACGAAGAAAGGGTCGCCTGCGGCTCTTTCTGAAGTGGATCCAACATTACCTAGATCTCTCTATATATAAGGAATTACGAATTTATATCAAAAAAATTATTTATAAAGAGAGAATTATTAACTGGGGGAAGGAAGACCAAATTCATAAGTCTTACTACGCACCTTGTTCGCCAAGGCTCACAATCTGCTAGTGCGACTAAATGAATTATGCTCTTTTTTGCACTTCCCCCAGACCCCCTTCGCGCACTATAAAATGGATAAAAAATTCAATTAAAATCTCTCTAAACCCTTATAAACACTGGGTTTTTGACGAAAAACATCCTTTAAAGTCTCCCTATATTATATATATATTAGGGAGAAATGAAAGGATGCGAAATCTCTCTAAACCCTTATAAACACTGGGAAAATTGGCATTTTAGGTGTGCAAAAAACGATAAAAAACTAATTTAAGGAGAAAACACGTGAACAAATTAAATATCAAAAAAGGGAAAATTACAGAAAAAAAATTAGTAGAGCTATATGGGAGTGATGCGCAGAAAAAATCATATAAAGAAAATGGACGTTTTATAAGTAACTATAAAAAGACTTTACTTACAAAAATGTCTCGATATTGTAACATTGAAGATTTAGGTGGCAGAACATATAGAATCAAAAAAGTATATGACTATCCTCTTCCATCAAATTTCAATAAGATGACAAAATCATTATATCAATATATTGTTCCTCTTCTACTTACTAACTTAATTAATGGTCACGACGAAAATAACAAAATAGATATAACAGTTGGAAAATGGGCGAGAGAAATTAATATGGTAAATAAAAATTATAATCTTGTTAAATACAACAGAGAAGATACGAGTAAAGAAACGCAGTGTTCTTTAGATACTATAAATGAATTTTATGACAAAGCTGATGACATGATTGAATGGTACATAACAAATGCACTTGATTATTTAAAATCTGCAGGATTAGTTATCTGGAGAGAGGTTTATAGAGTAAACGAAGAAATATCAAGCGGCAAAAATATTATTGATGAAAACGGGAATATACACGTTGATATTTCTATTGATAGTCATCAAGCATCTGAAGATGAAATGAACTACTACTCTCATTGTGTTTCAATTGCTGATAAAGCAGCAAAAATAGAAAATGCTGGAGAACGATATTATAGTAAAAAATCAAAATTATTTGGAGAAGTATTAAAGAAAGAACTATATAAAAAGAAAATCAAATGTGTTTTCAAAACATATGAAGCATATTATGTAGATCTTGACAAATGCAATTTTATATTAAAACAGTTTGGTAAATTCAAAATGAATAATTTAATAAGTGAATTCAATAAAGAGTTTACAGATTTATTGGTTGGAAATGCGGAAAAAAGGTTTGATAAAAATCCGGATAAATATTTTTCTTATGCAGAAAAGGATGATTACAGCTTATGTTTTCAAAATTTATGCGAAATAACAATTGATAAAAATACAGAATATCTTGGAAACAGAATAAGAGAAAAAACAATTAATGATGATTATACTCTAAAAATCACATCATCAAGGAAAGGAAAATAAGACATATGAATTTTAATAAACAACAAGAAGAAACTATTAATACAATAGAAGGAAACGTGGCGGTTATTGCCACAGCAGGTTCCGGTAAAACAACTGTTCTTACCCATAGAATTAAAAAAATGGTTGAAGAACATAATATATTACCATCTTCTATCCTGGCAATTACTTTTAGCAAAAAAGCAAAAGAAAATATAAACGAAAAACTAATGGAACTTAATATATCGAATGTATCTGTAGAGACTTTTCATTCATTTGCTTTGAAGATTATCTCCTCTGTGTATGGAATCAAAAAATTTAAAATATGGACAACACCATGGGAAAAAGAAAAAACAATAAAATGGATTTGTAGTGACTCTTTATTACTTTGCGATTCTGATAATGTCCCATACAACGAAATTACATCGTTTATTGCGTTGCAGAAAAATAACATGAAAACCCCAAATGATGATTTAATTTACACTCCGGATCCCCCATTTAAAGAAGAGGATATGAAACAAATATATAAAACTTATGAAGAGTATAAAGAAATCAATTCACTTATTGAGTTTGATGATTTTTTGAACATGGCAAATAAAATTTTTGATACTGATTATTATACTTTAGAAAAGTATCGAAATATTTTTCAGTATATATTAGTTGATGAATTTCAGGATATTTCAATTTCTCAAGCATTACTTTTAAGAAAATTAAACACAAAAAACACAATGATCGTCGGAGATCCTCTTCAGGCTATTTATTCATTTAGAGGTGGTGATAGCAGATTTATTCTAAATTTTGATACTGATTATAAAGATGTAAAAGTTATTAATCTAAATACAAATTATAGATGTAGCAAAGATATTGTATTTACAGCAAATAAACTTGCGTTAAGTATTCCTGATTCTCAACACAAAAATTATGTAGAGAGTATTTCAAATAAAGAAAATTTTCAAATTCCTGAGTTAAGACATTTCCCTGATGATTATGAAGAATGTTTATGGGTTGCATCAAAAATAGGAGAATTAAAATTTAAAGGATACGATTACAACGACATTGCCATCCTCGCCAGAACAAATGCTCAATTACAAAAACTAGAGTCAACGCTGCATGATGAAGATATAGCATTTGAAATTGTTGATGGTAAAACTTTTACAGAATTACCAGAGATCAAATTGATAATTTCTTACTTTAAACTTGCGTTAAACACAAATGATAATGAATCGTTTTCTTATCTATACAATAAACCAAATCGATGGTTAGATAAAAAATTTTTAAAAGAAGTAACAGATAACAGTTTTAAAAGAAATATATCATTATACAATTCAATGTTCACGATTGACAGGAGAAATTGGAGATTCAAAAAAGGTATCGATGAAATCATTGAAGTAATAAATTATTTACAAAACAATCAGAATTCCAACATTTCAGATTTGGTAAGATTTTTGAGAAACAGATTAGACATTGATAAATTTGTTACAAAAGGAAAGCAATCAGATGATGGAAGTTATATTGAACAAATCGACAACCTTAACAGTTTTGAAAATATTTGTTCCAAATACTCTTCCATTAAAGAATTTGTTTCATACATAGATGAGTTAAATACAGAAATGGAGAATAAAGATAATGATAAAGTCAAATTACTTACAATTCATAAGTCAAAAGGTATGGAATATCCTGTCGTGTTTATCATTGGATGCAATGAAGAAATCCTGCCACACTATAAGAATGAAAATGTTGATGATGAACGTAGGTTATTCTATGTCGCAATTACAAGAGCCGAAAAAGAATTATATCTATCATATGTTGATTTATATAATGGTCAAACAAAATTGATAAGCTCTTTTATTAAAGATGTTGAAAATACAATTAAAATTATAAAAAACGAAAAAATAAGTGGTGAATAATAAGTAATCCTACTTTATGTATTTTGTTTCTAAATGGTGAATTAAAATATGTCCCACATTCAATAAACATCATTTAGGAATTTGTAACTTGAAAATCAAATTTCATTTCATTTAAAGAAAGGAGTTATATGAATGAAAACATAATTATATTTTCTATCACATTAGAATTGCAGCGAAGATATCCCTAGAAAATATCTTCCATCGCACAAGTTTTTGTGGATGTTTCATCCACGGTTGGTTTGGATTATTGCGGTAAGTCAGAATCTAACGTTCCAGACTGCTGCTCTGATCCAAAAGAAATGATGCAATTAGTTAATAGTCAAATTTAAATAAAGAGAATAAATATATGAAACTTATAGTCATCACTCAATTAAAGGAGCGAGTCCAATGACAAACAAAAATTATGAAAACAGAGGAGATTTAATTTATGAAAACAAGTACATATGTAACACCAGGAAGCCATAATCTTCAGATTCCAAATCGGAGCGAATTTCACAAGTATCTAATTGAAAACATTACAGTTGGTGATTTTAGTACAGGTGGTTGTGCAGATGGTGGAACAAAAATTAAGAAAATTGCACACGCAATCAATTGGTCAAAGGCTATGCATAATAAATACTATATTAAGAAATTTTCAGAAGAAAATAAAAAATAAGTTTAACTACATAAGAATGAGGTGAGTAAAATTAGTAAATACGGAATTAAGATTAAAAATATAAAAGCAGGTATGATTTATGATGTAAATATTGGAGTGAGAGACTATTTCACTTACACTGAAGCGATGTTAAATAATAGCTTGTTTAGCTATCACCTTAAGAAAAATGGTATAAAAATTTATAAAAAACCAAAGTCTGATAAAGAATCTACGCGTGATATAATATGTTTAGACTTTGATTTTGGAAGTCGTTCTTACGAAGAAGAGAAAAAAAGACTCGAAAAATTAGAAAACAATGCAACGACAATAGATGATAAAAATAAAATAAAATATTTACTAAAAGAAATAGGGAAAAAAGAAAAACTATACAATGGTAAAAATAGAGATAAAATCAGAGAAGATTTTTATCAGAATGGAGTAGATATTTCATATAGACACACCGATAAAAAAACAAAAAAAGAAGTTGTTGAAACAATACATTATCTTATGCTATTTAGAACGAGTGCAAAAGCTAAAGTTGGACAAGTTATTTTTATAAATGAAAACTTATATGATGATGCATACGATTGGCTTACAATCGGATTAGGAAAAAAAATGTCTTATGATAACGCAAAAATAGTTGAGATGTCTGCTTATGCACCACTTACCACATCTACTATTGTTGGAACATTAAAAATTCCGGTAGAAGACATTTTAATATTAAAAGATCAGGATTCATTTTTTTCTACATTTACGAGTGTAGTAAAAGCTGAAGAGTATATTGATAGTTCTGGAAACAAAAAGAAAAAATGTATTGTTGAATCAGAAGAAAGAGAAGTTAAAAACACACTATGGGATGGTATGGGTATTATTGAATCATCAATTTTGCCGGGATGGATAAATGGGATGGCTTTATTACGAAATCATTTATTTAAGATGTGCGGTTTTAAAGGACATGTACAATTATTCTTTAAAGATTGGTGCAAAAAAAATAATCATGACTATAATACATATCAAGTTGAAGATATGTTTGGATGTAAACATTATTTAAAAGACATCAAGATTATCACAACAGATAATTCTATAAAGTGGAAAAAATTTATTGATATTATGGGCGGAACATTATCTTCTGCTTATGAATATTGGTGTGATAAAATTCGCGAAGATGGCAACATATGGGGAGTTGTAAAAACAGATCATCAAAGTAAATTTGAAAACTCGCAGCAGTTAAGTTATCAAATGATAAACACTCTTCCGTGCACTAAAGAAGACGTGTATGACATCGCATCAGATACAGTTAAATATATCGAAACATTGAAAACAGATAATGTTGAATTTGAAAAGTTTTTACGAAAATATGCAAATGAAATAAACCATTATCAAATGTTGGCTGATTTATACAGACATAATCCTGATTTCGCCAATTGTGGATGGTTCAGAAATGAAAAGAAAAAAATTATTTTTGAATATGTTAACAGAATGAGAAAAGGCAAAATATTAGTAAATGGAGATAATTTGACTGTCTGTGGAAATCCTTATGCTCTTCTACTCTATTCAGTAGGTGAAAATTGGGAAGAAGATCCTACATTTTCAAAAGAAGAAAATAGTATTCAATGTTATACAAGAAGATTTAGTAACGATGAATATCTATGCGGTTTTAGGAATCCACATAATTCACCGAATAATGTATGTCACTTTCATAATGTATATAGTCAGGAAATGTCTAGATATTTTGATTTTAGCAAAAATATTATGGCTGTAAATTGTATAGGAACTGATGTCCAAGATAGAATGAACGGGGAAGATTTCGATTCAGATTTTAATCTAGTCACTAATAATCCAGTGATGGTTAAATATGCCGAAATTTGTTATAGAGATTTTCCAACCATTGTTAATGATCTCAAAGAAAGCGGAATCACATACAAGAATACATTATTAGAATATGCACGTATGGATAATAAATTTTCTAAATCCAGAATTGGCATTGGCTATTCCAGTAATCTTGCACAATTAGCCTTGACTTATTATTGGACAGAGTTGCAAAAGGATAATCCTAATGAAGAACGATTGCATGAGTTATATGATAATTTTGTGATTTTATCTGTTCTTGCTCAAGTTATAATTGATGGATGTAAAAGGGAATACGAAATTGATGGAATGAAAGAAATCGACAGAATCAGCAAAATGCCATGTATGAAATTAACAAAGCAAGTAGTTGATGAAAACGGTAGAATTAAAAGTGCTAAATTTGATTTTCCGAAGTTTATGAAATATACAAGAGCTATAAAAACAACAAAAAACGGGAAAGAAATTCCACAAAAGGAAATACACGAAAAAAAAGTGAAATTGAAAAATAGAATCAACCCATCTCTTGTTTGCCCTATGAATTGGTTAGAGGAATGCTTAGACACTATCAAACCTGCGGCAAATTCACACTCAACCCCTATTAGTGATTTTTTTATAAAAATGCCTGGTAAACCTAATAACAGACAAATGACAAAAATTAGGAGTCTTATTGAAGAATATGACTTATTTGTTAAAAATTTACATATAACAAATGACGATGACGATATAATAATCGAAGAAATGATTTCTAAATCCGAAAAATTATTAGACAGCCTATGCAAAATTAAAGTTGGAAATATAGTAACTATAAATAGAATGATAGAGGTGGCTCTAGGTCTCGATAAAGGAATCGGAAATGGATCCAAAACGAAGAACATAAACTTAAAATATTCAAGAAAAATTTTAAATTATTTACACAAAATGGACAAAGATAAATTTTTATTGAATTTTAAACCAAAACAAATTTAGTGTTTATGCACAAAAATTGCCGAATTATTTTGTCAAAAGTTACTAAACCCCTTGTAAATAGTGGGTTTTCAAGAAATCAACTTCGTCCGTAATATGGAAGGATGAGAGTTTTGCTTATATTCAAAATTCTTGAGATGAAATCAAGACTCTTAAGACGACAAACGCTATTGCCAAAGCGTTTAATAAATATGGAGATATATCTATAATAAAGCCCCTATTGAAAGGGGCTTGGGCTTTGCCCAATATAAGCACTTGCTTATAAATACAAATAACTCAGTGTAGATTGGCTTGTCACCATGCTGAGAATATATGAATAGTGAGTTGCGGTATAATGCGATAGTTTTATACTGCAGCTTCTGGAATGATGTGAATCATAAACAGAAAGACGGAAACCGTCAAAACTAAATATATGTACAATAATATATTGCCGTAAAACGCAATTGCCAGATCGCTGACATAATAGACGACTCCAGTGGAGTAATAATCGTGATGCCTGTATCGGTGGAATGTTACAGAGAGATAAGTAGCGAAAATCCAAATAAGTCAGTTACGTCGTTGATCGGAAGAAATTCCAGTATAAGATCTGTCGAATGTACGAGTAGCCCAAAGTGACGTGAGATTAATACATAAAGAACAAAAAATTAATTCTTATTATGAATTTTTAATACGCTGAATGACATGGGTGAAAGTTTCTCGTAATCAGTCGAGGCTACAATTGCTGTTTATCAGATGTAAAGGAAGTCTAAGGGTAGCTCCCTTATTCTCAGCCCTTTACAAGTAGTGGCGGAATATTATGACGATATATTTGAGTAGGAAGAAGTTCCATTTGTATTTATAATCAAGTGCTTATGCGCGCACTTGACGATTTCTAATCTCCTTTTCAGTTAGTAATAGCATTGCTGTTCTGGTAGTGCTGTTGCTAACATCTTAGGAGTATTTTAGCCCCATCGCCAAGCGGTAAGGCACAGGACTTTGACTCCTGCATTCAGTAGTTCAAATCTACTTGGGGCTGCTATCATCCGAAGTGTTGCGCTGACCGTCAATCAGTGGCGCATAAAAACCTATCCCAGTATAAATCCAGGTGACACTGGTTTATATGAAGATACGCTCTAGGTTTACTACGTTTTATATAACTATTCACATAACAATTATTTTGTCGTCCTTGTGGATGGGTGTTTTGGACGAGCAAACAATAAGCTGCATTAATCCTCTGTGGTAAGGGGGCGATTTTGAAAAATCGATAGTAGCCGCTTATGCGGTGTCTAAGTTCAAATCTTAGGTGCAGCGTTATATGCAGGCGAGTGGAACGGATTACCACGTCAGACCCATAATCTGAAAATACTGGGTTCAACTCCTAGGCTCTGCAATACTCTCCCACTGTGGAGAAATATACAACGAAAGGAATGTTTTATCATAGTTCTTATTACAGACAAAGAATGTAAATTTTTGTTAAGCAAAGGATGGAAATGGAGAGATCATATTCATCGCACTGTATCCGGAGCAAACAAAAAATATGCAACAGAAAATTATCGATTGATGCAAGATCTGGAGAATTTTAGATCACAGTCGATTAAAGAAACAATTCAGATTAAAAAACGTAAAAAATAACTAGAATTAAAACTAGAGGAAAGGTGGTTTTTACAATCGCCAAAAAGAAAAAAGATTCTATAAAAATTTCTTTTATTGATTCCCCATCATCTGAAGATGTGACGGGAAGTCTTATTTTCATATCTACTCCAAATCATAAATTCATTGTAGATGCCGGGCTTTATCAAACAAATGATAGATATGAGGATTTCTTGGTAAACAATCGCAAATATAAAGAATTCAAACCAAAAGAATTGGATTATGTATTTATCACTCATAATCATGGAGATCATTGTTTGTTGCTTCCTAAATTGTTTAAAGATGGATGTAAAGCAAATGTAATTATTGCAGATGGTTCTGCAGAAGTTTTAAAAGATATGGCTGAAGATTGTGCAGAAATAAACGAGCGTGATGTACTAATTATCAATAATCAGCACGATAAGCATTATGAATCTTTATATGATCTAAACGATGTTCATAATATGATAAACCATACTGTAGGATTCCCAATGGAAGAAAAAATTAAAATTGATGATGAATTATCATTTGAATTAATTCCAAGTGGTCATTTACTTGGAAGCTGTCAAGTGATGTTATATCTTACAGTTAACAATGTAACTAAAACAGTTTTAATAACTGGAGATATAGGAAATAAAATTGTTGGAAATCGATTTGTTGGAGAATACAAGCAAGTTAAAAATGCTGATTATGTTATTGCAGAATCTACTTACGGAGATAAACCAGATATTAAAACCGGTAGAAAAGAAAGAAAAAATGATTTAGAAAAGTTTAAATCAATTATCGATACGCAGATTCATGATTTAAAAGGTCGTGTGATCATACCAAGTTTTGCACAGTCTCGCAGTGCTCAACTTGTGCTTATGGTTTATCAATTATATAAAGATAGTGATTGGAAACCGAAAGTGTACATCGATTCACCATTAGCAATTAAATTGTTTAAGGATTATGAAAACTGTCTGGATGGAAAAGATAAAGAAGACTTCGATGAAATGCTGCATAGTGGAATGTTTCATTTTGTAAAAGAACCTGTGGATAGCAAAACACTTGTAGCAAGCAATGAACCATGTCTGATAATCTCAACGAGTGGTATGTGTCAAGTCGGTCGCATTCGCCACCATTTAAAAAAATGTGTAATTGATCCAAATGCAACTGTTCTGTTTGTAGGATTTAGTACAGATGGAAGTTTAGCTTCTTTACTTAAAGATAATAAACGAAAAACAATTACAATTGATCAAAAAGAATATCCTTGTAGATGTGCATCGTATTCATTGAAATCTATGAGCGGACATGCTCCGTTCAATCAACTTGTTGAGAATTATACAGAAATAAATTGTCAGAAAATAATTCTACATCATGGTTCAAAAAAGGCAAAAGAAGTTTTAAAACAAGCTTTAGAAAAAGAATATGAAAAGAAATGTAAATCAACTCGTGTTGTAATTGCAAATTCGAGTCTAAAAATTACAATTTAATTTTATATTGCAGGGTAACGCATATGAAAGAAAACAAAACGTTATTATCATATATTTTAGGTGCATGTACAATTGTAATATTTCTTCCGATTGTTGAAGAATTAGTTAATGTTATTCTTTCCTGGATTGAATATCTGAAAATTCTTCCTGGAAAACTTGTTATAAAAGGCAATGCAGAATTACAAGAGTTACAGTCAAATTCAGAGACTGAAGAAGTTGATACATGTGCTATCGGGTTTCATTATGAACCAGAAACTGAAGAATATTATGACGAGGAAGAGTAGATAATCACTACTCTTCTATTTTAGTTTAAAGGAGAATTTGAAATATGAAAAATTTACAGTATAAAAAAGTTACAACCACAACATTAAAAGTTGGTGGAATTCTTGATGCAGATAGAATGGTGATTGATGTTGATGGAGTTGAAAAAGATATCAAAACACTTCTCTCTGATTTTGATGGGGATTGTATTGAACTTAATATAAAAATAAAAGATGAAATGGAACTAGAAGAGCCAACAGACTCCGAAGAAGAATAGAGAGTAGGTGGGCATTATAGTACATAACTATAAAAGATTTGATGGTGAAAGCGACGATGAATTAATCCTTCGAATCTGCAATGAAAAAGAAAATATCGGAACTTGGAATGATGTAGCTACAGTACTAAATTCTCTTCTTAATTGTGATTACACTGAATCAGCATATAGAAAGAAAGTGCAGTATTTTAAGAAGGTTCTTGATGCAAACCTGTCAAAATTCTCAGACGGTGCAGCGCAATTAAAAGAACTAAAAGAAGAACGAATTCTTTTGGAAAAGGAACGTGTCAAGACACGCGATGAACGAAATGAATATCGTAGATTAATTCGTGAGGAAGCTCGAAAAGAATCTTATAGAGAACAGATTTTAAGATCCATTTCAGAATATCACGGACAACCATTAGATTATGATAAGAAAAAACAATTTACAGGAATTTTGAAGGCAGATAATGATTTGGTGATTTCTGTAACGGATATTCACGCAGGTATTGAAATCGATAATTGGTTCAATAAATACAATACAGATGTTATGTATGACAGATTTAGACAATATCTGGACAAAATTTTTGAAGTTTATTTGCGACATGGATCAGAAAATATTCATGTAATTCTAAGTGAACTGATTTCAGGATTAATTCACAACTCACTTCGTATTGAAAGTAATCAAAATCTAATTGAGCAGTTCTTATCCGTATCGGATTGTATTTCACAATTTTTATCTGAACTTAGTTATAAATTTAATGAAGTTCATGTTTATGTTTGTCCTGGAAATCATTCTAGGTTGCATGCGAAAAAGGAAGAATCTTTAAAAGGTGAGAACATGGACTGTCTCGCTATTCCATTTTTGCAAGCCAAATTGCAGAACTTTAAGAATATCGAATTTCACGAAAATAAAATTGATGAATCAATTGCAATGTTTTCTGTTAGAGGAACAAAGATTTTTGCGGTGCACGGAGATAAAGATGACCCTAAAACGGTTGTGCAGAAACTATCGCTTATGACACAAATACGTCCAGATATTTTATATATGGGTCATCGTCATGTAAATGCGATGTCTACTGTTTATAATGTGAAAATTTTACAATCAGGTTGTATTTCTGGAACAGATAACTATTGTCTGGATAATCGATTGCAGAATAAACCAGAGCAATTGATTTCTGTTATTACTGACAACGGATTAGATTGTGTATATGATGTTAAATTTCATTAATGAGGTATATAACTATGGAATACAAAGATGGATTACCGGTATTGAATTACGAAGAACTTGTTTCTTATATCATGGAGGAAAGTCAATATCCAAAAACAGATATTGAGAGAATTCTGGATTTAGAGACAGAATATATGGAGAAAATTGGAATTATTTAGAAAGAAAGGATATCGGCTATCTGAAGTGTAGAAAGAACTTTTAACGAGAGAGTTCAATCCGCGGCTCAGGATAAGCAGATTTACAGATTACCTGCGGGGTAATCTACGCCAGTGCTCACGTACATATTTCCACTTATTAAAGCGGAATCTGTCGTATGCACTAACATGTACAGGAGTTTCTATAGAATAAAAACTTGCCATACGTATCACCTGCCTTCCAAAATAAACTACATCATCTTGGAAAACCGATATCCTAGAATGTGGAGAAATCCACGGAATGAATTATATCATAAATTATAAAAAATTTACAAATTAGTTGATAGAAAAGGAGATATTTTAAAAATGACAAGATCAGATTTAATTAAAACAATTGCAGGAAAAGTAGACGGAGTAACACAGGAAAAGGCAAAAGAGATTGTTGCTGTAACTCTTGATTCAATTGCAGATGCACTTACCGCTGGAGATAAAGTACAGTTCGTCGGATTTGGAAGTTTTGAAGTAAGAGAAAGAGCTGGAAGAACTGGACGAAATCCACAGGATGGAAGTGAAATTTATATTGAGCCATCTAAAAATGTAAAATTCAAAGCAGGAAAAGAATTAAAAGATAAAGTAAATGCTTAAGATTGGCGGTGTATCTATTTGAAAAAAGAAATGATTAAGAAAACATATGATAATATCTATGAATTATGTGAAGATGTTGTGGATACATATGACGTACTAGAATCAAATTATGACAATAATATTGTTTCTATTATTGCTAAATACGATGAGGCAAGTCTCATTGTTTCGGAATTATGTACAATGGACTTCTCCATTTTTTCATGCGAATTACACGATCCGGAGTTTGCTGGATATACTGATGAATATTTGATTGAGATTATTGAAGATAAAATCTTTTGTGAGCCAGCAAAACGTAACGGTGATTACATTGGTTCTGGCAGTTCTATTGTATATGTATTAGACGACTGCAATTCGAAAGTCATCTCTAAATTTGAAGCAGACTATGCATATGAAGTACATTTGTATGATGAGAATGATGAAGATAATATGGAATATGATTGTGATGGATGTATCTTCTGTGATGAGTGCGACGAGTATGATGAGTATGGTTTTTTGTTGGATGATTGTGTAGATAACAAAGACATGCATGGATTTTCTGCCAGCAAGAGTGATGATTATGGTTATCACTCCGTATCATTTTATTCAACAGAGCGAGTTAATCATGATGATATGATGGATTTACTTCGTATTTTTGGATTATAAATTTTCTGTTATATATGTACATTTCAAAGATCCGTAGGTGTCAAAACTTACGGGTCTATTTTTGTGTTCTCAGTTAGGAGAATAAGAATTAGAAACATCAGCGAAAGGAATGTGTCGGGTAAGCTCCGACCGCGCTGCATGTTCCAATGCAACATTGGATTTTCAGGAGAGATACGGTGGTTTAGCTACCTACCGGATAAGTGTAACCTCATTCGCACTTCTCTCCTATTTCTATGGAGTGAGGAGAAATAAAATATTTGAATAAAAGGAAGTGAGATTATTGAGTGAAGAAATTGCAAAGCGTTCAGAGGACATAACTGATGAGATTTGGAATCAGGTTAATGAATTCAATAGAGAAATGGTTCAGGATTATCTTGATAATCAAACTGACCTTTCACTAAAGACTCGTCCGGCGTATCGCTCTGGATTAAGAGTCTTTTTTGTATATGTAAAAGATCACTTGAACAATAAAGATTTTACACAAATAAAGAAAAAAGAATTTCAAAAATATCTTAATTGGTTGACTAATAGAGGTTTATCTGATTCAGCAATTAAATTTAAAAAATCATGTGTAAGTGCATTTTGTAATTATATAATGTTAATGTATGAAGAAGAATATCCTACATTCAGAAATTTTACTGTTGGATTAAAAGTAGTACAAACAGGATATGTTCATGAGAAAAACCCGCTGACACCGGAAGAATATTTAATGCTATGTAAAGAATTAGAAAAACGTGAAGAATGGCAAAAATTAGCATATTTAGTTTTTTCTTATAGCACAGGATGTAGACGAGCTGAGGCACGTCAACTTTTGAAAGAAGTTGTTGAGTATAAACCAAAAGAGAAAGAAACAAAAATTAAAGGTGAAGATGGTGTAGAGCATGTTGCAATTTCTCGCCAATACTTAACACATACAATTAGATGTAAAGGCGCATCGTTGGTTGGAAAACAACGTAAACTAAAATTCGGAGAAGATGCTATGTATTGGTTAAAAAAATGGATTGAAGCGCGAGGAGAAGATGAATGTCCTTATATGTTTGTTGTAAAACAAAGAAATGGAGAAACTCGTCAAGTTGGCGAGAATACGTTTAATGATTGGTGTAGTGGACTATTTACAGAAATAGTAGGTAGACGCGTACATCCGCACCTGTTTCGAGAAAGTCGCGCAACTAATCTAGTAGTTTACGAAAATAAATCTCCAGAAGTTGCTCAAAAACTTTTAGGACATAACGATGTTAGTACAACTACAAATCATTACATAATCAGAAATGATGATTTTGACGAGTCTGATGAAGCATTCATCTAACCATCTTTAATTTCCCATAATTTACCAGATCAATACTCTTCTATTCTGTGTTATACTGTTTCCGAGAATCATAGCACCGGAGGTTTATAGAATGGAAAGACTGGTAAAAACAGGATACGTCAAAATGATTGCAATTGATGTTCATGATTTGGAGTCAAAAATCTTAGATGAACGGAATACAAATTTTCTGTGTGATATAGAAAATTTTCAGAATAAGTATTCTAATATATCTACAGTAAAATGTGTGTACATACATATGGACGATAATTATGATATCACTTTCTTAGATTATAAGAAAGTCCATCCACATATACATCCATTTGATTATATGAGAGACATCGTCAAAAAGCATGATGGAAAGTTAATCAAGGGAAGTGATTATTTGCGGATCACACACGAAGATGATTATGTAGAATTAATCGAAATAGATTTGAGAGATTAATGGAGAGCTGTGCTGCTCTCCTATTTTTGTATTTGGCTCCATGGTCAAGAGGCTAAGACATCGCCTCTTCACGGCGGTAACACTGGTTCAATTCCAGTTGGAGTCATTTTAAATTCCGGCTTTCAAAAGAAATGCCGGTTTCATATCGGCAGAAAATAGAAAAAGAAAGTGAGGAAAAATAATGGTAACATTACAGAAAATTGGTGGGGACATGAATCGTAATGTATTAGAGATTACTGGATTATCTACAGACGAAAAACCTGTTGAATTTATCGAAACAACATACATTACCAATGGAAGCACATATGAAGAAATTGATACTGGTACAGTGTATAAATATAACGAATCTGGCAAGAAATGGGTAGAGCAACCTGCAATTGGTGGTTCAGGCGGAAATATTTCTCTTGATTATACTGCATTAACAAATAAGCCACAAATTTCCGGAATTGAATTAACTGGAAATAAAACCTTGGATGATCTTGGTATTCAGAAAAAAGGTACTTATATTACAAAAGAAACTGATCCAACTGTACCGGCATGGGCAAAAGCAGAAACAAAACCTACTTATACCGCAGACGAAGTTGGAGCCTTACCAAAAACTACGACTACACTTCCAAATCCTAAAAAGATTAAGTTTACAGGTGCAGTAACAGATGAGTACGACGGTTCTGTCGAAAAAACAATTAACATTCCGACAGGAAGTTCTTATACTCTTCCACAGGCAACTGACAAAATTCTTGGTGGAGTTAAAGCAAAAACAAAGACAAACGAAACCGTAGAAGTTGCAATTGATACTACAACAGGTAAATTATTCGTTCCGACTTATCAAACTGGAGCAGGAGTTGAACTTGACAAAACACTTGCTGTGGAAGGAAAAGCTGCTGATGCAAAAGCTGTTGGAGACGCATTGAAAACTAAGATTGGATCCGATGCTCTTACTCCATATATGAAGACAGTTGATGCAGATAAAAAGTATACATTAAAAACTGAATTGCCAAAAAAAGGTGTTGCAGTTGCAGACGCTGGAGATGCAGATGTAAAAGATAAACTTAATGCTTTGTTGGCAAGCCTCAGAACTGCTGGGATTATTGCTCAGTAATATATTAAATTATTAAGGGCGGTACTACTACTGCCCTATTATTATGCTTAGATAGTTCAATGGTAAAACGACTGACTTTTAATCAGTTGCTCCCAGTTCGAATCTGGGTCTGAGCATTGAATACGAAATAGTTGAGAAAGGATGTGAGATATTTGACTCAAAAATTAAAACGATCAAGAGATGAAAGAATTGAAGAATCAATGAAATCTCCACAGAAAATAGATATCTCTGTTGATATGCGATTTCCACTATCTAATTCGACAAATACAAAAAAGTATAAATGTTATATGTGTGGAGAATCTTGGGATTCTCAGAAAAGTCATTTTTCAAAATCTGCACATCCCAAATATCAAGCAAATAACGGATATATTGAAATATGCAATGATTGTCGTGATAAATATTATAAAAAACTTATAGATTTTTACTCTGGAAACGAAGAACATGCAATTAGACATATGTGTATGGAATTTGGATGGGTATATCATATTGATGCTTTAACTGCTTCAAGACAAATATCTGCGGATAGGAGCCGTATCAGTCACTATTTGGCAAAGAAAAATTTAGGGCAAACTGCAAGAATTGGAACTACATATTTTGACAGTATGAAGTTTGAGTTTAATGAAAAACAAGGTGAGATTGTAAAATCCCGTGAACAGGCGAAATCTGAAGAGTCTACTATTACTGCAACAGCCGTTGATCGGTGGGGGGTTGGTTTCACAGAGTCTGATTATAAGATAATGGATGAACATTATAAAATGTTAAAACGGCAAAATCCAAATTGTGACGCCAATCAAGAAATTTTTATTAAAAGTTTGTGTTCGTTATTCATGCTTCAGACAAATGCATTAAAAAGAGGCGATTCAGATAAGTATATTAAACTAACTGATCAGTATAGTAAGACATTTACAAAAGCCGGACTATCTACAATTCAAGAAACAGATAATAGTGCAAATGAATGTCTCGGAGTAACTCTTGCTACTATATCTCAGTATACTCCAGAAGAATATTATAAAGATAAGGAACTATATAAAGACTACGATAAAATTGGGGAATATTTTGATCGATTTGTAAAAAGACCTCTTAGAAATCTTATGACAGGAACAACAGATAGGGACACGGAATATTTTGTAAAGGACAACGCAGATGATGTCGATGAATAATAAATATGCTGATGAACGTCAACAAAATCTTTACAAGAAATTTCCTTCAACTCATTTTTTAAGCAATCCTACAAACGTTCATAATACATTTCTATGGTCTACATTTTTCTCAAGAAATCTACATAGGCTCGCTATGGATTATTTGGGAATTAGGCTACATTTATACCAACAGCTTATTCTATATCTTATGGGCATCTCACAGCTTGTTTGTATCGTTGCGTGTCGTGCTGCAGCAAAATCTTTTATAATTGCTCTATACGCTTGTTGTAAAGCAATTATAAAACCTGGTTCAAAAATCGTACTTGGTTCTGCAACACGCGGACAGAGCAAACTTATCATATCGGAAAAGATAAAGAATGAATTGATGAACATGTCTCCTGCTTTAAGAAAAGAGATAAAGGATATAAAGGATAGTGCAAACGAATCCATAGTGTATTTTAACAATGGATCAACTATTAAAGTATTTACAGCAAATGAATTTGCCCGTGGTCTTCGTAGTACGGATGCTGTACGAGAAGAGTTCCGTCAGATTGACAAAAATATTGATGATAGTGTCATTTCTCCTTTCCAGACAATTAGACAGGCTCCTTTTATGATTGACCCATTTTATGAAGGAATTGAATGTCTAAAAGAAGATCCAAAAGATATATACATTTCAAGTTCATGGTTAGATGATGGACATTGGATGTGGAATTTAGTTGATCAAGCTTATACTGATATGTTGAATAATAGGACTTCTGTAATGCTTGCTTTTGATGAAAGTATTACTCTGAAACATAATATTCGTACTCAAAGGCAGATGCAGCAGGAAAAGAAAAAGCAAGATCCTATTACATGGCAAATTGAATTTTTAAATCTTAGAGTTAGAAACAACTCTTCTGCTTTCTTTACTTATTCTATGCTTAGTGATGTTCAAACATTACGTCAAGTATTTTATCCAAGAAACCATAGAGATGTAAAATTTAATAAAAAAACAAAACATTTTGCTCCAAAGCAAGAGGGTGAAATTCGTGTAATATCTTGTGATATTGCTTTTGTAGAAGGAAAGAAAAACGATAACTCTATATATTCTTGTATTCGTGGAATTCCAGAAACTATGAGGTATGAAACTGATGACTCGGAAGTTGTAGTAAAACAAGGATATAAGAGACAGTATTCTTATATTGAATCAAATCAAATAGGAGATACAACAAAACAGGCAATACGAATCCGGCAATTATATGAAGACTATGATGCCGATTATATTGTGCTAGACTGTCGAAACGGCGGAACACAGGTCTGTTATTCACTTGGTAAAACACTATATGACGAAGAACGCGGAAAGGAATATCCTCCTCTCAAATGTATGAACAACGATACCTATGCTGATGTTGTTAAAAATCCTAATGCTCCAGCCGTTATCTATGCAATCAACGCCACTCAGAAACTAAATAGTGATATTGCATACAGTTTCAGACGTTCTTTAATGGAACATAGAACAGAATTACTTGTGAATTTGAATACAGCAATTGAAGAAATATTGTCTGAAAATGATAACTATAAAAATGAAACAGATTTAAATACACAGTTTGAATTTGAACGACCATTCCTAGAAACTCAAGCAATGATCAGTGAATGTGCAGAACTGTTGTATGAAAAATCACCGCAGACTGGAATTGTAAAAGTATATGAGCAAGGTTCTAATTGTAAGGATAGATACACATCTTGTAGTTATGGATCGTATTTCTTTGATCAGTTAGAACTTGATTTACTTTCAACAGATTCCGATTACGAATTTACGTGTCTTATAAATTAACAGAAAGGAGAGACGGACATGCCAGAAGTTAATAAAGAGCAATCGGTAGAGATTCAAAACGAGTCCTCTCCTACTGCTAATATATATGAATTCAACAGTTTTGTATCGCCGATGGACATAAGCAGCTTATTCTCTTGCGGTATTTATGACTATTTTTCTAAAGAAGAAATAGATTCTATTTTACGTGATCCTATTGGAAATCACGATACTGCAATTCGATTATCAAATTTTGTATATACAAAAAATGGTATCGTGTCTAACTCAGTCGATTATATGACTGCTCTTCCGTGCCTTGATCGTATTTTAATAAGTAAAAATAAACGAAATACAAAGACAGTCCAGGCGAATAAAGCACTAATGAAATCCACTCTTGAAAAAATTGATGATAAACAGTTTATTAGGAATGCACTATTTACGTGTATGTTAGATGGAATCGCTTTTTTCTATTTTGAAACGAAAAAGAAAAATTATGACAAATCCAAATTTATGACAGACTACGATGTAGAAAACATTGTAGAAATCAATGAGGTTGGAATCAATGCTACTATCATTTCTCTTCCATGGAGATATACAAAAATTGTTGGAAAGAAAAATGGTAGGTATGTGCTTGCGTTCAATCTGAGATATTTTGATGATTATACTGGTGAAAAACTGGAACGTAAATTAAGAAAGTATCCAGAAGAAATTGTAAAAGCATACAATAGTCGAAAAAATGGTACAACTGGCGGAGACTGGGTTGTGCTTGATAACAATCATACAATGTGCAGAAAAATTAAGTGTAAAGATTCTGAGCCTTGGGGTCGAAGTTTAATTATCGCTGCACTTGCAGATGTATTATATAAAGATTATTTCACTGACACAAAGAGAAACGTGTTAGATGAAATTAACAATAAAATTATCTATCAAACATTTCCAGAAGGTAAGGACAAAGGGACAAGTTCTCTTACTGGAAAACAGCAAGAACAGCAACATGCTACTGTACGTCAAGCTGTAATGAACAAAAACTCTCGTGGAGGAATTTCTTTCTTTAGCGTTGCTGCTGGAACGAAATTAGACTCTATCGATGTTTCTACAGATATTTTTGATAGCAAAAATGAGTCTGATTTAAATGATCAAATTTCACTTGATTTAGGAATTTCTTCTGCTCTCATTGGTGCAATGACAACAGGAAACTATGGTGCATCACAGAGCAACTTAGAGATGATTACCGCACAGTTATATACGTGGGTGTATGAATGGCAGAATGAATTGAATTATGTGATTAATAAAAATATTATTCAAAATGATAAAAACCGTATTGAGGTTTACTACTTTCCTACTTCATTCGTAAATAGGAAGAACTTCTTTGAAATGATGTCGAAGTTGTATACGGATTCCGGAGGATCTATGAGTTTTCTCGTTGCTAGTACAGGTGTGGATCCTGACGCATATTTTTCAGTTTTAGATGAAGAAATTGAAAGTGGAGTGTTTGAAAAATATAAACCACATCAAACATCTTGGACAATGAACGGATCTAATTCTGATAATGCTAAAAAACCGGAAACAGATAATCCCACAGAAAATACAATCAAAAGTAGAGAAAGTGGTGGAAACTTAAACCCAAGTCCAAGTGATAATAAATAGTTAAAAGGAAAATTAGTTTTATGTTAAAGATGAAAAATTAAATAAATTGTTAAACAAGTGGTCTGCTAATAAGTAGATCACTTTTATTTTATGTAAACAAAGGAGGATAAATCTTATGTTAAATAATATCCTCGAAATTTCTCAGCGATCTAATAAAAACGGACGTGTTCCAATCAAAATTGCCCTTCTTAAAATTCATGACGATCCAAATGAAACTAACAAAAATGGTATCCATTGGAAAAAGGAATATGTATTAAACGCAATTGATTCAGTTAAAGGAATGCCATTGTGTTGTGAGTTTGCATCAGAAGATAAATCATGCCCTCTCGGACATGGGTTAACAGGAGAAGTTGTGGATTCAAATGGGGTTCATGAACCAGTATTTGAAAACTCTGAAGTCGTCGGAACTTTTGAGAAAGCAGAAATCGAAACAATTAAAGATATCAATGGAGATGAAATAGAGGCTTTGTGTGGGTACGGGTATCTATATTATCAGAGATATCCTAAATTGGTTGATTGGGTGCGAAAGGGATTTGCAGTAGGTGAAGTGTGTACTTCTATTGAAATTATGGGACTAAAAGAAAATGATAACAAAATCATATATGAAGATGGATATAACGAAAATATGAGATCACCCATGATTTATTCATTTTCGGGGTGTGCGCTCTTAAGCATTTCTCCAAGTGACGATGCGGCTGTGGTACTTGAGATTTCGCAGAGAAAAACTACAAACAAGGAGGAAAAGAAAAACATGGAATTCGATAAGAAAGAATTTGAGGAAGTTCTCAAATCTACTCTTGCAGAAATTAACAGTGAAAAGAAATCACACGATGATGAAGTTTCTGAGCTGAACAACAAAATCACAGAACTGAATTCACAGATTGAAGCAAAAGATGTTGATATTGCTGCTAGAGACACACAGATTGCAGAACTGAATGCAAAAGTTGAGCAGATGGAAAAAGACATGAAGAAGAAAGATGATGAAAAAGAGGATCTCGAAAAAGAGGTAACAAAAGCAAAAGCATCTGAAAAACTTTCTGAGGTCGAGGCTGCTCTGAAAGACTTTAGCGATGAAGAAAAAGAAGTTGCTAAAGAGGACATTAAAAAATTAAAAGATGAAATTAATGCATGTAAAAAGAAATCAGAGTTAAATAATGTCACATCTGAAATCAATTCTATTAAATCTAAAATTTGCATGGAAATTGTTGCAAAACAGAAACAGGCAGAATCTGAAGCTCGTATTTCTGAGCAGAATTCAGAAGAAGTAAAAATTGAAGATATTTTCTCAGAAGTATGCAGCGAGAAATATGTCGATGATGACGAAGAAGTAAACATTTTTTAAGAGGAGGACGAATTAGATGATTAAATTCAGAAGAATTTCTCAGATCGAGAAATTATACCCATTTATGGATGCAGTTATTGATAAAGATGCACTGAATGGAGATTTTGGTGCAGTCACATCTGGAAAGTTTGCTCCAAAAGCAGACGCAAAACAGGCGATTATGCAGGTCGAAGTTGGTGATGATATGGACATGCCAGAATATAAAATTCCTGCTGGATCTCATGTAAGAGTCGTAGACTTTGAAAAACTTGAGGGACAGGAAATCGAAGTATACGGCGCTCAGTTACCAGCAACTTTTGCAAAAGGAAATAAACTGAAATCTGATGCAACAGGAAAATTAATTACAGGTGCTAGTGTAGCTCCTTATTTTGAAGTAACTGAGATTATTGGAAACAAAATTGGTCTTGTTGCCAAAGTTGTTACAAAACAAGGCTAATTGAAGGAGGGTATATAAATGAGTTATACATTTGAGTTAAATAACGAACGTAGAGATGCTTCTTTTGTAAGTGGAAAAATTAATGCCAATTCTCCAGTTGTAGAAGTATTCTCTGCTATGACAGATGGTAAAGAATTAGCAAAGTTTGGTAAAAAGGGAGATGCTGCTGCTAAATATATTAAAGAATTAAATAGCAGAGCTGCAACAAATGATCAGGTAGCAATTTCCGAAATCAACGAATTAAGACGTTTTAAAATGCAGCCAGTTCTTATGCAGGAAATTAAACTGCTTGGAATTTATGGAAACTACAAACCAATTGGATACAATGAGTCTTGTGAAGTAGAAATTACAGAGTATGTAAATACTGGTGCTGAAATTCAGGCTGCTGGACAGGATGTAAAATTCCCGACAATCAGAAAGAGACGTGTTCCGATTGCAACAACTACTATTTCTGGTGGTTATGCAGTTGACTACAGAAAAGCAGCACTTGGAGATATGAGTGATGAGAACGAGCTTCAGGAACAGGTTCGTACAGATATTAGAAATAAAGCTGCTAAATATGTAGTAGATGAAACATACAAAGCAGTTAAAAATGCAAAAGGTGTGAAATATTTCTTCGAGGGAGCAGGTCTTACAAAGACAGGTGTTGATGGTGTTATCGCAAATGTTAGACGTTTTGGTAAACCAACAATCTCTGGTGATTATGCTATGATTGCACAGTTTAATGGATTCGCTGGATATGAGGGAACAACACCGACTGTAAACGGAATCTCTCGTACAATCATGGATGAGATTCATAATACAGGACTGATGGGCGTATACAATGGAGCCACTCTTGCAGAGATTCCAAATCCGTATGATCTGACAACTCTGAATAAAGATGGTACAAACTTTGAGACAATGTTACCGGCTGGACTTGCATTTGTAATTCCGCAGGGTGGACAGTCTCCAATTCATACTGTAACAAGAGGTGGACTAACATCATTCTCTGGAAACGATGTTACAACAGGAATGCAATTATCCAGATTTGACATGGAGTTTGGTTGTCTTGTAGTACCTGGAAGAGAATATGAAGTGGGTATGCTTCATGATCAGAACCTTGATTCTCTTGGAAAATAATTTCAAGTAAATCTAAGATAGTTTTCGCATTATTTTAAATGTGGAAACTATCTTATTTTAGTTTAAAGGAGAAAACAATTAAATATGAATGAATATTTCTATTGTTATTCAAAAAAATTATCATACTTTATTATGGCATATGATATTCCATATGTTTCAAAATCTGTAAACAAGAAAAATGGTATGCCATATCATACATTCAAGAAGTCAGAACGACTGGATAAAGTAATTGCATTATATAAAGAAATTATACATACTGTTTAAAAATAATTAGTTGATAAAATTACATTAATTGCTATGGAGGAAACAGAAAATGATTGAAGACAAAAACACAGTACAGGAATTAAATCTTGAGCAGAAAGTAACTATTAAAAGTATCGCAAATTGGACAACAGGTTTCAAGAGAATTGAAACAAATGGCGATGTAACAATTCCTGCAAATGGGACAGTTCGCTTACAAAGAAGTGAAATTATTACACAGATTCAGAACGGTAATAGATTATTGACAGGAATAGACGACAGAGGTTCTCATGCAACACTTTATGTTGATGATAAGCCAACAAGAATTGAAGTTGATTTTGAGAGTGAAGATGGAAAACAGGTGCAAAATATTCTTACAGTAGATGCTGTCAAGAAATTGTTTGAATACAAAACCTTAAAGACATTCGAAGAGAAACTGAAGGATCTTGTCGTTACACGCGCCGAAAAATTTGCAATTTTAGAAATTATTAAAAGAGAAAAACTTAACGATTTTGAAAAAATTAGAATCGTAGAAAATTACGTAGAACATAAGATTTAGGAGTGATTTGAATGGGTAATACAACAGCTAACGAAGTGATACAATCATTTGAGTCTTCTTTTGCAGATAAAACAGTATTGCCTTTATCACTAGAAATGGAATGGTTTAAGAAGGCAATTGGAAGGTATTCTGCAGAATTAAGTGATTTACATTTTGACGTGGAATTAAATCAATTTGATTCTGAATTGGATAGATATGTTATTGATACTTTGGCAGAATTTATGAAACAATCATATCAAGAACGTCAGTATTCTAAAGTCAATAAACGAATCAGCATAACCGGAAAAGATATTGGAATTGATGGGTCTAACGGATCTAAAACTGCAACAAAAGCGGAACTTGATTACGTCGCAGAAAAGGCAAATACGATGGTTGGAAACCAGAAAGTAACTGCTTTTATTTAGGAGGACGCGATATGCAAGAATGGTATTTATTAAGTCAGAACACTCGTCCAAATGTAACCGGTGGATTTGAGAATGACATGTTTGTAGAAAACAAGGATGATGCTTTTGCGGAATCGTTAGAAACTGATATTGCGGTTTCTGTTATTCTTTATAATAGCGATTTGAGCAAAGGTAAAAACATTCGTTGCATCGTACAAGGAAATACAGCAGATACACAATTGAAGTCACTGGAAAGAACAGTACTTTTTTCTATAGGAACTGTAAAAGCTGGAATGTATGTATTTTTTGAAAATAGGTATTGGCTGATAAATGGCTATCCGGGAAATAACGGAATATACGAAAAAGCTACAATGGTATTGTGTCAATATTTACTGCGATGGCAAAATTCTGAAGGAAAGATTATTGAGCGTTGGTGCAACGCAGTTTCAGCCAGTAAATATGATGTAGGTGAAAATGGGAATTATACGATTACGCTTTCATCTAATACATATACGATTCTCATACCGGGAGATTCTGAATGTCTAAACTTGGATAGAAAAAGGGTATTTATTGACAAAAGAAAAATAAATCCGGAAAAAGTGTTCAAAATGACAAGAACAGACGATATCTTATATGATTATGGAGATGAATATCATGGTAGTGTTTTAAGTTTTATTGCAGATAAGACAGAATTAAATCTTAAAACAGACAGTCAGGAACTTGGCATTTGTGACTATATAGATATTGATCATTCAGAACATGACAATGATAAAGGAACTGTTTTTGCTAAAATTATCGGAAGTGATTCTATAAAGATTAATAGAAAAAGAACATATTATGTTAAATTTTACAGCGACGAGAGTTGTACTGAAGAAATTGAATGTACTAATTATACTTGGCATGTATCTGATGATATCCAGGTAAAAAAAACAATCTACGAAAATTCAATTGAAATACTAATATCTGATGAACAGTATATCGGAAAAATTTTATCTCTGAAAATCATTTCTAACTCACATCCAATTTCTGAAAAGAAAATCGAAATTAGTAATTTATTTTAAGGAAGACATTATGAATAAAACAGTATTAAAAGATATTGGAATTTTTAAATCAAAGCTTCTTTTATCATTTTTAGATTCGTCTGATATTTGTGAATTACTATTAGGTGATAATTATATGCCAGATGATGTTGACGATCTGGTGTATTCTCAAATCTTTCCTTATTTATATATAGAAGATACTCAAACAGAGGTTAAACCATATCTTTGTTTTGAAGTAAATTTCAAACAACAGACAAGGACTATGAAAACTCTTCAGATTATTGTCTATGCGTACTGTCATAAGGATTGCATGAAATATCACAAAGACGGATATTCTGGAACAAGAGCTGACATTTTAGCTGATATGGTTGAGCGTCAATTACATGAAACAAATAAATATGGTATAGGAGAATTGAATTTGGAATCTGTAAATTACTACTTTCCAAATAGTAAATATTACGGAAGACAATTAGTTTTTACAACATCAGATTTTAAATTCAAAAATATTTAGCGAATTATGAAATTAGATTATTTTGATCTAATCTCCCCTCTCCCACTTGATCTTGTTGGAATTGGAAGAATTAAATCTCCAAAGCTCATTGAGATTGCTGACATATCTTATTACGTCTATGCACAATATGTGTCGTGTCTAAGAATGACTCCAAGTGATTATATTGAAGATTTTAAAATAGAAGATCCAGATATTAATTTGTATACAAAATTTGACCTTATTTTGTATGATTCAAATTTTAGAAATATGATTAAAAATGCTCTCAATTTTTTCTTTGTAGAGGATTTCGAATGGTTTGATGAATATAAATCATTCCTATACACAGAGGAAATTGTTAGAGAAAATGGCGATACTGAACTTCTAGCAAAAGGAATTATAAATTCTAAAAATTATTATGATGTGTTGGATATAATTCTTCAACGAGTGCATATTACACCGGACAATACAGAAGTGACTGATATTACAAAGATCAAAAATAAACGTGGATTAAAAATATACAAGAGGTTGCAAAAGGTAAAACGTGAATTCAAAAAAAGTTCTGGCGGAAATCCAGATTTGTCTTTACCTAACATCATATCGTCCGTTGCTGTAAGAAGCTTGTCATTAAACTGGATAAATATATGGGATATTACAATTTATCAATTATTCAATGAATTTGAAAGGCTTCAGATAATTGATCAATATGACATTGCTTCTACACAGGTGTCTGTATGGGGAGATAAAGAAAAGAAATTCAAGTTTGGTGCTTGGAGTTCAAATATATATAACAAAAATGACGCTGAGTAATTCAGTGTCTTTTTTATTGCAAAAAAAACAAATCTTATATAGGAGGAAATTAAAATGGCAAATCAATTTGGAAAACAGATGGCAAACCGAGAAGTCTGTGACATGGTGTTTGTAGATTATAAAACAAAAGAACCATTTCTTTTCTGTGATTACGCAAATACATCAAGTCAGGAATTGACAGGTGAAAACGTATTTGCGTACGGCGGGAAAGGTCATCCAAAGAAAATTACATTCTCTGGAGAACGTGCTGGTACTCTTACGATTGAAACGCAGATTCAGACACCTAAGCTTTGGGAGCTGATGACTGGAGGTAAGAGTTCTAAAACAGCAGAAATTATGAAGAGAGTCAAGGTAAAAGTTGGCGAAAGCAATAAAGTTAGTATTACTGACACAAAAGTTACTCTCACAAAAGAAAATGTATGGGTTTATGACGGAGCAGATTCTAACATGGAAACAAAACTTGGGGTAACTACTGTTTCTGGTCAGGACATTACATTGAAAGATTCAAAGGCAGAAGGAACAGAAGTTGTTGTATTCTACCTTGCTACTAGAAATGATGTATACAATATCAGTATTAGATCTACTGACTTCCCGAAAGCGTTTACTGTTTACGGCGATACATATATGAAAACAACAGATGAGGATGTGCTTCCATATCTGTTCAAGGCATATAAAGTAGTTCCGCAGGCTAATATGTCTCTGTCTTTTGCAAGTTCCGGAGATCCGGGTACTGTAACACTTACTTGTGACATGATGGTTGACGATGATGGAAACATGCTTGACCTGACTCTGTTACCGGACGAGGACGAACCGGGGGAATAGAACCCCCTGAAGATCTCGCCTTGATAGGCAGGGGGAAAATCGGAAAGGCAAAAGTCGGAAAATCAGAATGAATAAGGAGTGAGTAAAAATGGCATATACACCAACGACATGGAGCGATGGAGATGTTATTACTGCTGAAAAGATGAACAAGCTGGAGCAAGGTGTAAAAAATGAACAGGTTGGCGCACCTGGAGCAGCCGCAGGATTCGGAACACCAACTGCAACGGTTGACGCAAATACTGGAGTTCCATCTGTAACTGTAACAGCAAGTGGAACAAACACAGCAAAGGTATTTAATTTTGCATTCAAAAATTTAAAAGGAGCAAAAGGAGATCCTGGTGCGACATACACTCTTCCGGCTGCGAATAAAACAACACTTGGAGGCGTAAAACAGTCTACTTTGGTTCCTGAAGCTGCAGGAGAAAATGTCACAAAGGCTGAGTTCAAAGCTTTGCTGGACGCTTTGAAAGCAGCCGGTATTATGGCTACATCTTAAAATAACGAGTGATAGATATTTAGTGTGAAGAAAGGGGTAAATATCTATTATCGGTATTTACCCCATTTTTTTACTCTGCTCCGAATAAGTGAGGAGTGAACTCGAAATTAGAAAGTTAGACAATGAATACCGTACAGAATCTTCTCACGAAGTCTGTTATTTATCAGAATACGGAATTAAATATACATTTGTAAAAAAAGAAGATGGTGTGACGGTATGGAAGTACAAAAAGACTAAAGAACTTGGACTTGCTTTAGCTAAGTTCTGGGAACAAAAATGAAATAGGTTGTTCAAGATGATGAACGTAAAAGTGGGTGTCATATTTTTGAGCGCAGTGTCACGCAGTACACAGGCAATAGTATTAAAGGACTACCACTCTCCTATTTGTATGAAAGGAAAAAATTATGGAATTTTTGAATGAATTTATGATGCCGGTCGTACTTGGCATTTGCCTTTGCGTCGGATATATTATCAAGAAATGGATTAAAGATGTTGATAACAAGTACATCCCAACAATCTGTGGAGTATTGGGCATTGTGATAGCTGCATGGATTAATGGTTTTGCATTTAGCCCAGAAATTGTTTTAAGCGGTTTGATTAGTGGTCTTGCATCTACAGGTTTGCACCAGGCATTTACACAATTTATCGAAAAGAAAGAACAGAAAACTGAATAAATATGGAATATTTAGAAATGTTTTTTGAGCTAGATTTTGTTTCTATTATTCTCGCAATTGTTACCATACTTCTTGCATGGCAGTTTTTAGACAAATTGCTTGTATGGTTTTGGGAGAAAACAGGGATTGAATTTAGACATATCAGAAAAAGACGAGAAGAACACGAGCTTCTTATGAAAACCGCTGAGAACTTATCAAGACTACAAGAACAACATCAAGAAGACGTGGAACGTGTTACTCAAAATGATAGGCAAATGCAACAGGAATTTTCAGAATTTGTCGAAGAGTTAAAGTCTGCTCTTACTGCTCAACGAGAACAGATGGATATTTATGCTCAAAATCGGATTAACGATAGAGAGAAATCACGAGAAGTTCAGAGAGAATTGAGTGAATCTATAGATAAGTTAGCAGAAGGGGCAGAAGAAAGAAAAAAACAAATCAAGGCTCTTATGTGTGGAAGTATGGAATTGCTTGGAGATAAAATTGACCAAAGATTTAGTAAATATGTAGCAATGAATGGTATACCCGAAAATGAAGTTTCAGAATTTGATGGATTATTTTTTGCATATAAACTTTTAAATGGAAATCATGGTCGTGAGCAAAAGTATAAATATGTAAAAGAGCATTTACCCGTTCTTCCTGTTGAAATTAACCCCGTTTATGATGAGCAAAATACAGAAAAATAATAAGAATGGAAGTTGCTATATGTGATGTGGTGACTTCTCTTCTTATTTAAATATATTTGTTAATCAAAGTTCAGTAGTTTAACAAATATATTTATGAGCAGATGAGCACATACTGAACCACTACTCTACTGCTCTTAAATATTATATAAGGAAGTGACAATTATAAAAATTATTATAGATAATGATGTTGTTAATAGATATAATGAATACTATTTTAAGCAGCATCCAAGAGCAAAAAAGAAACAGATTGAAAAGTGTATACATCCATCCATAAATATTTGGAGTATTAAACCAAGAATTCAAATGAATGCACTAAAGCAGTCGTGGAAAAATTTTATTATTTGGCTTGTTGATGATTTAGGATATACAAATATGAAACTAAATAATATAGATGTTATTTACGACATATACCATCCAACAAAAAGAAGAACCGATCCAGATAACTACAGCCCTAAATTCATCCATGACGGATTTGTTGAATCAGGATTTTGGGAAGATGACGACAGGGAACATCTACATAGTCTTATGATAAGATGTCATGTTGACAAAGAACACCCAAGAACAGAAATTGAAATTATAACGCATTAATTTTGTCGGAATCTGCGTAACAAAATGTCTTTACTACGTTCCTATTCAGTGATATGCTTGTACTATAAAACAAAAGGAGGTACATGTCATGGAAGTGAAAAGAAGACGTAGACGTAAAACTGCTGTAGAAAAAGATTTTGATCTTTTACTTCAGCAAGCAAATGACGAAGTTGATTCCATTCAAAAACAAATTGAGGATTTAAAAACACAACTCAAAGAAAAAAGATATGAAATCAAAAAGTTAGAAAAAGAAAAAGTCATCTATGATGAAATGAAAACTGAACAGGAAAAACAGGAACGTATTCATGAACTTGCAGAACTTATTGAAAAGTCTGAATACACTGTGGATGAAATCAAAGAGTTATTAACATCCACTCCGAAAGACGAAACTGTTTCAGAATAAAATACCATTAAATATAAACCAAAAAATGCCAATAAATTGAGTCGATTTACTTCGGCTCTTTTTTGATGCAATAAATTAAATTTCGTTTTCATTTGAAAATGGAAAGAGAATAATAGATATACCAATCACCTATCTTTCTGACGGATTATATAGTCATGGTGATTATTAATGTGTTACATATGTAGGAGCGTAACAGCCGTGGTTACGCTCACGGCTTCCTACATAAGAACATTATACTACTTATGAAAAATAAAAACATCCAGAACATTTGTTTAAAGGAGATATATTATATGAAAAAAAATAATTTTAAAGTAAAAGAAAATATTACATTCGAAGATAAAGCAAACGCTATTGAATATATTTGTAACAGTTTATTTGATTTCGATGAAGAGGGAGAAATTATTGATTACTCTCCTTACTATATTGAACCAGCACAGGTTTGTGCAATTCTCAATTATTTTGTAGAAGGAATTGAATTTGAAAATGGTGAATCTATTTATGATGTCGCAGTTGCAGATAAAGAAGTAAATGATGTTGTAAATCAGTTCTTCTTAAAACCTACAACTGCAAAGAATCCAAAACTTACATATCCGCAGGAAGTTATGAAGTTTGTTATGTCTCATGTTGTAGAAAAAGTTGAATACATGAAACAGAAATCTATTCATGCTCCATTATGTAGAAAAGATATGGTTGGCGAAGCAATTGTAGAATTGATCAATGTTTTAGCAGAGAAAGCAAATGAATTGAATGTATCTGAGGCAAATAAATTTATTGAAAAATATAACAATCCAGATTCATCTCTTGAGGATTTTGCAAAACAGTTTATGAAAGATGAATATGAAAAACGTATGGAAGAATTAAAAGAGAATAAAAATGAATCAAGTTCTATTGTAAAAGATAATGATGAATTTCCAGAAGAACCAACTGTTCCCGCTGAACATAAGCCGACACAAGCAGAAGAATTTCTTGCAAAATATAAAGAGATTGAGCGTCGCAATAAAAGCAAGTAGGAACAATTATGGCTAAAAAAGTCGTGTCAAGTTTTTTAGAAGTAAAGAACTTAATTGAAAAAAATGTACGCTCTGGTATGGATGCTGCAAGAGATGAAGTCAAACCAACCTTTGAAGATAATGTGACAGAATATTATAGTGTCGGGAATCCGGTAATATATGATAGAACCGGTACTTTATTGGAATCTCCTAACACTACTCCTGTTTCTGGAGGCGGAAATCATTTTGAATTTAAAGTTGAAATGCAAGATAGTATTTCTTATCACACTGGAACGTATACAGGTGCACAAGTGATTGATGCAACAGAACAAGGTCATTCAGGAACACTTGGTAAACATGGATATTTTGCAAAGACAGAAGCGGAAATTCCTGAAATTGTGGATAGGAATATGTCGAAGTATTTGAAGTGAAAATAATTACCCAGGATGCGGCTAACATCCTGGGGCTTTAAGGATAAAACAAATGATGAAATTTAGTACAAATCTCTCAGATCGAAAATTATAATTAACTGTTGATGCCGTTTCTAAATGACGCAAAGATTTCAAATTTTACATTTTTAGTAAACTGAACCTTATATTTTATTTCTTTTACATTTCTATGAAATGAATTAGAAACAAAAATGAGAATAATTGTAAAAGCTAATATTATTGCAATTAGACTTAAAATTATAATCGTCGTCATTTACTTCCCCCTTTCTGTACAGCAACATGAAAAAGGGATAGAAACATATTTAATGTAATATTTCAAATTATAATTTCCTTTCTGTGTACTATTTTTCATTTCGTATACAAGATGTATACTTCCACAGACGCTTCTGCCAGATACATACCCGTGGCAACGGATTGGTTGTGGTAGATCCAATCGATATGTATCCAATTTCATTATAACAGAATATTGATAAATTATAAATAATTTTTATTACTGCTCTCCTTTCGTGAGGGCTTTTTTGATGTCCAAATTTGAGAGGAGTGATTTTTAAAAAATGAGCGAATATGAAGTACGGGTTAGTACGAATGTTGATACAAGCGAACTAGATGCCGCCCAGAAAAAATTAGACAATTTAGTAAAGAACGATAAACAGATTAAAGTTGATTTTGATATTCAGGGAATGAAGAGCCTGAATAAGATCAACGGAATGTTTAAGAATATAGAGAAATCATTTGGTTCTGCAGGAAAAATTGCTGGACAAAATTTTAATAAAGGATTTGAAAATACACAAAACAAATCTGGTTCAAATAAGTTCTCAGGAATAGATAAAGAATTAGAGAAGTTGAAAAAAGGTTTAAGTACTTTCAAATACGATTCCGCTTCGGCAAAAATGGAAAGCCAACTTAATAAGTATGCAAAGCAGAGCGGAAATAAAATGCTTGAAGAAGCTCGTGCTGCAAAAAAAATATATGATGATTCTCTTAAATCAATAAAAGAATTGTCCTCTAAAGGAAAGTTGGACTTTAATGATGTAAATGTTCAGAATACATTTTCCGATTTGACCAGATCTAGCGAAAAATTTAAAAATGCAATGTCTGCTGTTAATTCAGAATTATCAAAGACAATTTCTGTATCAGAAGCACATTCTGCTGCGAATAAGACTTTATCTTGGTTGCAAGCAAACACAAAAGCAGCGGATAAATATGGTGATCAATTAGAGGAATTAGCAAATAAGCAACGGAACGCATTGACAGCTGGAGATTCAAAAGAATATACATCGCAGGTAAGAGCTATCCAGTCTGCTGCAAGTGCTGAAGGATTAACCGGAATGAGTAAAATCGCAGAATTGAAACGTGCGGTTACTCAGATTAGTGAATTTGTCGGAGTTTACGGCGTATTACAGAATGTCGTAATGGATGGAAGTCGAAAGATGGTTCAAAATGTTATTGATGTCAATGATGTAATGACAGATCTTAGAATGGCTACATCTCTTTCTAATGACGAAGCATACAAGATGATGGATACTTATTATGAACTTGGGGATAAATTAAAAGCAACAGGTTCTGATATTGCCAAATCATCTACAGAATGGTTGAAACAGGGTAAGGCAATTCAAGAAGCATCAAAATTAACCGAAGATTCAATCATTCTCTCAAAGATAGGTGATTTATCACCAGAAAATGCAACAAAAACCATTACTGCTGCTATGAAATCATACAAAATGTCTGAAGATCAGGTTATGGGATTTGTGGATCAGATTAGTGCGATTGATATGGCAAGTGCTACAGATGTTGGAGGATTGGCAACAGCATTTAATGAAGTTGCAGCCAATGCAAAAACAGCCGGAGTAGAAACAAAAAACCTTCTTAGTTATGCTGCTGCTATCGGTGAAACAACTCAGGAGGGAATGGCTTCTGTTGGAACGTCTCTTAACGCAATCTTTTCTCGTATGGGGAATATTAAATTATCACGTCTCAAAGATTATGAAACAGGCGAGGATTTAAGTAATGTAGAAACTGTTTTACGAGGAGTTGGTATTTCACTTAGAGATACACAAGACGAATTTAAAGATTTTGATGTGGTACTTTCTGAAACAGCAGAGGGATGGACAAGGTTTTCAGGTGTACAAAAAAGAGCCGTTGCACAAGCTTTCGCCGGAACCAACCATATGAACGAATTTATGGTTCTTATGGAGCAGTGGGATAATGTTGAAAAATATATTGACATTGCAAACAATGCATCCGGTGAGTCCATGAAAAAGTATGAAGCTTACCAAGATTCAATTTCTGGTAAGATAGAAGGATTTAATAATAAAGTTCAATCATTATCTACGTCTTTAATAAGTTCAGACGTTTTTGGATTTCTTGTTGATTCTGGATCATCACTTATTGGAGTACTGGATACTATTCTTAATAAATTCGGAAGTTTTTCTTCTTTATTAGGGCTGTTATCTGGAACAGTTCTATCAAAAAATGGGTTGGGTAATGATAACATAGTTGAATTCGCCCCTTTCTATAAGATTGCATAATAACGCCATGCAATTAACGTAGAGAGTGTTCATATTATATATCGTAATGTAATATGACCATCCTTGAAAATATATTTTCTAAATTGTCGAATATCGGGGGAAGCCGTAAGCCTATTTATATAGGTGCCGGATCGATGCAATAAAAGCGTATTTATTATAGAAGAAATACGTTCGTGAAGGAATAAGCATTTAATGCGAAAATGGTAGTCCCGACGCACTATAACTAAAACATGGAAGTGTAGTTCCATATATGGGGCGCGAGAGACTGACAAGACATGACGTGATACAGGCGTAATTGTATCATATGGTACACAACATACAGTCCGTACCTGGGGAAAGCCCAGGGTAGTCAATATGAGATACGACAATATTTACTGCTGCTCTATTGACGCAAACTACACAACCTGTTGCTGACTTGCAAAAACAGGACAGGATATTCATAGTGGTATTCCACTCGGCGCATCTCTCGTCGTTTTCTAATAGAGATAAAAAAGACACAAATTGTTTACATTCTACTTGACTTAATACAAAAAGAGTGTATAATAATACATGAGTTAAAAAATATAGCTCGAAACACCACGATGTAAGGACAGGGGATTACCTCCTGTCCTTTTGTTATGTTGTGGAAACAAATAAATAGAATAATTTTTTATTATAAAAACACAAGAGATATTTTAAATATAGAGAAAACAACTATATATAGGAAAAATTTATATAATTAGTGTGTTTTTTATTTTTCCGCACTATATCTAGCGGTTGAACAAATTTAATAAAAAATGTATAATAAGATACACAAAAAATAGTCTAATTTATTTCTCACGTTATATTTCGACATTTTGTTTAATTTTTTTGATGTATAATTGCTTCAAATACCAAGGGGTGATTATATGAAGTTAGGTAAAAAAGGATCCATACATACAAAAGAGGAGGTAAGACATATGGCAGTCTCAATGGCAGTTGTACCGTTATTAAAAGGGGAAGCGGCTACTAAAATCGTAGATGATTTTAAAAGCAGCAAATTAAAACCATTTACAGACGATCAACGTAAGAAGACTAATGCTAAAGTAGCTGAGATACTCAAAGGTAAACGTAATGGATAACACAGAAAACTTTCAATATAAAGAAGAGTTACTAAGCAAAGAGTCATTAAAACATTTTATGTTAGTAGGTGATTTTTGCTGTGGCGCAGACAATCCATTAAATACTTTCTTATCAGATGATGCATTTGATTATGCAGAAGAAAAGCAAGGACACACATACATTTTAATGGACAACGAATACACTTGTATACTAGCATTTTACACAATTAAGGCTAATGCAATTCATACATTTAATACAGATACAAACGAATATATGGCGTTGCCTGTTGTGGAAATAGCAAGAATTGCTGTAGATTTTGACTTCCAAGGGAATGGTTTAGGAAAAATATTATTTTATGATTATATAATACCTAAAATAAAAAAAGTAAGTAAGATTATTGCAATATATGGTATCATTGTATTTGTAGAATCGGAAAATGGTCAAGGAATACAATTTTATAATTCACTAGGATTTAAAAGAGCCAATAATGAAATACAAAAAGCAGTTGGTGATTCTTATAACGAAAAATGTGAATTGTATGTGCTGAAATTAGATGATATAAAAGAGTAGGGAGTAATCCTACTCTTTTATTATATTGGCTGATGTTTTTATTTTATAGAAACATATGTTCAGACTACTCTTCTATTCATTATTGGTATATAATGGAAATACTAAAGATGAATAGGAGTAATATAATGCCGAAATTTAAAGCCAGTTCTGTTATTTCGATGCTGAAACGGTTTACAGATGAAGAAAAAAATAAAAAAACTCAGTCTTGTCCGGAATTGAAGAATGAGATTAAAAATGTATTAGACGATACAAAGATCATTCTATATAAACAATCCAGAGAGGACGCGATTAAATATATTTTATGGCAAGGATTATTGAATAGATATGGGATTTTTGGGAGCAACAGAAGACAACACCGCTTATTTGGTCAAGATAAAACAGATTATTATGCTCAAGAGTACCAACATGGAGATATTGTAAGTATAGACTTCGGAACATCGAATATTGGAAGCGAATTTTCGTTTACTCATACCGCACTTGTTTTGCATGAATTTACTGATTTTTTAATTGTTATACCTATTACTACTGCTAAAGATGGTAGATTAGAGAATAAGCCATTGGATGAACAGGAATCAACATTTGTAATACATAAAAGTGATTTTTCGTTTATAGAAGCTGATTCATATGTATTAATATACCAGATAAAATCTATTTCAAAAAATAGAATCACGAAAAGAATTGGGAATATAACAGGGTCAAAGTTTTTGTGTGACGTTGATAGCGAAGTGTTTAACATACTATTAGATCCGCTTTCAAAAAAAATATCAGAAGAAATAACAAACCTAAATATAAAGATATCAGATTATAAAAATATGATTGAAGAAAAAGATGAAAAAATAAGAGAATTAAATTGCTTGGTGGAAAATTTAAAACAAAATATTAAAAATAATGATAAAAATGTGTTGACAAATCTGGATTTCCATGATACCATATAGGCATAAAAGATAGATATTTTTAGCAATGGCTATTAAATATAACTACATGGAGAGGTCTTTACGAATAAACGTAAAGACCTTCTTACTATTTAAAAATATATTTACGTTTTAATTAAAAAAGACTGGGTTATCATACCTAGTCTTTTCTCATGTATATTTTTAAATTCCAACTACTCTCCTCCCCACTAAAAATAGCTCTTACAGTTATTACGCTTCCACTGTTTACCGATATTATTTTGGTATATTATTGATAATTGCACTAATGTATTCCGGATCATTTATTATTGCATTAAAAATTGTACTGGCGAGTGACATAATTCCATGAATAGACGCAACCCCCATTTTCTTCGCAGATTTTTTCGTTGCATTCCATATTGTCTCTGGTCTAACCGTATTTATAAAATTATGACCGCTCCATGAAATGTCATCAACATGACCTGATAATTTTCTGTCTTTCCCATTATAATTTTTATATCCAGTAATATAGCCAGCGCTCATTAATTGTGTCAGTGTATATGCAACATCTTCTTCGGAATATTTATTGTCTTGTGATAGTTCATTTATTATCGTTTTAAAAGAAATACCTTTTATAGAAAAATATTCACACATCACAAGATTATCCTCTAAATATATTAATGTGTCTCTTACACATTCAGGATTTAGTTTCATAAGTTATACCTCCAAGAAAGGAATGATTAAATGAAAGATATTACTATTCATTATAAAACAGATGATGAAATGACAAATAAAGATAATCCTCTTTATGATCTACGCAGCCGAATAGCGGTTCTAGTCGATGGAAAACCAATTGAAAGATTAAAAAGGTTCTCAATTGATTTTGATGTTAACGACATAGAACCAACTTATTGTGTGGAGCAATATATGGATTTTCCCAATAACGATCAAGACTATACGATATAAGTCTATCACTCTCCTCTCACGGTTTCCATGTATGACCACAGTTAGAACATCTATTGACTGTTTTATTACTTCCTAAGAATCCAGTCAGGATTGAGTAGCCTTTTTGCCCGGCGGTAATTGATGTAGATCCACATTTCGGACAACGTGGTTTAGATTCTTCTGCTTTTTTACGTTCTGCTATCTCGCGGAATTGAGCCATTTTTAATTCATACCCAATTGGATCTTCATCATGCAGTTTTATCATTGCAAATAGTAAATCTCGATTACAATTGGACGCATCACGGATGGTTAGGAAATCGTCAGTGGACATGTTGATGGTTTCCAGATCGTTATCGCAGTATGGACAACGTTTTACATCATCTGAAAATCCGATTATCATTCCTTTGCCAAATTCAATAAGCGATTCAACATCTGAATAATTTGTATTTACTGACTCCATATTCTTTTTTGTTTGCGAACATTTTTCGCAGAATTTAATTTTTGAACTCATATTTTCCTTCCTTATATAAAATATTGCAAGTATTTAATATAAGTGTACATCAAAACTATACGGTTTTCAACTATGATAAGGATACTGGGTTCAGCTTATTTGATGCATACAAAAATAAAACTCCACAAATAAGTGAAGAGTTTTTAAAAGCAAATAAAGTTATTTCAGGATTAGGCGATAATCAACCTGAGAAATGGGTTGATTGGGCAAAATCTATGGGATACGCAGACAAAGAACTTATTACATTTTTAGGTGACGTTGATTCTGGGAAGAAGAACATTAAAGATATGGATACGCATATCGAGTCAGCTTCTAAATCCACATCAAAATTTGGTAAAGTAACTTCTACTCTTAAAAACGTAGGAGGAATGATCGGTTCAAGTCTTTTAAACGCAGGTATCGGTATGCTTGCCGGTGTAGCGATTCAAGGCGTTATTACTATGATTGATGACTACATTCATCGTCAAGAAAAAATGATTGCCAAAGGAAAAGAAGCGAAAAGCTCTATCGATGAGACATTTGCTGAGTTCTCTAAAGGCAAGAATACTCTGGACACACTTGGTCAGTCATTTGCAGATAATGCAGATGATATTGAAACGACAGGTGATGCAATTGATTCTATTGCAAAGAAATACAGCGAATTAAGTAAGAACGTAGATACTGTAACGAATAAAAATAAAGGATTATCTTCTGATGAATACCAACAATATCTTGATATTAGTAATCAGTTAGCATCACAATTCCCATCACTTGTTGAGGGTTATGATTCACAAGGAAATGCAATTCTTAATCTTGGAAGTAATGCTGATTCTGCTGCAGCAAGTCTGAGGAACTTATATGACTCACAGATGTTGTCTGCGAATGTTGAGATTGGAAATAAATTACAAGATAACTATAAAGGCACAGTTGCTCAAATAGATGAGTACAAAGATAAAATTAAAGATCTGCAAAATACCATTGATAAAAATGATAAAGCGATGGCAGATATGAAAATTGACGCTGATGAATTATCTTCTTCTGGTGATATAACATTAGGTTTAAAATCATATGGGAAAAACAGAGCAAAAGCACAGAGAGAAATTGCAAAGATTTTAAGTGATAATGGTGTTGCAATGCAAGAGGCTGTTGATGATGCAGGCAATGTGACAATATCGACATCAGGATTCGATAAAAATGTTGCAAATGAGATAAAAAATACATTGTCAAAATATAAAAGTGAAGCCATTGATTCAATGTCTATTGAAAATGCAGAAGCTGAAAAAAGTATTGCAGCAACAGAACTTCTTATTAAAGAACAATGGTCTAAAATGGGTGAGTCACTCGGACAGTATTTACAAACGTCTGATACTTTTACAAAATTAGATAAATCAATTCAAAATGCATTTCTCGGAAATACAGACAATATAAATTACGAAACTGTTTCAGATAAATATGGCGGAGATTTCATGTCATTTATGTATGGAGAAATCATTCAGCCATTATCTGATATGAAACCTGAAGGTCAAAAAGCAATTAAAGATATGCTTACACTGGACACTTCATCTCTGAATTTTGATGAATATAAGAATTTCGTAGACAAGGCATTAAAAACAGCTTTTCCTGATGACAACGCAGCACAGGAATCATTCAAAAAATCTTTAGGTTTTGATAAAATTATCGATGATTCTGAGGTAAAACTTGAAAAACTTAAAGATGTCTTTGGGTCTGCAGTAAACGAATTATCACTAGAGGATATTGAAAAGGGATACGATCTTGTTGTCAATGATAAATTTACAGGAACATTCAACCAACTTAAATCAGAAATCAAAAATGCAAAAGCACTTGCTGCAACAGGTATTGATTTAGAAGCAAATAAAAATTTCGAAGCAATTAGTGCTGCTGACGAAACTAAAAATGCCGGTGATGACTATGTTCAGGCAAAATCATATCTTGAGCAAGCAAAAGAAATGTTTGATAAAGGGTTGATCGGAACCGACGACTTTAAAAAGAGAGCCGCCTACTTCTCTCCTACTGGTGCAGAGGATGCTGTAAACTTTGCTGAAAATTATGCTAAAGCTGCTCGTTATCTTACAGAAGATGCATCTGGCGTACATAATTTCTTAACTGACCTTGAAAGTAAAGGAATGGCATTAAAGACAGTTGCCGACGGAACAGAACAATGGACATATAATATAGAAGATTTAGAGCAAGCTGCGACAAATATGGGCGTAGGTTTTGAATTTTTTATGGACATGTTTGGTCGTCTTGAAGATTATGGATTCAGCAATAACTTTGTTGGTTCTGTTGAACAGGGTGCAAAACGTGTATCTGACTTAAGCACAGAGCTTGTAAATGCAAAATCAGAATTGGCAAGGCTTGAAGCAACTGGAGCAGATAGTACAGCGATCGATCAACAACGTGAGAAAATTAAGGGACTTGAATCTGACTTACAGCAAACTCAAGCTAATCTTGGTCAACTCATAACAAAATCTGCAGATGATTATGCAAAACAAGTTGAACAGGCAAAAACAGCAATCAGTAGTTTAAAAGAAGAACGAGATAAAATCCTTAGAGAAAATAAATATGGCGAAAATACGGATGAAGTAGCTAGTTTGATGGAAGAACAAATTCGTCAGTTAGCACAAGAAAACGGTATTGAGCTTGATGCAGAATTAAAAGTAAAAAATAAAGAAGAATTACTTGAAGACATAAAAAATCTTTCTCCGGAAATTGAAGTTAAAACATTTAATTCTACAGAAGAAATGAATACGGCTTTAAATAATCTTCAAGCAAATCAGACCATTAAATATAATGCTGATGTTTCTGGGGTTGAATCTGTAGTTCAGGCTGTCAAAGATGAGAATGGAAAAGTTACTTATACTGCTGAGATAGATGGTGTAGAAAAAGCATTGAAGCCTGTTATAACTGCGGATGGAACGATTACTTATGAAGTAGATAATGATCTACAGTCGGTAATGGAAAAGGCAATACACGGTCTTAGTCTTCCTGGTGTTCCTGTACATTTAGATGCTGTAGATAATGCGACTCCTGTAATTGATGATATTAATAAGAAAGAACTCATTCAGAAAACAGTTCCTTTAATTGGAGAAGATCATGCAACAGGTATTATTACTTTATGGAATGGCTTGAGTGCAAATCCAAAATTTACATCAATGACTGCTCAGGATCAAGCAACTTATGTAATTGGTCTTTGGAACTCTCTTACGCCAGAACAAAAGACGGCTGTTATCACCGCAACTGATGCTTCTGCTTCATTAACAGCAGAAAATGTAACTGGAAGTGTAGAAAGTATTCCTGATGAATCAAACACGAATATCAAAGCAAATGATAACGCAACTCCTGTAATTTCTGGAGTGCAGAGTATGTTGTATGGATTAGACGGAAGTGCTGCTCATACTTATATTTACACACATAGAGTTACAACAGAAAGCACTGTTCCCGGAGGAGGCGGAAAACCAAATGTTTCTATGCCGCGTTTTAACGGAACGGCTCACGCAGAAGGCACAGCTAATTCAAAAGCAGGTCATGCATTTTCTCAAGGAGACTGGGGAGTTAAAGAAGACGAACGTGCTTTAGTTGGAGAACTAGGAGCTGAATTACTGATCAGAGGAGGAAAATTCACAACTATTGGAGACAATGGTGCTGAATTTGTAAATCTAAAACGTGGAGACATAATCTTCAATCATCTTCAGACTCGCGATTTACTTTCTAAAGGATATGTAAATTCTCGTGCAAAAGTATATATGGGTGGCGCTTACGCTTCTGGTACTGCTTTAGCAAATGGAAGTGGTGGCGGAAGCTTCGGCGTTGGAGGCTCAGGAAGTCAATCTGGCATTTCTGGAATAGGATCAAATCTCAACTCCGCATCAAATAATCTTGCCAAAGCTGCTTCTGATACTTCCAAAGCAGCATCAGACACATCAGAAGCTGCCGAGAAATTATCAGAAGCAGTATCTGGATACACGGACTGGGTTGAGGTGTTATTTCAACGCCTAGAATCACAATATGATTTATTGATGAGCCAAATGGAGCGTATCGCACATCTCCCAGATAAGCAGCAGAAACTGTATGAGGCAATGTCTAAGAACAGTGAACTACTGAATAGGACTCAGCAAGCAATTGGGACTTATCAAAGTCATTTTGATTCTATTGTACAACAGAGTGGAATAAACCCACTTATCGTCCATCAGATTCAGAACGGGTCTATGGATATTTCAAAATACGACCAGGATACTCAAAAAATAATCAGCGAGTTGCAGTCTTATTATGATAAGCTCGTAGATTGTAATAAACAGTACGATGACCTCTTAAATAAACAGAGTGAACTGGCGCAGACAGCATTGGATAATATTGAAGATTACATCGATATGATGACTGGAATTGAGTCCTCTGCTGTAGATTATCAGGAGGCATTACGTGAGTTAGCAGCTGCAAAAGGAGAATCTGCATATTCCGATAATATGTATGGCTCTCTGCAAGAATCTATTAAAAATCAACAGGACGTTGCCGGTAAATTACAGTCACAGATTAAATCATATCAAGATGAAATCAATAAACTCATGGCAAATGGGTATATGGCTGAATACTCAACGGAATGGTTTGAAGCTCAAGCTGCATTAAACGGATTCAGACAAGAAGCTGCTGAAGCTGAGAAAACACTGATTGAATTACAAGATCAGTTAAGAGAACTTGATTTACTGAAACTGCAACAGGTTATTGATGAGTTAGACAGAACTGCAAAACGACTGGAAAACAATTCTGACCTTACAGAATCAAAAGGTGAACAGGTATCTGAAAAAGATTTACAGGCACAGCTTGACAATGCAAATGCACAGATTCAGGCAAATTATAATAAGAGACAAGAACTATTACGAGATCAGGCAAAATATGATGTCGGTTCTGACAAATATAATGAATATGCCGAAGAGATAGAAAAACTTGATGATTCTATTTATGATGCAATGAATAATATTGAAGACCTCAAAAATAAAATCTGGGAAGTAAGATGGCAACCGTTCTTTGATGGACAGGAGGCATTAGGTGACCTGATTGACCAGACAGATGATTTAAGAGGACTTTTAAATAGTGATGCTTTTCTTGATAAGAACGGCGGTTTAACTGTAGATGGCATTGCAAATTTGGCTTTGATTAGTCAGGGTATGAATGCTGCAAAACAGCAAATCAAGAATTACAACGAAGCATTAAAGAAACTTGATGAGGATTTAAAGAACGGGAATATCTCAACAAGCGAATATAAGGAACAGCAAAAAGAATTTCTCGATCAGATTTCAAGCTCTGTTGGCGTTGTTGAAGACTACAAAGATTCTATTGTTGATCTCTATACAAAGATGCTTGAGCAAGAGAATGAAGTTGCTCAAAAATCGATTGATAAGCAGAAGGAATTATTGGATATCAAAAAGAAAAATGCTGATTACAATAAGACTCTGCGTAAACAGGCTAGAGATGTGAATACATTGAAAGCTCAAATTGCTGCACTCGAAGGCACGAATAATGCGAGTGCACAGGCTGAATTAAAGAGGTTAAAAGCACAACTTAGAGATGCCGAAGAAGAAATGCAAGACACCCGTGATGACCATGAATATGATGTTCGCCAGAATGGTCTGGACGGTTTGAGTGAGGATCTCGATAAGCAGCTGGAGGAAACATTATATGATGTTACTCGAAATGCTGAAAAGCAGGAACAAGTAATATCTCAAATGCTTGGAAATATTGTTGGAAACTACCAACAGGCTTATGACAAAATTCAGCAAATCATTAACAGTACAGGATTTGTACCGAATAAAGATTTATCCAATAATCTTGGAAATCTTGGTACAAGTAATGGAGCACAAGATCAAGTTGACAATAGTATGACTAATGCTCCTAATTATAGACCGGATGATTGGACGGATGTGAATACCGGTCAGATTCAGAACGGAACAACACAGGATAAGAATGACCAGATTCAAGGTGATATCAGTAAGAATCCAGACTTATCAAACAGACCAGTTGCAGAAATTACATTAAGTCCGGGGACACTTTCTATACAGGAAGGTTCTACAGGCACAGTTTCGGCAACAATCAGACCAAATGATGCAAAAAATAAAAGCTTGCAGTGGGTGTCATCAAATCCAAATGTTGCTACAGTTGCAAATGGAACTGTTCATGCTGTCAAAGCAGGTAGCACTACCATTAGTGCAATTGCAACAGATGGTGGAGGAGCTACTTCAACAAATAGTTGTGCAGTAACTGTCACACCAAAACCAGAACCACCAAAACCAACTACACCACCACCGAGTAATAATGGTGGCGGAGACGGAGTACCAAATGTTGGAGACAAAGTAATATTCGCAAGTGGAGATTACTACTACTCTTCTGACGGTCAGTCCCCTGCTGGAAATGAAATGCGTGGTCAGGAAGTATATATTACCAGTGTTAATAATGCTAATTGGGCACAGAAGAAATATCATATTAGTAGAACACCTCGTTTCGGAGAGCGTGACCTTGGTTGGGTAAGTCTTGACCAGTTAAGAGGTTATGCGTCTGGAACAAAGAAATTTGTAAATGGTTCAGAAATTGTTCGTATCAATGAAGGAAACAATCCTGAAATGATGGTTAGGCGTGGTGCATTGACAGGAACAGCTACGACAATTACTTATGGTGATGCTGTTGTAAATGCAAGACTGTCAAAGAACATTATGGATCTTGGTGAACACAAAGATGATATTTATAGTTCACTGAACATTGCAAACAGCCTTGGTGAAAGACCTAATGTAACAAATAATTACTATGACAAGATGATAGAAGTTCAAGGAAGTATTGACAAGGAAACCTATCCTGGCATGAAGAAAGTAATTGAAGGAGTCACAAAGGAATTTACCAAAGAAGCCAAAAGAGCTGGTGTACACAGATCATTTTAAAATAAGCGGTGGGATTTATTATCCTGCCGCTTGTGATTAAGAGAATATGAATATAGGAGAGATGCCTTGGATATCCAAAAGTAAAAGTGAAAGAGACGGCTCACTTTCTCTATTGGGGGACGATAAACTACCATAGAATAGCCTGCTTTATCAGGACGCTGTCTAATTAAGTAAAATCTGGTGTGATGCAGCGTAATATGACTGCTATAAATAATCTTTGAAGTGTACGCCGGGTTAGGAACCGGTTTACATGGAGATTTACAAAGGTGCGAGGATTTCCCATAGCCTAACTAGGAACTATGTTCTGAAAGAAAGTCCTTAAATGAATAGAAAGGTCATCACCAGTGACTCTTCTATTCTATTATTTGCTGTGACCGTATATATCAGCAGTCAAAAAGAAGGTACGGGGTTAAATTATTTCCGCTACCCAGTATGTGGCTAATAAAAGGCTGGGGTTCAAATTATATTTGGTTTCGCAATGTGCCATTAAACATTGTTTGTTATTTAAAATATGCTTTGCGATGTGCAACAAAGAAACATTGCAATTATATTTGTTTTATATTTACTTTTCGAGTAAAATAAGCTATAATAGGTGAGTATAAAAGAAAGTAAGAAGCCGTTAATGCGGTTTTATCTATAGGTTGAATGAATGCACATTGATGTGTGCAAAATAAAAGAGAACAGAATCCTATAGACGGTTGAGCCTTTAGTGGAATTAAGGCTAATAAACTAAACAATTAGCAAGAATAACCGCTTTACTCATGGCGGTTATTTTTGCGTTTCTTATCGATAAACTTGACTATGTAAGAGGAAATGACTCCAATCACAATGTCTGCAATAAGTTCGCAAATTATCACGTTGTATCACCCTCCTTTCTTAGCAAGGGTATCTATACGATAAACTAGATGTCACCATCCAGACGTGACTCAAACCGCCTACCATCTCTATCTAGCCTGGAATAAAAATGTTTGATTCTGTTCTCTAACCTACATTATAAATAATTTGGAATATTCTGTCAAACGAATATTCCTGCCCTTTATAAATAACGAATACACAAGGAGTTGAGAATTTTCTCAGCTCCTTTTTTGATATAAAAATTTAAGAAAGTTGAGGTGAATTTATATGATTCTAGTATGTAAAGATTTTGAATTTGATGAGCAAACATTGAAGCAACAGAATCTTTCTTCTGTTAATTTTGATGACGATACTTCTCTTCCATCGTCTATTGTGAGAGAAATGGAATCTACTACAATGAATAAATATCGACCAGAGGTGACTGGATTCGGAACAACATATACAGAAACACTTGTATTTGAAATACACATCACAAAAGATTACGAGGTAAATACATCTCAGGAAGAATTAGAATTATCTACAGAAGAATACGAGGAGACAGTTTCATGGCTCACATCACCTCAAGAACATAGATGGTTAAAAATTACAACACAACAGGGCGAGATTGTAAAAGTAAAAGGCTACTTCTCTTCTGTCACTCCATATGAGAATTGGGGAATTTGTTACGGTTTACGATGTACATTCACATGCAATTCGCCATTTTCTTATGTAGAAAAACAAGATCAACAAATCATTACACGTAGTAAAAACTTTATGTTGCAAAATACAAGCAGCGACAAATACGGATATGTATATCCAGTTATTAATATTTATCCCAAAGCAACAGAACAAATCTATATCCATAATCTGTCAGACAGTAAAACACTTGAATCTGGCACAATCTCATTACAATCCACATACAAATTGACGTTACAATTATTGATGAATAAAATTGAAAATTACGCAAAAATGAATGGGTGTACTCTTGAATATGTATATGACAAAGATAGTCATGTGGTGTCTGTATGCAATAATACTGCTATCCTATTCTATCTTACTGATTCTTACGGAGTGAAGAATAAGTATGGCGCGTACTATATTGAAAACGGGCAGTATTATATTTTTCAGGGCGGATTTTTCTACTGCCAGGTGCAACGAGATTTACAGTTAAAATTGGATTGTAAAAATCTTGCATTATATGATGAGCTTGGACGACCTGTCGTTTTTGAACGTGTCGGGATTCAGGCAGAGGATAATATTTACTGGATTAGATTAATCAATGGATATAATACATTCAGGGCGTTTGGAAATGTTACTTTAGATATAACTTACTTGGAACCAAGGAAAGGAGCGCTGATTTAATTGCATTTTAATTATGATATATACGGAAAGCACGAAAAAACAGTCGCTTACCTTGCCACACCAAGCAGAGTTATCTTGTGTGCTATAAATGGAATTGATGAATCAACTGGGAGTTTTGAAGGAGTTTGTAATGATGTCTCTACTATTGCATTTGACGTGAATCGATATATCGAAACTGATGATGGTAAGATGACAGAATCAAATGCGTATAACTGGCTGTCCAAATATATGAAAATGTATATATCTGGATTAGGTTGGTTTATTATGGATAGTCCGGAAACACATGGGACTGGAACAAAAGAATATAAAAGCATAACGGCGAATTCCGCCCAAGGAGAGTATGGACAAATTCCATTAGATGGATGGAAAGTTAATTGTGGAACAACTGATTCGTTAGAAATGTTGGTAGATGGAAATGTAGAAGAAATTGAAGGTGTTGAATTTGCAAAGGAACAAATTAAATTCTACAACGAAAAAACTCCTCAATTAAGTCTGGTTAATATTTTAGTAGATAAAGTACCTGGATGGAAGGTCGGATATATCGATAATATTCCAAAAGAATATGAAACGATTGAAAACGGCGAGGTTAAAAAGAAAATTGTTTACTTAAAAGACGAAATCGGAACATTCAATATTGATTACAATGATGTGTACAGTTTTATCACACAGGATTTTGAGAAATTTTTTAGCTGTATTGTTGAATTCGATTATAAAAATCTTGTTGTTAATTTTTATCGCGTAGAGAATTTTGGAGAAGAAACGAACGTCACAATAGGATATCGAAATGTGCAGAATTCACACGATATTACTGTAGATGATGAAAATGTGTATACAAAATATCGAGTGTCTGGAGCAGATGATTTAGGAATTGAACAATGCAACGGTGGAAGCAACACACTCTTCTATCTCGATCCATTCTGGCTCAACAATAAATATCTTAGCAATTCTACGATTGAAAAATATAAAGCTTGGTTCAGTTTCTGCGAACAGGCTAGAGTTGACTATTCAAATATGTCTAAAGAGTGGAATACACTTCAGGACAAAATAACTGAAATTTATATTCGCATACCGACCGGAGACTGCGATCCAGATAATTGGCATAGCCTGTCCGATACTGCTCTCGAAGCCTTAAAAAAGGACTATGAGGCGCAGAAAGTTGGATATGAAAAAATATATGTAGACGAGGACGGAAATTTTGATATCGATGCTCTTAATGCATCTCCCGATGCAAATATGTATCATCAGATTGTGGATACGATCCTTCCTAATATCCAGATTGAATTTGATAATCGAAAATTACCAACATCGGAAGGTGAAAAAGATTATATTGAAGACTATGAAACAACATGGAAATATTATGGTATCAATGAACTTGAAGTAAAATTAAAATCTTATCAAGACCAGGCAAAGTTATTAGCCAAAAGTCATTATGATTTGACATGGGAAAGGTATCAGGAACTCACAAAAGAAGACCCTGAAAAATATCCGGCTTTAACTGAGGACGGGTTTAAAGACAAACATGAACTCTATGAAAAAAATGCATATCAAGCAGACGAAGATAATTCTGATTCATGTGCTGCTGCTTTAAAAGAGCGTAGAGAAGAAGCTAAAACAGAGGAAGATAAACAAAAAAAACTCGGAAAGAAGCGCGCTTCTCTTGGACAAGATATGGCATTAGAATCTTGGACAAGTGATACTCTAGGTGGTTTTGAAAAGGAAGAATTGGCGGAGCTTTATCACATAACAAACCCTACTCCATATACGAATGAAAATATATTTGTAGGAAGTCAAGATTCTCTCACAGATATTGTAACTGTACAAACAGAATTATGTAGGATTGCAATGGAAGAATTAATGGCATCTTCTGTTCCTCAAACAACATATTCTACTGATGTGGATAATTTACTTTCTGCAATAGGATCTGAGCTACACGCTCTGTCTTTAGATTTTGGAAACTTCATTTGGTTAGGAATTCGTGATGACTATTTTGTTAAATTGAGGGTCATGACAATTTCATTTAATCCATTTCTTTTTGATAATAATTTTTCTATTACATTCTCCAACATGATAAAGTCCAGATCGAAAAGAAATGACTTTATTTCAATTCTTGGTTCAGGATCAAACCTTGGTGGATCAGGCGCTCGAAATAATTATGTCGGAAATCTGCAACTTACAGACGATAATATTTATCAAATCTTACAGAAGATACTTCAGTCATCATCATTCACTAATAAAGTGCAAAATATTGTAAATGGATCTGGAGGAAGTATTATTGGAGGTTCTGGTGGAAATTACATCACACCAGGAACCCTTGAAGCAGAAATGATTAAATGTATTAATATACACGCTGAAAATGGATTCTTTCAATATTTACAAGCTGAACTTATTTCTGCTGGACAAATCGTTGCTCAATCTGGTGATTTCAAAAAACTTGCTGCTTATGTTGCGAATATTGATAACTTGATCTCCGGTAATGTTTCGGCAGAACTCGGTCACATTATCAATTTGACAGCACAAAATGTGATAATTGATGAAGCTGTTATTAAAGATTTGATTGCAGCACAGATTACAGTATCAATGTTAAAAGCAGGTACTATTTCTGCAGATAAATTTCAGATTGAATCTGATGACGGTGGAATGGCAATTGCAGGAAATACAATGCAATTCAAAGACAAGAACGGAACAGTTCGTATTCAAATAGGAAGAGATTCAAACAATGATTTTACGTTCTGTCTGTATGACGAAACTGGAAAAGGTGTTCTTATTGATTCTACTGGAATTAAAGAATCTGCAATTGAAGATGGTTTAATCAAAAATGACATGATTGCAGATTCCACAATTGCTAAAGAGAAATTAGCTTTTCAAGCTGTAGAACAAGATAACGATGGGAAAATACATGTGTCTGATGTTGTTATTAATGGACAAGGTATCAACGCATCATTCACTACTATCGAAAACAAATTTTCTAATATGCAAACACAGATTGATGGAATTAAAGTGTCTACTCCGTACACAATGAATATCTATTCCTCTAACGGAACGATGTTCAGACCCGGAATGATAAATACTACTCTCTCACCGACGTTATATCTTGGTCAGAGCAATATTACAGATATGTACGATGAGACACATTTTATATGGACAAGACAATCTCCAGATTCTGATGGGGATCATTACTGGAACACAGCACATGCAAACGGAACGAAAGGTTTGCATATTACAAACGAAGATGTATTCGGAGGAGCAAGTTTTACTTGTTCCTTTTTTAATGAAGATAAAGAACTCGCAAGAGCAGTTTTTTAAAGGAGGTATTTTATGGCTTTAGCAAAAGCATATAGTTCTATTACAATTACTGATGCTACAGATGTTGGTCGAATTAGCTTGTATATCACAAGTAGCTTACCACAGACTGTCATCGAAAATCCGAATGAAGCTACGACTGTATATACTCCAGATTGGAGTAAAACAAATTTGGTTCTTACACCAATTATGTATTTTAATGATCAACAGCTTACACTGCCAAAAACAGGTCTTACTGTAACATGGAAAAGACAAGAGGGATCATCTGCTCCAACGGATTTAAAAACAGGAGAAACTGTAAAAGATGGAGTTCTTACAGTTTCACAGAATTTTCTTGGGACAATTCAAAGCGGAATCCTTACATATATTGCAAATGTACAGTATACAGACCCAAGCACCAATGTAACATTAGAGACACAGGCTCAGATGACTTTTTCACTGTCTAAGCAAGCAACTGAGGCAAAATATTGTTCAGTTTCTGGAGAGTCTGTATTTTTATATAATTCAAATCAGACTTTAGTAGGTGTTGATACTATTGTGTTAACTGCTACTTGTACAAACGTAAATATTTCACAGTGGCAATATAAAAATGCAAGTGGTTTATTTGTTGCAATGCCAACGACAAACAATCCATCTATTAACGGATCTACTATCAATATTAAAGCATCGGAAAATATTTTATTTAACAATGATGTAGCAGTAATTAAGTTGGTAACAAATGATTCATCTGTATATGACTTACATACAATCACAAAAATCAGAGATGGTGCTGCCGGAAACAGTACCGTAGCAGTTGTATTAAGTAACGAAAGTCATACCCTTCCTTGTAATTCAAGTGGTGTTGTTAATCCAGACACTGGTTATAAAGGAGCAGAAACAACTGTAGGCGTATTTGAAGGTGGTGTTGATGTAACATCTAAATGGACTATCAGTGCAGTTCCAAGTGAAGGAATTACAGGTACGTTTGTAGGCAATAAATACACGGTAACAAAAATGGATAATAATATTGATGTTGGTCATGTTGAATTTTCATGTGTGTCAAAAGCAACAACTTTGAAAAAGAGATTTTCATTAATTAAACAGCGTGCCGGTGTTGATGGGTCTGATGCGGTTATTTATTCTGTTGAAGCATCTACACTTTCTATGAATCTTGGAAAGAATAATGTATTTGCACCAGCTAATGTAACATTTTCAGGAATGAAGCAAGTTGGAGCAGCAACAACACAAACCGTATATAATGGTAGATTTGTTATTTTAGAATCAACGGATGGTTTAAATTTCGGAACAGCTAAATATACATCCTCAACAGATGAGCCTAGTAAAGTATACACACCGTCCAACACAACTGTAAGAGCAATTAAATGTGAGTTGTATGCGTCAGGTGGAACTACAACAAAATTGGACTCACAGACTGTAATGGTTACAAGAGACGGTACTGATGGTGGAAATGGTAAACCGGGTGAAGATTCTATTTCTGTAATTATGGGTAATGAAGCAGAGGTCATCCCATGTAATGCAAATGGTACTGTTAAGATTTCAAGAGATATCAATATCCCATTTTATGCATATAAGGGATTAAGCAGAGCTGCAGTAACATGCACTCCTGGAACTTTACCATCTGGAGTTACTGTAAAAACAAACACAGCCGGTACAACATCTAATGATGGATTGCTGATTATAAATGTTCCTGCAGGAAATAACCTCGGTTCTGCTTCTGATTTATCAGGAACATTCTCTCTTACTTTCACTGTAGGTGGTGTTTCTGTTGTTAAAAAATTTGGTTGGACAAAGAGTATTCAAGCAACGAATGCGGTACTGTTACAGATTTATGCTCCGCAAGGTGATGTAATCGTAAATGGTGGTAATAATGTCGTATTAGAAACTCAACTTTCTGACGGAAGTACAATTATCGCTTCAGGCATTACATATAAGTGGGCAAAATTCAAAAGTGGAAATTACGAAATTATTGAGGGGCAGACAACAAGTAAATTAACAGTTACTCCAGTGATGGTAGATTCTCTCGCTTCATTTAAATGTACAGCGACATATGGCGGGAAAGAATATATTGCATATTGGACTGTGACCGATAAAAATGATCCGCTTGATTTGCAAGTGTTGTGTTCTGTAGGTACACAACTTACAAATGAAACAACTTTTGGAGCGGTGTATACTTTAGCATATTTAAATGGAGAAGAAATTGATCCAATTAAATCAACTACATTCTCTACAGAAGCTCCAAAGTCTCCTCATACAGGAGACTTCTATTATCATATTGATAAGGTAAAAAAAGAAGTTGTTCTCAAGAAATATAATGGATCCGCATGGGCTGATGCTGCAGAAAGTGATTTACCAACTGGAGTTTATAAGTATTACAGACGGCAAAATGGAGTCGAGCTTGACACAGACAAAGAATGGAAAACAGGAAAAGTTATTTTTGTCGATAGAGAACTTGTAAATAAGAATCTGGTGATTAATTGCGAGGCAGAAATTTCTTTAACAACATAAAATTGTCATTCACGGAGAGTAGGAAGCACTACTCTCCTATTTTAATATAAGGATGGTGAAATATGAAAGCATATGGACAAATTACACTAACTGTTGTGAATGATGGCGAACAAGGAAATCCCGGAACACCCGCATTAAATGTAGTAGTTGCGAATGAATCACAGTCGATCCCATGTACGAATGCAGGACTTGTAAGCAAACAAATGCTGCTTGAAATACCTTTCACTGGATATGAAGGCTTTACAAAAATTGCGTGTGAGGTTACAGTTGGTGAATTGCCATCCGGAATATCTCATACCGTTGAAAATGCAACACCTGAGAAGGACGGAAAAGTTATTTTAAATGTTGCTAAAAATGCAACTCTTGGTGGAGCCGATATTTTGAACGGTGTTATTAATCTAACATTTACGCTAAAAGGACAGTCTGTTGTAAAACAATTCTCTTGGACAAAAACGAAAGATGGGGCTAATGGTTCTGCGCGAGTATATATGTTACAACCATCTACTTTAATTGTTAAGAAGCTTTCTGGTGATAAGTTTTCACCAGAAGCTGTTACATTTTCTGGTTTTTATAAAGATGGAAATGCGGCGGCTACAAATGAATATTCGGGTCGTTTTATCATAGAAAGAAGCATAAATGGAACAACGTTTGAAACAGTATATACCTCTTCAAAAGATGAAGCAATCTCCATATATAAAGTACAAAAAGACGATGCTGCAATTAAATGTACTTTATGTGCAAGTGGAAGTATTACTAATAAATTGGATTATCAGACTGTTACTGTCTTGAATGACGGAAGCAATACAAATTCTGGAGGAGTAAATCTTGTAGAAGAAACAAACAGGGGAGATAAAAATTGGCGATGGAATATGGAAGTTGGCGATTATACTACTTCTGCCGAATCTTCAAATAAAATAAATTGTGCAAAACTAACGCGAGGGTCTTTAGCTCAAAGCGGATGGTCTTATATTTTATATAGCAAGGTTATGCCTGAAAAATACAAACCTGATGAAGATTATATGATTTCTTTTGATGTAAAATCTAACGTTACTACTTCTATTAATGCATATCTATGCGACGAAAATAGCGTAAAGAATACCAATGATATTGGAGAAACATATACTGCAATCAAAAATGAGATTGTGAAAGACGAATGGAAACAATGTATTTTTCAGGTAAGAACGAAGAAAACTCTTCCTAGTACTCGACAACAATTATTGTATCTCACTGATATGGATTCCAAACCGAATACATATTATATGTTCAAAAATCTTCAAATTGAGCGTGGAACAATTGTTACGGATTGGAAACCTGCTCCAGAAGATGTAAAAAACGATGTCTCTTCATTGGAAGAAACAATTATTACAAAGATTGGATTAGAGGTCGATAATTTAAATAAAAAGATTAGTGCGAAGGTTGACCAGACAAAATTCAATCAATATATTGGCGAAAATGGAGAAATAATAACAGGAATAACCGATAAGGTAAATAATGTACAAATTGATTTGGAAGGTATAAATACAAAAGTAAGTAAAGTACAATCTACACTTGACAAAAAGGCAGATGGAAGTACAGTACAGACATTAAGTCAAGAATTTTCTGCGTTTAAACAATCAACAGAAGGATTTCAACAGACAGTAGAAAAGAACTACATCACCAAAAAAGGACTTAGCGAAGAATTAAAAAAGAATGCTTCCTTTACTATTTCACTTACAAACGATAATCATATTATACCAACAGATTCAACCGGAGAAAATGGAAATTATAGTGGATGCGAAACAACTGTTTCTGCTGTTTTTGGTTCAGAACTTGTAACTGAAAATTGTACGTTTACACAGTTGCCGTCACAAGGCGTAACCGGAAATTGGAACCCAAAGACATTTACATACACTGTAACAAATATGACAACTGATACTGGATATGTTGATATTACAGCTAAATATTCTGTCACAATTAGTGATAAACAAGAGATTAGATCTGACACAAAACGTTTTGTTTTGTCAAAAAGAAAAGACGTAGAAAATACAGTCGTATACACACTTCAATCGTCAGATACAATTATAAAAAAATTAACTGATAATACTTTTGACCCTAAAACAATTAAATTTTCTTCGTTTTACAGAGAAGGAAATTTATCTCAGAAAAAATATAACGGGGCTTTTCAAATTCTGGAATCAGATGGTGGAGTTTTTACAGAAAAATACTTCTCATCCGTAAAACAGTCAGAGATTGTATATACCCCAAAATCAGATAACGTAACAAAAATTCAATGTGTTTTATATAAAGAACTCGACAAGACAGATGAGTTAGACAGATATACAATCAACGTTATTTCTGATCAGACAGTTGATATAGGATGTCGAAATTTAATTCGAAATTCTAAAGATTTAATTTTTAATTCATATGGTCTTGTTAAGATATAAAAATTATTAGGAGGTGAGTGATTGGCTAATTTTGAATCTGTTAAAATGACTAATCCATATGGAATTGAAGACACGGTATTAAAATTATCTATAGACAGTGAACAGAATAGTTATAGATTATCAAATTTAATTACTGAGCCTGATAGCTATGTTTTTGTGATTTGGCACAAGACGAATACACCATGTACAATTTCTATCAACGTATTTGGAGAAATAATCACGTCAGAGTCAAATTCCCAGTGGACAAAAGTTGTAAAAGTTAAAAAGGTATCAGATGTATCAAATAAGAATATAGATATCACACCTCCGATAAACAGCACGACATTTTTTTACGAAGCATACTTATCAAGAGGTACGATTGATACTTCTTGGACTCCTGCACCAGAGGATGATGCGGAAGAAATTATCGGTTTAAAATCTGAAATAAAACAAACAGCAGAGCGTATCGATCTGACAGTTGGAAATATGGAAAAAGAAATATCGCAACTGTCAATACGTGCAGGAGAAATAGAACAAACTGTAAAAGATACAGAGAAAAATTTAACAAGTAAAATTGAAAGTACAGCCGGAGAAATAAATCAAAAAGTTGAAGACACAAAAAATGATTTAAAAGCGGAAATAAGTTTGTCTGCAGACAATATCATACATACAGTTGGGAAAAATCATGTTACTGCTATACGCTACATTAGAGATTGGTTAAATGGCAGTAATTTGGATAACCAAAATAGATGGACTGAAATAAATGTATTTTCTAAAAATGTAAACATTGCAAATGGAATTATCCCAATTTGCAAAGATGAAGATGGCTCTGCAATTACTATCCAATATCCAGAAAGATATACAGATGGTGATACATCGAAATATATTGAAGCAGAAACTGGATGGAAATGTTTAGAATTAGATTTAGGACAGGTTAAAAATGACATTGATTATATAACAATTTGGCATGAATATCCTCTTACAAGTGCAGAATTAGATGCGGTAAAGATATTCAATCATCGATTACAGGTTTCCACGGATGGCAAGACTTGGTTCACTTTATATGATTCAAGATATCAGCAAAGTGGAGGATACAAAGAGGATCCTAGCGGGAAAACTTATTATATAAATGATACTATAATAAATGATAACTTCTCTTCTGTTCAACAGAATATAGCAGGGATAAATACTACAATTCAAAACGTAGAGGAGAATTTAAGAACTGAAATTAAGGAAAGTGCAAATGGATTCAACGTAAATATTCAAAAAATATCGCAAGACTTGGAAAATGCAAAATCTGCACTGAACAATGCAATAGACTCCTTGAATACTTCGTTCAATGTTGAGTTAGGAAAAATTACAGGTATCATCGAAGGAATTGACGAGACGACTGATCAGAAGATATCATCTGCTATTCAGCAATCTGCTTCTGGTTGGCAAGGTGTTTTTAAGAAATATGGAATGTATAACGATGGTGTGTCTTCCGAACAAATAAATGTAACGATTGACGGAAAAGGCGTGCAAGTATTAAACCCATCTACTTCAAGAAGCACACAAATGACAACAAATGGATTTGAAGGATGGTATAACGGTAATAAAGTTTTCTGGATGCAAGAAGATGCCACAAAAACATCCCGTGTATATGCAGACAGAGGGGTAGAGTTGCCAACATTAAAAATGATTCCTTTGACAGTACAAGATAATAATAGTATTACACGAAATGGAATTGCATTTGTAAAAACAGGTGGTTCAAGTTAATAAAAGTTTTAAGATGTCGTGTACAGCATGACATCTTTTTATATAGATTGGAGAGTGATAAAGTTTGGCAGGAAGATACGAAAAAAGAATTGACGTTATTAACGAGACTGTAAATGCGGCTCAAAACACGTCCAACATAACAATTGCTCTGTATTTTAGGAGAACTGATTATTCTTATTGGGGATATAACCGTGAAGGAAGCGCATGGTATAGAATTGCGATAGAGGGAACTGGATATAATACAGGAAATGTTACTTGGACTTTTGATCTCAATGTTGGTCAGAATGTATGGGTTGAAATTGGACGAAAAACATTCACAGATATTCCTCATGATGCAAATGGTGATCTTAGTTTTACAATGTTTGGTGATATGTACTTTGGAACATCAGTGTCCCCAACGGCTGCGGAATTAGGTGGAACTGGACAGATTCGTAATGCATATTTTGGAAAACATATTGATAGAAATGTAAAGATTACTCAATTTGAAAAAAACAATTCTACTTCAGGAACGACTGTTGGGTTTAATTGGGCTACATCTGATAATATTAACGCATTACACTTATATGACGGCGACACAAAGCTTAAAGAATTCTCTGTTTCTGGCAAAACCGGATCAATTACATATGTAGTTACACCAAACAGAAATTATAGGTTTCAAATTCGTGTCAAAAAAACTGGAACAAGCTTGTGGACAAATAGTGGATATATTGAACATTCTATTGGATATCCGTCAATCACGGGCGACTTCAATTTAAATATAAACTCTCCTATAAATCTATATTTTACCGGAACTACCCCAACATCGTCAGTATACTTATATGTTGGTTCAAAAGATGATGACAATTACTTTGCGGAAAAGAAGAATATACAGTCAAGTTATGTATCTATAACTCTCACATCTGATCAAAAAAATAAAATTTACAAACTTGCTGGTCTTAAAGAGTGGATTACTGTTGTTATTGTGCAGAACTTACATATCAACGGAGTAGAAACACCATATCAACAATATTCTGCGACAATGCAATTGAATATTTCTTCTACAGCACCTGTATTTACAAATTACTCGTATAGTAATATTAACTATTCTGTGTCAAATATTATTGGCTCTAGCAAAGCTCTTGCGAATATACCATGTATGCAAGTTCAAATTAGCACATCAAACAAAGCTCACTCTTCTGTTTCTACAATTAGTAAATATGTATGCACCATTTCCGGTGGCAACAACAATAGTTTTAGCAGAACATATGAAGCACAGGAATCACAATCAGATGTATTGATCGATCTTGGAGCGATTACTGAATATGGAAGATACTCTATATCTGTTTATGCTGTAGATGCGCGTGGAATATCTTCTTCGCCGGTAGTAAAGCAAAACGCTTTTGAAGTAATTGATTATCATGTTCCACTTGCTACTACATTTGAGCTGAAAAGACTAGGAAATTTTGAAAAGGAAGTAAGTTTAAATGTTGTTTGTAATATCTCTAGGGTAAGCGGATATAACACATCTTTTACTTCTTATTATAGATATTGTAGGACTGGAACAAGTATGCCTTTATCATGGACTACCATAACTAATATTCAAGATGGCGGAATTGATGGAAGTGATTATAAGAAAATAATAATAAATTCTAATTTTTTAACACTAGAAAAGGGGGAGTCTTATGATTTCCAATTTAAGTTTAAAGACAGGTTTTCTGAAGTAGTAATCAATCCATCTTTGTCTCAAGGTGTTGCACCACTGTCTGTTTATGAAGATGGTACTGTTGCCATAAACCGAGTTCCTGATTTCAATCAGACAGATAGGGCAAAATTGCAGATTGACGGCGATATCATGATAAACAGAAACAGTGATAGTGAAGAGGTATTTGTTGCAGAATTCTTAGAGTCTATGAATACAAAGCTTAATACGATTGAAGAAAATAATTCACAAGTGTTGTCAAAACTTGAGGGGAAAATAGACAGGTCTGATATTGTTGATAATTTAACTTCCAGCTCGGCAACTGTTCCTTTAAGTGCAAATCAAGGACGAGTTTTAAAAGAACAAATTAATGGTGTTCTTACAGTTGAAACAAGAGACTTATATGGACAACCTTGGGGAAATTCCATGAATGTAAGATTAGTAAAACTCGGATCGATTTGTGTATGTAATATTTTTTGGACTGGAGCTACTGGCACAAGCAAAAGTGCAACTATATCCGAAATAACTATTCCTGATGGATTTAGACCTTATGGAACGGTTTTTGCTACTGCACAAAATGTTACATCTAACTCTACATATGGTGCCTCAACACGAATTCAAATATCAAACAATGGTAGGATTAGCTTTGTTACAGATAATACCGGGATGTTGGAACGACATGTTACATTCGCATACAGTATAGCTTAATGACAGTCAATATAGACTGTTTTTTATTTGAAACGAGGTGATCACAATTTACACAATAATTATGAATGACGACAAATCCCTCACTGCTACTGTCGTCACAACACTATATCAAAGAGAAAAATTAGCAGATAAAATTCAAATTTTAATCCCTCCGAATTATGGAGAATTGGACTTGAGTGAATTTACTGCCACATTAAAATACGTGAATCAAGCAAATGTTCCACATGCAGAAATTTTAAAAAAGGATGCTGAATTGTATAAAGAACATATTCGATATGTTCTGCCGGTAGATACAGAACTAACACAATATGCTGGTGACATTACAATTCGACTGACATTCACAAAAACAGATATGGAAGTAAGAAAAGTGTTTGTGGTACATACCGGAGAACTTGTAATTAAAATTTCTTCTCTAAAAGACTACTACTCTTTCGTTCCAGATGAATCTCTTGAATTTGTTGATCAGATTGTTTCTGATTTACAAAATAAAATTGAAGCATTGGATAAAGTAGCTGATATTTATGACAAAACAAAAGCGGATAATATTCAAATTAAGAATGGAAACGAAATACAACTACTTTCAAACAAAGTTCCTATCGGAGACAAAATCACTGTCACAAATGGTGGTTCTGGTGGAGAAACCGGTGGAAGCTGTAGTTTTGAAATTGTTGAATTTTAGAAATTAGGCGATAGGATCATTCCTGTCGTCTTTTTTATATATGAAAAATAAAGGAGGAACAAAACATGGCAGATTTAAATGTAAAATTTGCAACAGGTGAAAAGGGCAAGATTGAAGAAGCAAAAACAGCCGGAAAGTTGGATGCGAATGATTTTGTTGTGACAAGCGACACAGATGAACTTGCATTCATCAATAAAGACGGTGAGACAAAGTTTCTGAAATCTAAGTCTACAAAAGAGTATACACTGAAAGGAACTGATCTTGGTGCTCTTAAAGCCGGGCAGACTATCCCAAAAGAAATCGATATGGATGGATTACTGAACTTAATTACACAAAAATCTATTCCTGCAACATATACAAAACCGAGTGTTACTCTTACAAATAATGCTGGCTCTGCGGCGGGTAATGTTGAAGCAGGAACAAGCATTACTCCAAAATTGAGAGCCACATTTAACAAGAATGATGCAGGTGATTTGACAGCTATTTCTATTAAAAAAGGCGCTCAAAGTGTGAAAGAGGGAACAGCATCTCCGCTTGATTACGCCGGAGAAGCAATCATTGTTGGAGATGAGACAGTTACATTTACTGCTTCTGCTACTTATAAAGAAGGAGCAATTAAGAATGATAACCTTGGTAATCCATCTCCAAACGGACATATTCTGGCAGGAACTGTTGCATCTAGTGGATATTCAATTACCGGGAAAAGAAATCTGTTTTATGGAACCGGAGTTGGAAATTTGCCAGAATTAAATTCTGCAACTGTTCGTGGTTTGGCAAATAAACAGTTGAATCCTTCCAATGGTCTTTCATTCAACATTAATATTGCACAAGGACAGCAGTTTATTATTTTTGCATACCCAGCAACTTTAAGAGACGTTAATCAGGTAATGTACGTTGAAACAAATGATACCGGAATGGCTTCTAGCTTTACAAAAACACTCGTTGACGTTGCGGATGCAAGAGGTGGAGAAAACGGAAAAACATCATATAAAGTATATAGTTACCGGATGTCTACACCCGCTGCTGCTGGAATGACTTTTAAAGTAACCATTTAAATAAAGGAGGATTGTAATTATGGCTATTGATTCTAAAAATTTGCTCGTTGCTGTGAAGGCTTTTGCTCCTGCGAATCCACTTCCACTTGATTCACGTTCATTATGGGGTTCTCAAGGAGAAGCTGAAACGTATGCAAAGCAACCAAATGCTTACGCCGGACAAATTATCACAGCAAAGGTAAACGGTAAATATAAAGCATTTGTACTACAAGGAGAAAACGGAAACTGTACTCTCGAAGCAGTTGGAGCTGACCCATCTGCTTTAAAACAGTATGTAATCGTTGGAACAAGACCAGAATCCGGACAGCAACAGGGCGTTATCTATATTGATACAAATGTTGGTTACATTTGGGATGGTGCTAAATGGGTTAAGGTATTTGAAGATGTGTCTACATCTATCACTGATTTCCAGAAACGTATTACGAAATTAGAAAGTGATATTAACCTGAAAGCAAACATTGCAAATGCTAACTTTACAGGAACAGTAAAACTGGAAGGAAAAGATTTAGCAACGAAAGAGTACGCAGAATCTCTCGTTAATGCTGCAAAATCTGAAGTCCCGATTGTAATTGACGAAGATCATCAATTCCCATCAGAAGCATATAAAGCTGGTCAGAAGTATGTTGTTGCTCTTGCCGGAACATACCTTGGACAGAAATGCGAAATCGGTGATTTGATTCTTATCGTAAAAGATTACAATGTTGAATCTGCATCTAATGCTGATGGAATCGTGTTGCAGTCTAACATTGACGGTGCCGTTACGAGTGCCGATCCTTCTGCTATTGAAGGCGAGATTGTTGTAATGAGCGGTGCTACCGGAAAGGTTATCAAATCTTCCAAAGTAAATATCTCTGCTCTGAATGAAGCAATCGCAAAAGCTCATGAACATGCAAATAAGGATAAACTTGACACATACACAAAGACTCAGGGAGAATTACTTGCGGCTGCTTCTGTTGATGCACAGAGCAAAGTAGACAAACTGAAAGAAACTGTAGATGGTAAGGCTGATAAAGCTACAACACTTGCAGGATACGGCATCGAGGATGCATACACAAAGACTGACATTGACGGAAAACTGAAAGTTATCAAAGATAATGTCAATACAAAAGTAGATGCTGCAACTGTTGATTCTAAGATTTCTGCTGCAAAACCAGGAATTTTATCTGAAGCTGCACAGGCTGCTAATGAAGCCTTGAATACAAAAGTTGGCGATTTAGGTGAGTCTAGTACTGTTAAAGATTATGTTGACAAAGCAGTAGGATCAGGTGGCGCAGATATCGCAGGACAGATTAATGAAGCACTGAAACAAGCAAAGAGCTATACAGACAATAAATTAACTATTACGGAATTTTAATCATAAATAGCATAGAAAGTAGAGGTGCTGTTTATGACAGAAACAAGATCAATTTTAAAAGCAGTCTCTACAGTTGATTCTAAGTTGTCCAATCTTCCAATTGAGGATGGACAACTTATTTTCGTTTACGATAAAAAGAAAATCGCTTTGGACAATCATGGAATACGAACTATTTATGAACAAATTCAAACTATTGAAAATGAAGATCAACGAAAAGAATTACTCGCACCAATTGATTCTTTTTATTTCGTAATCGAAACTTCAATTCTTTGGAGATATGCGAATGGACAATGGGTACAGATAACATCTCAACCAGCAGAAAAAGTTATTGTGAAGGATTCGTATTTGAACTTCCCGTCTGTCGGATCTGCAAACCAGATTTATATCGACACGTCTGAAAATGCAACCTATAGGTGGGATGACAATTTATTAAAATACTACTGTATTGGTAGAGATTATATGAATATAAAAATTATTGATGGATGCTTTTAAGAGATTGTTAAAACAACAATCTCTTATTTGTTGAAATAGAAAGGAAATAACATGGCAAATTCAACGTTAAAAACACGTATTGTAATAAATAATAAACCAGCGGCAGATTGGGGAAGAGATACTGAAACGATCTGGCTTAAAGGAGAATTTCTTGTTGAATCAGACACTAGAAAAATAAAAATTGGAGACGGAGTAAATAAGTATTCAGCTCTTAAATATGCAAATATGACTCCTGAAGAAGTTGATGCTCTTGTAAAACAGTCTTCTCATTCCCACAGCAATAAAGCTATTCTTGATGCTACTACTGCTTCTTTTACAACGGCATTAAAAAGTAAATTAGATGGAATTGCTGCAGGAGCTGAAGCAAATGTTCAGTCTGATTGGAATATTTTAGATTCAAGCTCCGATGCTTTTATCAAAAATAAGCCGACATCTATGCCAGCTTCCGATGTGCATGAGTGGGCGAAAGCGGAAACAAAACCTACGTATACAGCTACAGAAGTTGGCGCAGATCCAACAGGAAGTTCTGCTAAAGCGTTAACAGATGCAAAAAGTTACGCTGATAAGAAAGTTGCTGACCTTGTAAATGGTGCGCCTGGAACAATGGATACATTAAAAGAGGTTTCTGACGCTTTAGATGCAAATAAAGATGTCGTAGATGCATTAAATGCAGCAATTGGTAACAAGGCTAATCAAAGTGACTTAACAGCACATACAGAAAATGTAGATATTCATGTTACAAAAGAAAAGAAAACTGCATGGGACTCTGCTGCTACTCACGCAGGATCAGCACATGCTCCTGTAAATTCAGAAAGAAACACAATTACATCCATCAAAAAGAATGGCTCTGCTGTTCCGATTAATGAAGATCGCTCCGTGGATATTTCTGTTCCAACAAAAGTATCCCAATTGGCAAACGATGCAGGTTATAAAACAACAGATAACAATACGACATATTCCCTTGGAGTTGCAGCGAATAGTTCTGCAAATGGAACTGCAAAAATCAGATTGACAGGCAGTGATACAAAAACTACAGACATTGCAATTAAAGGAACCGGTTCTACATCTGTAACAACGGATGCGGAAGGAAATCTTATTGTAACATCTGCTGATACAAAATATACACACCCAACAGGAGATGGAAATTTGCATGTTCCTGCTACCGGAACAACAAACAATGGAAAAGTATTAAAGGCAGGTGCAACAGCCGGCTCTGCAGCATGGGCGCAACTAACAAAAGCAGATGTTGGACTTGGGAATGTAGATAATACTTCTGATGCAACCAAGAGCGTTGCTTCCGCTGCTAAATTGACAACAGCAAGAAATATTAATGTAGGTGGAGCTGTTACGGCTACTGCTGCATCTTTTAATGGAAGTGCTGATGCAACGATTAATGTAACGTCTTTAAATGCAGCAAAATTAGTGCTTAATTCAGGAGATGTTTTAATTTTAGACGGATCAATTTAATTACGGAGGAGGATATGCTATGGAGGCAACAATCAAAGTTCAGCTTAAACAAGCTGTAAAAACAGAAAGCCAATGGCGTAGTTCTAACCCAGTAATCCCAGATGGTTGTATGGCTATTACCTCAGATAGAGGTAATGCCTACAAAGTTGGAGATGGATCGTCAGAGTGGAACGATTTATCATACAATACTGCAATTGCACAAGATGTATATTCGTGGGCGAAACAAGAAGGGAAGCCAAGCTATACAAAATCTGAAGTTGGTCTTGGTAATGTTGATAATAAAAGCAGTGAACAAATCAGAGCTGAATTGACAAATAAAAATGTAGTAGATGCTCTCGGATATACCCCACTTGCTGCTTCTGCAGATTTATCTGTTAACAGTATTACAATTGGAAATCACGCAAAACTTACATATGACACGGGAAAAGACGCATTAAAAATATCATTTATATAGGAGGTGACTGTTATGTCTGATTTTTCTGGATGGACTGGATATCAGACAATGGAAGGGAATTCTAATTGTCGTGCATGGGCTGATTGGGAAACAACTCGTGTATTTCGAAACGGACAAGCTGGATGGGATGTAAGAATTATCTTAAAGGCAAATAAAACAACATCATCTCCTACATATGGAACTGGGAATACGCAAGTAGGTGCTCATCAAACAAATTCTTCTGTAGACACAAAGTATATGACTATCGTGCAGAGCGAAACAACATTTAGAGATGAGACTTTGTTTGTTCCAGCGGAAGCAGGCGCAGACATACCATTAGCAGCATATGCTAATATTCATATACCGAATGTAGTAAGTAAGGGAATCAAGTTTACAGTTACAGCCAAAAGAAATCTTTGGGGCGTTTACTTTAATGCGAATGGAGGAAGTGGGGCTCCTGAGTGGATGAAACGACACTGGGGAGAGATTGTGTATATTCCTTCAACAACCCCTTATAAATCTGGATATACGTTCAACGGATGGACAAAAACGCAAGGATCATCAACCATTAACTATAAGCCTGGAGATCCAATAGGCGATGATTCCGATGTCACTTTATATGCGGTATGGAGTCAAAATGTTGTAAAAACATGGAGTATTACATATAACGCGAACGGTGGATCTAACGCCCCAGCAAAGCAGACAGCGAATGTTGGTCAGTCCATCACAATTACTTATTCAAAACCGACACGCAGTGGATATACCTTTTTAGGATGGTCTACTTGGAATGAATCACCAGAACCTGAAGCAATGTTTACGCCGGGATATTCTTATACATCTGACAGTGATACAACACTGTACGCTGTCTGGGAGAGAGTAAATACAGATCCTCCTAGTTTATATTTCCCTGACACTTATGGAATAAATCTTGACTTCAATTATATACCGCAGCTTAGCATAAGAGCAAATGTAACGAACCCACAAGATAGAACCATATATTATAAAGTTTGCTATGTAGATAATTATTACGGAGATATCTATGATTACTATTTAAACAGCAACGGGAATACAGGCACAATAAGTCAAACAACTCTAGATACACAAATACCAGTAACATCAACAATCATTAAGAAATCCATTCAAAACTGCAACAGTGAGACTGAATTTAAACTTGCGATTTGTGTTAGTTATGAAAACATATTTGACAATAATGCGCCTGAGATGAAAAAGTATCTTGTAACGGTCAGTATTAACAATTACCAAAAACCAATAATAAAAGAGTTGTATGTTGGAAGAACCGCAGATGGCGGGGCACAACTTGATACAGTATTTAAGTATGCCGATTCATTTACAAAAATAACTACTGGCTACACAGGGGTATCTGTGTATATAGATGATTTTATTGCATCTTCGTCAGAATATACAGAAAGCAATTCTTTCGTTGGCGGAGCAAAGAATACGATAAATTCTTTGCTCACATTCATAAATAGTGCCGTTTCTGATTATAGCCATGTGTTTAAAATCAGAGTAGACGATGGAATATTTTATACAGAAAAAACATATATATTAGGCGTTTTAAGAAGTGACGGAAATATTTATATTTATTCAGATGGAAGGGTTGAGGCAAACGGATTTGTCAAGTTAAATTCAACAGACGAGGATGCAATTTTGTTTAAAGATGGTGGATTCGTTTATGCAAAAAATTTCAAAAAAATTGTAAATGGTGTTTACTTATGTCCAGATGTTTTTGAGATGTTTGGACGTGAAAATACCTCTATGGCATATTTATTGAATCAAAATTAACAAATTTATTGATTAATTGAACGGATAATTTTTATTCGTTCTTTTTTAAATTAAAGGAGGACAAAATTATGTCAGAACTTACAGGATTAGAAACAATTAGTATTGAAGAACTCGAAGAAATTTTAAGACAGAATCAGGAAAACAAAGAAACTCAAGAGGAAGAATAATCACAACAAAGGATGGTGATAAAAAATGAGTATATGTGGAGGTATTGCCGGCAGGAGAGGGAAGAATCCTGTCGGTATTTTTATTCACAATGATGCAGGTGGCAGTTGTCTGAATGCTGCTTACTGGGCTAATGCACTTGCAAATGGAAGTCATAACAAAGAGAACGGGTTCGCACACGCATATTGTGGTAGCGATGGTATTCAGCAAGTTGAAGACGATATGAATTGTGCATGGCATTGTGGAAATACAGATGGAAATACAAATTATCTGAGTATTGAGGTCTGTCAAAGTATGGGGGACTTAAATACATTTAAGCGAAATGAAGAACGTGCTTTACAGTGGTGTGCTCAAAAATGTAAGCAATATGGAATTATTCCAAACGAAAACACGATTCGTTTACACCAAGAAGTGTTTGCTACTGCTTGTCCACACAGATCAGTGGAGATACATGGTGGTGTTGCGGCAACAAAGGCATATTTTGTTAAACGAATCAAAGAACTTATGGGTGGAAACCAAAACGCAGCTATCACAGATATTGAACAGAAAGGAGAAAATGAAGAGATGAGATGTTTATTTACAGTAGAAGGTAAGGGTGCAGTATTTTATTTCGATGGATACAAGATAATCACACTGGGGCATCCTGACGAGCTGAAAATCGTTCAACAGATTTATAAGGACAACAATGGGAAAGATATGCCGTGCTACAAATGGAGTCCAAGTGCTCCATGGTACGCAAGATTGATGGCAGTCGTTAATAGAAAAGAGACTACGTCAATTTAA